ATTAATTATATCAGAGGTATCAATCCTTTCTTGAAACTCGGCATCTGCCCATTCTCTTGAATGAGAGAATACGAATAACCATACCGGGTCTCCCAATGAAGTTAAGCAATATTGTTGGCAAATGAGTTCTTTAGTAATAAAATCCTCATTACCTTCAATGACTTTATTTTGATAGGTCTTTGGTTTTACAAGTTGACCATAACTGTTGAGTTCTCTGCCCATTTCGGACATTAACTCAAAACTGTTAGAATATATCCTCATATTATATAAATATTTAACTGTATGACATTGTAGAATTAACCCAGGTCATATGCCAGTAGAGAAATACAAAATTATCGAAATCCTCTACCTCTTTCATTAACAAGGGTATATCTGGTTCTGCACCGTTCTTTTTAATCTCTAAAACTTGGTAATAGAATTTGTTTACTAATCCTATCCGCTTCTGATTTAAAAATTCCCTAGCTTCCATTGTTGTTCTTTTGTTTTAAAAGTTTCTTCTTATAGGCTTTACGTTGAGAGTAAGAAATTACATTCTCGGGATATTCAATATCTTCGTATTCAAGAAGTAATTCTTTTGCTTTCATTGATTTATATGTTTCTTCATATAAATCTGGTCTGAGCACTTTAAAACTTCTAAAGAATACCTTGAATGAAGAGAATTCCTTCTCTGTACCCTTTTGGAATTTCTTCCATATTTCTTTTATTCTCTTATTCCAAGCATTCTCTTCTGCCCCATTAAGTACCTTCTTCAATGGCTTATGGGTATGATACATTAGAAGTGTCTCCACATTTCCGTACATTTGAGTCGCGAATAGGTTGATTTGTACTGACTGATCCGGACCATATACGTACTCTGACATCCGTTGAATTAATAGGAAATCGAATATTAACCTCTTGGTAATCTCCGAAGCCCGAACTACCATTGTAATAACTGGGATGTCCTCCCCGAATCGTTTTGAAAAAGTCGCTGCTATTAGACATTGCTTTCCGTTATCATGATGATTGTTAAACATATAGGTTATATTGTAATTCTGATTGTACTTATTTCTCAGTACTCTCAGTTTACTACGCAACAAGTCAAGCTTATTAAAGTCTATGTAGTTATTCAATAAGCTAGTCCACTTAGTTTCTTTATAATTGAAACACCGCCCATAATCAAATTCTGGGTCTACCCAAGCTTTTCGTATCTTTATAAATACATTATACACTACTGCTACCCCACTATTGGCAATAGCCCCCTTTGCAAATAAAGCAGGCTCTAATCTTAGGAATCCCTCATTGAGTTTTTCCCATGCTTCTTGTGAGGTAGCAAATTCTAACGAATGGAGGGACTCCTCGGGATTAAGTTGAAGTCCCTCTAATTTATGGTTCCATCCTGACATGTTAATAATTAGTTTGTTGCCTCCATCTATTGAGACGTTGTTTTTTAAAGAATAAACCGAATAATCCGAGAGGAGTAAACCCATTCATCGCTAAGAATCCCATATAGAGATAGAAAGCTTTTACCAAGGATTCTTGAAAATCTATTTCCTTAGTCATCACTTGAGTTTGTTTCCATGGTCTACATTTAAGGAAATTTCTAGCTTTATTGAGTTCATAGATTACTTCCCATAGATATAATTTCTCAGCTTCATGGGATAGTTCGTTCATCTGGTGAAAGCCTGGAGTATAGGAATTTATATGTTCCCACTTACCTTCGTCCTCATAGAAATCCTCTTTACAGATAATGTCGAACTTCAATAAGTTATGATAATCTGAATATTTGATTACCAGTTCTTTAACCCCAATAGCCATCACTTCAAATAAGTCTTTTGCTTTATTATAACTAAGTATATCTTCAGGAAGTATATTTGAATATGCTAGAAGAGTAAAGAAAAAGCCTAAAGCATCTGCTTGTTCTTCATTTGCATTAGCAAGAGAATTCAGTATGGATTGATGTTCTTCTTCGTTGAGCATCTCCATATTCCATCCATTTTTACTGCAAAGGTCAAATACTTCATTGGTAGATTCAAAGCCTTCAGTTAGTTCTTCGATTACCCTACCAATAAAATCCTTAAGTATAACTTGGCTCTTCGGGTTATTTATATCTAAGGGATATTCTGGTAGTGATTCTATTTGCCTATACCCATTTAATTGTTCTAACCCTAAGGTATACATCTGTGGGAGTATCTCTGTTTCTTTTATATTGGGCACCTCTTCTCTTATGTTTCTTACATCCATGTTTATTTATTTTGAGATGAACCAAATCCCTTATCTCCTCTACTTCCCCACATTTGAGACTCAGTATAGAATTCCTCTTGTTGAATCTCTTCTGGCTCTGTGATGTAGATAGGAACATGTATGAACTGTACAAGCTTCTTGCCACATTCGATAACTTGAGCCTTATCAGAAGCATTATATACTCCGATATGTATCTCTCCTACATAGGGAGAATCTACTATCTCAGCTGTAAAGAGTAAACCTTGCTTAGTAGCTATACCGGACTTATTAGCAGCCATTAACATAGAGGCAGGTGGTTCAAGCAATCCCCTAATACCAGATGGGATAAGTATACGATGTCCAGGTTTTAAAGCTATATGCCTTACAAAGGCTTCACCAAAAGGAACATCTAAATTATAACCTTCTGAGTCGAACTCATTTTTAGAATGAATATGCTCTGGATATAAATCGGTTGGTACATAAAAATCTAACCCAGCATCATTTGGGTTTGCTCTGTTGGGAGATATTACCTCCCGTACTTTGATAAATCTAAATCTGTTCATAATATATTACATTTTTTTAAAAGTTGTTCAAAGGTTAATCCTTGTTGAGGAGTTACTCCGAGTGAATGACAGAATCTTTCTACGTCGTATTCACCCTGCATAAACAAATCAGCAAGAACATCATCTTGCCGTACATAATAATTTGGGTTGTTAAGATATAACTTAAACATTGCCCATATCATTCTTAACTTACTGACCTTTCCCATTGCATTCTCTATAAAGTTCTCTAATACGTTTCTTAGGTACTTCGAATTTCTCAACTGTCTTTGAGATAATTTCTTTTCTGTCTTTCCCTTTCCGAATCAAGCCTCGGATGTATTTCTTGATACCAACAGTGTCTTCTAATACATCCAAATCTTTGTATTGATTCTTCTGTTCTAATTCTTTCCTTGTAATGTTCAAGTTCTGGGACATCTTGAACGCACATAGTTCTGAGTCTCCGCATAGCTTACATTCTTTAGTTGATAAATCATACCCAATACCAAAGCAAGGGTCTCCATTAGTTCCCAGAGTACTAACCTCTATGGGAGTAAGGATATCTTGCTTCGATAAGTCAGGAAGTTGTTTCTTTTTCTTAGCCATTATATGTCTTTTTTATGTTTATAAATAAATGTATATTTCACTGTTATCTTCTATGGGAACATAGGAATAACCGATGTTATTAATAAATAGTTCCCTGAGTTTATATAATTCTTGGTATGAATTTCTATCATAGCTCTCTTGACATACTTTGACTACCATACCATTACTCCAGTACAAACAAAAGAAATGAGTAAAACATTCGGGGGTATTTTGAGAAGTTTCCAAGTTTGATATCCATATCAAATCTCTACAGTTGAATACATGTTTAGGATTATGTACCTCTCCCACAACAAGAGACTTAAACGACTTAAACCATTCTTTAATCTTCTTCATCATAAGTGTAATTAATATGTTTACAATTGGGACAGACCCATTCCTTGAAATGCCATCCCTTAATTTCCAAATCCTTTTTATGAAAACGTTTCTTACATGAATGGCATTGATAGCCATCCTTAGAAAGTATGAAGTCTAAAGCGAGTATTATTATCATAATAACAACCGCTGTAATTAAAATATATTTCTCCATCACTGAAAGCCTTTAATTTTCTTTTTAGTGTTATTGGGTTTCCTTAAAAGTACCCAGCAATAAATACCGGATGCAGAGATTTGGATTATCTTCCAACCATCTGATAATAGAGTAATTAGTTTAGTATCATCCTCATCTCTGATACATATTAGTTTATCATTATTCATAATGCCTATATGCTTATTAATGCCTATATGCTTATTAATTGTAATCTTCTTTTCCTCCTACGGAGAAAAAGTAAATACTCATAGTACTTCTAGTTAACTCTTAATAAGGCTATGGTTAGGATGTTTCTTCCATAGCTTATCTAACAATATTACTTTCAATCCTTGTCTCTGATAATATTGCTTCCTATGCTTACCATGCCTATCTAAATAAGGGCCAGGATAATGAAGGTCATCCAGGTATACTTTCTTTTTCGATTTATCGGTTCTTACCAAACGACCAAGAAACTGAATAGATTTTTCCTGACTATCCATACTTGCTGCGTTAAGCAAATACCTTAGCTTAGGAAAGTTTTTGCCCCGAGCAATGATTGTAGTTGATACCAAGATATCAATTTTGCCGTCCCTAAAATCTTTCATTATTTGTTGTCTTAATTTAGATTTGGTATTAACATGCACATAGGCAATATTATAGGCATCGCCCAGTTTCTTTTTAAAGAATTTATATAGATTTTCACAATGTGCAATATGCTTGCAAACTACGAGAGCAGGATATCTGCCTTGATTAATATTCCATCGTAATCTGGAATATGCCATTAACCAAGCAGTATAACTGTTAGTAATCGAATCATCATATATCTCTTTATAAGATATACAATCGGATTCCCAATTCCCATACCAGGGTTTACCTGGTACCCTCTTTACTACAGTTTTAGTTGAATAACCCTTCTTAATAGAATCCCTAAGTTTAAACTCGGCAAGTACCTTACCAAAGAAACATTCAAGATTCATATTCTTAACTTTATCTTTAGCAAGCTTACTCATATAGATGGTACCAGATAGTCCTATACGAATACGAGTATTGAATAACCGGGTGATTACATTCTGATATTGCCTACTGCCCCCTTGGTCAGCTTCATCTATAAGTACCATATCTATTTGAGATAACTCTTTTTGATAGAACCTCATATTACGAGAAATAGATTGAACCATACCTATTGTGAAGTTACTCCAGTTTAAAACTTTGCCTTGAACAAAAGTGATATCCTCTCCGGGTAGATATTGCTTAAATTCTTCTCTAGCTTGGTTTAACCAATCCGAGTCATTAGTTATTAACAAAGTCTTCAACTGCTTCTTATAGGATAAATACAAAGACGACATAATAAGAGTTTTACCTGCATTAACCGTGTAATCCAATACTCCGATATGAAATGGTTTACCTCCAATCGTATTATTAATTACAGCCTTGACTGCTTTCTCCTGTTCTGGTCTTAATTTATATTTGCCTATCTTCGTAACAACTTTACTGACTTTAGGTAAAGGTTGACGCATATCTACAACTTTAGGTTTAATTCCCATCTCAATACACATATCGTATACCTTAGGAAGCAAACCTATTTTAAATTGACCAGTCTTGGTGATGTAGTGAATCTTACCATCCCAATTCTGCATACCTCTTTGCCTTGTACGTAAGTAGAAAGCATTTGGATGTCGAATGGCAAACTCATTATAAAGTTTCTGTGCGAACTTAAGAGGTAAGTCGAGTTCACACATATTACCATTCTGAATAATTATCTTGCTCATCTTCTGTTTCTATGTAAAATGAATTACCACAAGAACATTCGGCATATACTGATAGATCATTGTCTATAGCATTTACCACTTCCTCTTCGGATAATATATAGCATTTACCACAACAAGGACACCATGTATAGGAATTGCCCGAGATATAATTATCTCGGGATTCTTTATGTATAATTGCTACTTGACTCATATTACTTAATGATTACAGTTACTCCCTTAGTACCTTTATCTACTCCCATAGCTTCCTTGATGAGTTTAATGTGATGTTCTTCATCAGCAATCAGTTTATTCAACAAATACATCACATCATCATAATCAGCACGTTCACTATACAAGGCTAGATTATTCATAATCTTTTTATAATTGCCAATGGTTTCTATCTCAGAATTCCAAGCAATCTTCAAAGCACTTTGAGGAGAAAATCCTATTTCCACTTTAGGATAGATATCCATAACAGAATCCTGTTCATGAGGGTCTGCCTTCTGTAAGAAATCGGATAACTTGTCATAGTGTCTCATTTCTACCAAACCAATACCAAGCATTAACTCTGCAATTAGGTCAAACCTTGATGACTGTTGGGTATACATCAAGATAGCACTAATCTCGGAAAAAGGTTTATCCTTTAGTGCATCTTTAAACATATCAACAATTTCATCTGGCCAAGGTTCGATATCCTTGAAATCTGGATAGTCTACCGACTGGTCTGAATACTTGAGGACATCAATAAAGGCATTTGCTGCATCCTCCACTCTGTTTCCTAAAAATTGTAAGCCTTTCATATTACTCTTTGATTTTATCCCAAAGACTTCCCTCTACTATTGGTTCATCTTCGAGTAGTTGTTTATTCTTATTCTTATATAAATACTTATTGTATCTTTCAATTGCTTTATCAGTATACATCTGTGCAATGTCTGGTAAACCATTACACCATGCAAGAGATTCAAACTGAGCATCGATGAAGGTCTTATAATCCCAACCTTCTTCTTTTAAGAAGTCACCAACCTTTGCAAAGTGTACATACTTCTCTGGTTGATTTTCATAAGATTCATATATACCAGTTGCCTTAGCAATCTTACCTATAAAGTAATCATGTATCTCTTTGGTAAGTTTTAAATCTGAATTTTGTAACTCTATCTCAGCATCTACTTGATTAGTGATGTTGTCCTGCATAGATATTAACCTTTGCATAACATTCCGATAGTCGGTCATCCTCTTTAACCCAGTCTCAATATATTTAATAAAACCTTCTCGAGTATCAAATTTAAAATCTTCACAGAAGGTATTACATATCTCTGCAAGCTTTTTACAATTTGCCCATTCCTGAGAATTACTTTCATTTATTTTACGAACTCCCCTATGCTTTAACTTTATACGAGTTGCATATAAAATATCAGCAACAAGGGCAGCATCCCCCTTAGATGCTAGTAAAATGTTATTAACTCGCTTAGTATTCTTATTATTAGAAACTAAGACTGCTCTATGATTTATTGCCTCCTTTCGAGCAATAACAAAAAAAGCCTCAACTGGGAAGTTATCTACCTCTAGGGTATTTAATATTTCCTCAAACTGAGACTTAGTTATATGGATAGATGGTTCACGCATAAATATATTATTTTATAATATAATAGGAACTCCTTACTCCAAAGAGTTTCTGATTTGAATCAGTTCTTGATAACTTTGATACCTTGTTTGATATACTAGCTTAAGTGTTTGTTTCTTCCCCAAATCATTTACATCAAAACCCTCTGGAAGAAATACTACCTTGACTTTTTTATAAGCTACTAATTTAAGTGCGAGATTAACAGCATAAGACCTGGCATCGGGGTCTAAAAGGATAATATATCTTTGGCATTGGGATTTAAGTAATTCATTGACTTGGTACTGGCTAATAGCTTTACCCATTGTGGCAATTGCTCTATCTCCGAGAGTGAGGGCATTAAGTGCTCCTTCGCAAATGAATACCGACCTGTACATCTCCAATGCGTCATGATTAAAGATGATAAACTGTTTTCCCAAACCGGTGATGTCTTTGTCTGGGTTATTATACCTGGGTCCTTTTCCGATAACATTTCGAGCATTGTAATACCTAAGTTGTCCTCGATAATAAAACGGGATGATAAGGTACCCATATGTCGTGCCCATTGTTCCATATCCGATACCACATCTTGAAAACTTCTCGAGGTTAAAGCCGCGTTTCTTGATATATCCACGAATGCTTTTTGCAAGTTGGCTGTCTCCGAGCGAAATATTTCTAAATCCATCTGGGAGATATACGGGCTTACTTTCGGCAAGTTCGATTTTCTCTTCCTTAAACTGTAGTTCATCAAATTGTCCATTGTTCAAAAAGTTAATTAGTTCAGGGTATTCTGTAAATCCCTCTATATCCATTATCAGTTGAGCAGGAGAGGGATGAGCATTACATCGAAAACAATTAGTTCGATACATGGAAAGATTAACCCCCAACTTCTGTTCTCTCCCGCAATATGGGCAAGTTGGTATACGCATCCAGCCATGCTTATAATCAAATGCTCCCAATCGTTTAACGAAGTATGTCCTTAGTCTAGATTTAAACTGATTAGTTATTTTCATACTCTCTTATAGCTTTCCTAATTACTTTTCGAAGTTTCTTTAAATCCTCTAAATCTAAATCATTGATACAAGTTGTTTGCCAACCATTATGAGATATTTCTAAAGCTACCCCATCAGACCATCTATCTTTTACTACCTCTACTTTCTTTGTTTTCATAACTGTTATTTAATATATTACGAATTACCCTATCACCAACTCCAAATCTCTTTCCTAGAACCCTTAATAAAGTTTTGTTTACTTTCCATTTAGTAAACCCTAATTGGATTAGTTCAGATAGTAATGTATTATAATAAGCTTTTACTTTAGGTATATCATTTAAGTTTAATTTACGATGTATATTATCCTTACCCATTACTGAAATCAGATTATTACCATCCCTGATAGATTGGTATACATTTTCTTTCTGGGTACCCCATTTTAGATTCTTATAATAATTATTATAAATATCGTTATCTAAGTGCATTACTACAGGTAAATTATTGGGGTTAGGTACATAAACAGTAGCTACTAATCTGTGAACAAAAATCTTTGTAGACTTACCATCCCTATAAAGGGATACACTATAGTATTTGGGACGTTTCTTTGGTATTAGTGGGGTAAACTCATTACTTAATTTACCCCTACTTCCTCGGACATATCTTGAATATACGCTCCCAGTTTTAGAAACGTAGTATCCCATAAATCCTGGTATATTATCTTTCATTATATATCTCCTTGCTTTTTGTTATATTTCTCTATATTAGCATCTGGGTTACTAGAACTTTTTAGAGAATTATCTAGTTGTTCTCCATATACCCTGTCATATTCTTTTCGTTGTTCTCTAGTAAATTCGGTACACCGTTGAGTTTCTGTAGAGCATTTAAAAAGAGCTCTACCTGATGGTAGACCATCCCTTTGAACCACTATCTCGGCCCTTAATATATCATCCCTTTCTTCTTGTTCTGTAGCATTTAACCCCATAATTACTTGAGCATTTCTTACTATGGCTATAGAACCAGATATATCATTTTCATCATATCTGGTTTTTCTATGTTTTTTACCCTCTCTAGTAATATGATGTGCAGTCCAGATTGTATCAAGTTTCATTTCTTCGGCTAAGTTACTCAAGTCTATATATACATTAGATATTCTTTCGAAATCTTCCCTATCCCCCGCTATTGATGCAAGTTTACCAGCGTAGTCAACCATAAGAACTTTAATATCGATTCCTTGATTACGAAGTTGAATTATCTTTTCCCTTATATAAGTGGTATTAGTAATCATTGCTGGTACACGCTCAACCACTAATTCAACTCCAAACCTTGCAAGTTTCCTTAAATGCTTTGCCTCAAGTTTATCATATTCACCCGAGTATAATTCCTTCTTGGTTTTATTAATACTGGATTGAATAAAACGGTCCATGATTTGTTCTTGGCCATTTTCTGTATCAATATATAATACTGACTTCTTCATTCTAAGATAACCTCTTGCAAGATTTACCATGAAGAATGTTTTCTTTGCTTTAGGTTTATCCAATATCACATTAACCGAATGTTCTGGATAACCTCCTGCATTGGTTAAATCATTCAATTGCCTAAATGGGCATGGTAATACTGAAGGTTCTGATTGCCTTCTAAACTGTCTCTCGGTAATATCTCGAATCATATATAGGGGTTCATCCTCTTTCTTAGGTTTACTTTTCTGAAGTACCTTTTCAATCTTCCTCGAATATTCTTCGTATTGTTCGAAGTTATCCAAATCAAAAGAATCATTTAAGTTCTTCATCTCAACATAGGTAGAGAACTGATATATCTTTTCTTTTATGTAATCAGAATCCGATAGTGGTATATGATAGAGATTACTTATTAGTTTATTGATATTAGGTATATCATCCTTAGTTACCAAATCCACATAGGTTTTGGATTCTAGTAACTCTTTTAATACTTCCTTTAGAATATTCTCAGAGGGCATTCTGCCTTGCTTCTTAAAATATTTTGATATACCCTCGAAGATAAGGGAGTGTTCTATGAGAACCAGGTAATTGGATTTAATCCTTTTGAGTACTAATCCTCCTTCCTTATCTTTTAAAACAAACCTGAGTATCTCGAATTGAAACTCAGGAGAAAAACTGAACTTGATGTTGTCTTTAAATTTCTTCATATCTATATTGCAATATTATATAAACTAATAGATTTTGATAGTACCGAGATAGTTCTAAGTATGTTGACATCTATCTAGAAACTACTAATCCACTACCTTAAGCTCCCGAATATTTAATATTATTATTTTATATAAGAAAAAATACTTATATTTGCATAACGAATATTTAAAAACATGGGAAAAAGTAAAGGAAATAACGGTTCAGAGCTTCATCGATTAAAACCTATGCAAGAATATGATGAAGCTACTTTCAACAGACTTTATAAAGTTTGTAAGCCAGTAATTAGAAACCTTACCAGACAGATTGATTATAAACGGTTTAATCTTACACCGGATATTATCCAATCTTATTTCTGGGATAAGATGTTATTTGTTTTCAACAAATACTATGGTGAATGTACTGAAGAACATCTTAAAGCAAGAATCCTTGCATCACTTAGTACATTTAAAAATAAATTGCTTCGTTCTGCATACGGAGAACAAGCAGAGTATAATCAAAACCTCTTTAAACTGGATGATTTATTCGATAATGACAAAGAACTAGAAGATGATAGTGAAGAAGAGAAAGCTAAATCCGAAATGATAGATATGATGTATACTTATATGAAAGATAAACTTTCTCCGGATGCTTATCTTTTATTCGAAGTATTAATTACTCCTCCCCCATTCATTAAAGAGAGACTCGGAAATAGTACAAGGATTACTAATATAATGCTCATAGAATTCTTCGAAATGCCTAAGACTAATGAATCCATGAGATATATTTCTGAACTTAGACAGGATATACAGTATTGGGAAGATAGAGCTAAAGAAGAACTTAGATATTAACACAAAAGAAAAAGGGACGTTTCCCAACGTCCCTTTCCGAGTGTTTACTCTAAACAAACTATGCAAAACAAAAACAAAACAAGAGTTTACTTAGACAATACAAATAATACACATGAGTTATATTAACAACTAATTACGACCTATGATATTTTTTGAATATATCTTAAAGTAATAGTCGGTGGTAACTTTTCGATAGTCAAGGTATCTACCGAAGTCTCTTGTAGGAAAGATTCCCCTATTAAATTCCAACTTACTACAATAGCACCATCTTGAATACCCTTGGTGGGAGTCCCTCTACCGAAGTCTCCATTTAAACCCGTTTCTCTATTAAAGAAAGATTGGGGTCTAACATTCTCCCAGTTATTGGCATTATCCTGTTTACCTTTAGATACACCGAGAGCATGCCTATGTCTTGGTAAATCATCGCCTTTCAATTTAATAACAAAGTTACCTTTAGTGGGAGTATAGAAATCCCCAATATTCTGTAGCATCATCTCGTCTCCAATTTGAATACCTCCGGCCTGATATCCTATTACTATCCTACCTGAAGCCTTTGTATATTCAGCCCATCCTTCAGGGATTACATCGGTTTCCCATAAAATTATTGAACCTATGGGTAAACTAGCAGTATTCAAAGAATCAGAGAATTCCTTTCTGAGAGCTTCTAGTTGCCCATCAATGTATTGCTTAATATTCAATAGATTCCCATTTTCATCCTCTACCGGAAACCCAGTATTCATTTTCTCTACTTTAGTTATGGATTCTTTCATCATACTGTGAGTAGCAGTAGTATATGGGATCTCCTGGAATTTGCCCTGATAGGGTACAATAGCAAAGTTCTCATTTCTTTTAGTCATAGCATCTGTACCCTTACCATATATCCCAATAAGAACAACAGAATTCTTATGGTTAGAATAATAAGGGCAAGCAGTCTCTACCATCTCTAGAAGATTACTAAGAGTCATACTATAATCCGAATAAATATCATTATTAAGTACATTGGGATTACGATTCTCTTCAGAAATTGGGTAGTATATATCTAGAGATTTTTTATATAACTCATAGAAACTTTCTGAAGATTCATTCCAATAAGCTACAAAATCTACTGGATTATCTACGGGTTCGGAGATAGTAGTGTGTACTGCAAACAGTAATACTTCATCGGTGGACCCTTGGGTTCCCTGAATATTCTCGATGGTCAAGGTTTGTTCATCAGAGATAAATATATAGCCATCTCTTGAAATACACCCAAAATTTATATCGGGTAATTCTCCATCTTCAGAATCTTTAGACATATACCTTGCTGTAATCCTATCCTTAATTACATTAGCAAATTTACTACCAGAAACTCCCTGAGGAGAAACAACCAATTTATTACCATTTATGGTGGCTGAGCCAAATCCACAGAATGGCCCCAAACCAGAAGGGGCAGCAATTGCTTCGGCTGCTTCCTTAGATTTGATTATACCTTCATACTTAAAGTACGTTTTCATTATTCTTTGTATTTTTAAAGTTATTCTTTTGTTCTGCCATATCCCTGAAAGCTTCTCCGAGTTCATTAAATTTGAGAGTTAACAGCTTAAAGATTATCTTCCAGATACTATATTGTTTTTTAATGCCATGTATTTCACATATATGCCCATAGATACTATCTATTTCGAAGCAATAGCATAATATCATTATAGTAATGGATACTTCTATGGGATCTACTCCATAGGGTTCTCCAATAGCTTTCCCAATTACAGCCCCAAGTAAGATATAACAAATATAATCAACCAGCTTATTTAGGGTTCTCCTACCGGCCCTTGACTTTCGAATGACTATATCTTGTACTCTACTTGCAGATATACCAAACCATAAATCTGAAAGTATCAATATTATGGCAAGTAATATCATCCACCTAAGGTCATAAATAATTTGGGTACATTCTCCAAATAAACCAATCATTGAAGTCTTGAACAGAGATTGAGTAGTAGTCTCTGTTACATTGTCTATTGCACTCTTTATCATACTTCTTCAATTTTCCACATTTGATTACTATAAGTGGTAATGGTAAATGTCTTCTCAGAAGTGTCATCTGATTCCCATTCCAACTTTTGAGGATTAACGCTTAATAAGTCAGCATCTACTACCGTAAACTTAGCCCGTACCGAAGTATCGGCAACTGATTCAAAAATGTATTCTCCAGCGGTAGCCGTAGTAAATTCATATCCGGCTCCACCAGCATCAAAAGTAGTTACTTTGCCAACTTGTCTAACTCTACTATCGAATTCAGCTTTATTAGAACTACACCTAATTAAACAATATACTTGTTTAATGGTACCCTTTAATTCGGCATAACTTGGGTCAACGGTTAATTCTATAATAGTAGGGTAATCTTCCAATATTACTTGACACCTTAATGAAGAACCATCATCTGCCACAAAAGTATAAGTACCTGCTTTAGTTAATACAATCTCGGATTCAAGATTATAGGTTTCCCCAGTTTCATCACAAGTTGCAGTACCACTTACATTGACCCCGTTTTTCATTTCTTCAAGGCTAAATTTACAAGCTGATACTTCATCCAATAACTGATATACTGCATAAGTATCATCAATTTGGCTTTCGGGTAATGACCAGTTAGGTTCTTTCCACTTTGAATCTGAAGGATCTGAAGGAACTATCTTTAGTTTGTTCTGATATACAACTGGGGTATTCTTAACTACCCAAGTAGTCTTTGCAGTTGGGTAGGCTACAGATTGGAAAGTATAAGTACCTGCTCTATTAGTAGTATATACATACCCGTTTTCAGCATTGAAGGTTTCCCCAGTTTCTACTACTTTAACTCGGTAATCATCACCATTACCCGAAATACATTGTATTATTACGTTAGTTTTTGCAGAACCGTTATATAGAGTAGATGTAGATGGATTAATACTGATCCTATATATAGCAGTTTTACCTGAAACTACTTCAAAGATACCCACACCTTCATCAGTTTCTCTTTTATCTAAAGTACATTTGAATTTATAAGTACCATAGCTGTTAGCAATAAATTTATCCCCATTCTTGAAAGTCTTAGGGTTACCTATTAACCTACAATATAATTCTCCAGTAAATGACTCTGGATAATTTGAAATTATGGTTAAAGTAGTAACTGCATCCTTCATAGTTTGATTATTTCCAACTCTAAATTCTGAGGGTGTACATCTTACCTTATAAGTAACTTCTTCTTGGGTTACTACGAATGAAGTTTGTTTTACAGGAAATTCCACAATCTCAAAAAAGTAAGTACCGGGTTTTGTAAATTCCCAAGTTGAGCTCGATATTTTTACTTGATCGGTACCCACTAATCGAACATTACAAAGTTTCTCTGTCCCTTTATAGGATACTCTAGCTATCACCCTTGTACTAACCTTTAAAGTAGTTGGGGTTATTTTACCAGTTATGGGCTCACAAGAAATAATATATGAACGGTTATAAGTTTCCTGCCTTACGGTAATTTGGGTTATCTTAGAATTATCCCCAACGCTTCGAAAGTAATAAGTACCAGCCCTTGGAATATTAAATACCGAACCACTTTCATGTTTAGTATAACCCCAGTTAATTCTATCACTCGATATTTGATATCTCAAATCTGCATTCACCCAATCTGAGGTTACAGTTACCAATACTGGTACTTCATATACTTCTGAAGTAACTAAGTTGGGCTGGTCTGGGTTTACCAACTCGGCCTTAATCGAATACCCATCATTTACTACAAAACCGTAATCTATAGTGAAGGATACATGATAAGGTATGAATCTAATAAAGAAACTTTCTACGGCTTCCCTAAATTTTTTAAAAGCCTCAGAATTAGAAGTATACCCATGACCAGTAAGTTTAAAACTTACGGAAATACATTGAGAACAATCAAAGGTGTTATCAAAGGTATATTTACTATCGTACTGATAGTATTGGTCAAAGTGGGGATGACCTTTTATCCAACCATCATACCCATCGGCTTTTGCTGGGTCTGTTATTACACAGGTTAACCCATATAACCTCATCATGATCTCGAAAAATTCTGATGTACCCCTTATTTTGAAAAGAGATACCGAATATCTCAAGATGTTTCTTACCTGAGTACTGGTTAAAGTAAAAGGTCCCTCTTTGGGTATTATCCAAAGCTTTGATAACTCCTGGAGTTTACTATCCGAGTAGAACCCATTAAAGTACTCTGCCCATTTCTGTGCATCTATAGTGTTCCCATAAGCAAAGGGCATTTCTCCAAGAAATTGCCAAAGGAAATTGAGATACATATCTGGGGTTTTATCTATATCGATAATATCCAATATATTCTCAATATCCTTTGTAATATAATCTTCAAAATGCTCTCCACAAATTTCTAGAAACCTCTCTAAGATGCCTTTACCATTTACCTTATAAGTATCTTGGTCCTTATATTCGAATGGTAAAAAGTCGATTAGATTTTTGAGGTTTATCATTATACTATTTCGTTAACTGTTAATGTTAATTGTGAAGCATTCTCGAATACTGGTAAGTTGAAACCTGGATCTTCATAGTCATGGTTTGGTTCAGATACGGTAATAGAATATCTATATCCAGATTGATAACTGTTGTTCTGTATATCCAATGAGAAATCAAAACCATTAGCTTTATCTATAATCTGAATAGAGCTACCGACTGAGCCAGTAGTTACATAACCATTCGATACTGAACGTACTGTAAAAGTAGTTGAGGAATTGAAGGTTATGTAGTAAGTCATAGAACCCTTTGCCTTGTTCAATTTAAATTGGCCAAGGTTTAATTCCTTATTACCATAAATGGTAGTAGGCCAGGGTTTAATATAGAACTTAGTAAGGTGAAGGTAATCTACGGTTGATAGATTATCTATCAGGGCATAGATATCTGATACTCTTACGCTTCCTCCTATTTGAGCTTGCTCCGGAGAATAGGCATTATATAATGCCGTAAGAATTTGAGTTTGTATCTCTGGAGTCTTATAAGACTTCTTACCAGTAACTTCCATCTCTAGAATAATCTGAACCTTGCCTGCAGATTTAACCTTTAACCAAGTAGTCATAGGTGCTCTTTGAGATAATAGGTTGTATACCCTATTTATTAATTCAGAAGAAGCAACAGCTCCACCATCAGGACTGATATATACTGTAAGCTTTCTACCACATTCATAATCGGCTTTAGCTTTGTTTACCCCATCAACCAACATAGCCAAACTTTCGAAATCCTCTTTGGTAATTGCTACTCCCAAAGTCTTTACACTCAAAGGTATATGTTCCTTAAGCATTATAAAGTTCTCATAGTTTGAACCACCTCCAGCATCATAAGCATTACTTACTGTAGCATCAGTAATTGAAGAAGAGATTATTGAGGGTACAGAAGTAATGGTATTACTCTTTACATTACCTTGAGTACCATTAGTTAAGTAGAATACTACATTGGTTATTTTTGCACCTGCTGCAGGTTTCTTACCGAAGGTTCCATCCCCAAACATTATGTAAGGGTTAAGAGCTTCATCTACTGAAACCATAAAGTGTTTATCCGTTGGCTTTGATTTTGCAAAGGTATCTACCAATACCCAAGTTTCTCCACCTATCTGTAAAGACATAGAGCCTTGTTCATAGTACTTACCATTTGGCAAGGTACCGAGGTGAATTATTACCCTGTCTCCAGTAGGTATTAGCATATTATTAAGAGCACTTGCAGTATACTTCTCATGTTGAATTATAGGTACTTTACATGTTGTTACATTCGAATACCAAGTTACATCCCTAGCAGATAACCAAGAATTACCACTGGAATCTGTAAATAGAGTTCCTTGAGGTATGGTTAATTTAGCTCCAATAGAGTTACCCGTAATGCTTCTGGATAAGATTACATCTACGGTAGCTGCAATCGCTGCCCGAGCATGGTAATCTACCAATGCCCCATGTTTAACTACCGAATCATACCTCCTTGCAGTAGATAGGAAAGTTTCCCTTGCCATGTTATCTACGTAGTAATGAAGTACTTCGGCAATTGCCGCAAACAATGAGAGGATAATAATTAAGATATTCCCCTCCGAATAATCCGTTATGAGTTTCTGACCTTGAGGGTCTTTGAGTCCCATAAGGGATTCAACCAGCTTGGCCTTAATCTGTTGATAAGACCTCTGGTATGGATTAAGCCATTTATTTGTGATTCCCATATTATTGTGTATTTAATGAATTATCTGACCTATCATAGGTGATATCGAGGTACTGACTAGAATTTGTTCCATTTATTACATAAGCTACTTCTATGTGTATTTTTGCATCAACTCTAGTAACGGTGATATTTTGGAAGGTTATCCTTTGTTCCCAAGCACCTATGGCTTGTTTTAAAAACTCTTTAATTATAAAACTTAGGGCTTGTGAGTTTGGCTCCTCAATACATTGCCATAATTTACTACCAAAGTTTTCCTGTCGAAATCTCTGGCCTATCATGTAGTATAATATTGAACTTATATTATCTCTGATAAGTTTAAAATCCCCATTTACTGGGTACCAACCTCTTTCACCCTTTTCATTAGTTGTAAGTTGGATAGGATAAGTTACACCTATACCAACTAAGTCTGTAAAATAATTCTTTTCCATTAGTGTATGCAGGTTTTATCCTCATAATCGTCTACAACGAATTGTGAGAAAGGTTTAGTTGCTTGAGTTAGAGTTGGACCTGAAGAACCTGGTCCAGTAGTTACACCTGAGTGTACATGAGAATTGAACATACTGCGAAGTTGTTCTAGTTCTTGGATAGTTTGATTTAGTTTTTCGGTTAATTGAAAAATATTGATTACTCCACCATTTTCTCCAGTATTAAGTATCACTGAATCGCCAGAAGATACATTTATATCTCCCTCGGCATTTATTACTATCTCTTTCTCCGAACGAACATTTACAGGCCCATTGAAATATAAATTGAGTTCTCCGTTATCATCATCTATGACTATTAGGTTTCCTTCAGGAGTAACTATCCCCATTTTATTAGGACCATCTAATGGTTGAGGTATTTGGCTCATTCCCCAACCATGGTATTCCCAGAGTGGTTTAGTTGGATCTCCAAATTCAAAAGTAACAAATACCGTATCTCCCACTTTAGGAGCTAAGAATTTAAAACCTGAACTAATTGAACCATGTTGTCCTTTAGGATATGCCCAAGCAAATACTCCCCCCATTACCTCTGGAACACATACCTTTACTCTATTCATATGTTTCTCTACATCGTCATTATCAATAACAATGCCTCGATAAACAGAGTAATACCGACCAAGACCCTCTAAGCCTTCGTCGGTTATTATCTTTGCTGTTTCGTAACTCATACCCTTATTTTTTTACATAGATTTGACTTGCTATTCGCTTATGCCTTTTAGCTATGTCTCGGTATACTCGATTAGCTATGTCCATATAATTAAACTTATGCCTTTTAGCTATGGCCATATATCGGTATACTCGATTAGCTATGGCCATATAATTAAACTTAACCCCATAATCTTCAGGCACTTGGATTTGTTTAACTGATACCTTGCCCGGGATTAACTTACCCTTAGAGGTAACTGTATTACCTGTAGATAATACTATACCCTCTGCCAAGGCTTGAGGATTATCGGCATTTACTTCAGTATAATAAGCCTTCTTTCGAATAAACTCAGCTTGACCCTTGATATCAATTATGTCCCCCTTATCATTCAAGAAATGCTCATTGTAATATACCTTCTCATTATAAGTAAAGTTAAGATTAAGATTCTGAGAAGTACTTAGGGCTTTTTTATCTTGCCCCTTTTTAGTTTTAGCATTAGCTTTAGCATCATTAGCTACGATGTTTTGAGTAGATAAATCAGTTTTAGAAGTTACAGAGCCAGACTTGGAATTGTTCTTTACTAATTCCATATTAGTTATATACCCTTGACCGGCATCCATAGAATGAGTACACTGTTTTATATACCAAAGCCCTGACCAACGTTTCCCTACATTATCTATTCGGATTATTTGGGAAGTTGCTAGCATAGGTCTACCCACTACCTGAAGTTGACATACTAACCTTTTCTCAGTTTGCTTTAAACCACCATTGGCATTAGCATTAGCTGCCCAAGCATACTTATCGGCACCACCGTATCTACTAAATAAATTATGGTAAAGTTTATAAAGAGGTACCTTGAGATTTACCCTTTTCATATGTCTTACCTTAACCCTCTTACCATATTGACCTTGACCATAACCCTTAGTAGTATCAACTTCCATATCGGATAATACTTCAGTATAGGGGTCTTTCTTTAAAGCTTCGAAACCTCTCTCTGAAGCAGGTAATATTCCAGCTTGAAAATTGATACCAGAAGCTATACCCGCTCCTGCTTGTTTAGAGGTATAACCCTCTGGGTCATAATCTAAGGGGTCTACATATTCTTCTACCATAAATTCCATACCATCTTCATCTTCGAAAAGGTATCTTTCATACTCTAATAATTTCTTAAGATTAGCTTCTAACTCTTTACCATTTTTAGAATTTTTTAGTACTTGCTTAAGGGCATTCTTCTTATCGTCAGGTAATTCATTAGCTGCTTGATTAATGGTAGCTCGTACTTCTTCGGTAGACATTTCATCGAATTTTCTTTGCTTACCTGCTTCATAAGCACCTACTGGACCAACTGCTTCATACTCTTCTACTCTCTTTTTATATTCTGCAGTTTTTTCCATGTTATACTGAAGCTGAGTGTCCCAAGCATCCATTACCTCTGTAGGAGTAGTAGGATGACTTCTATAATCTTCAAACCCATTGCCAGTAATATTAGACACCATAAGGTTATCTACCTGAGCCACAGGAGGTCTTAAAGCTAATGGAGGTTTATCCTCTGGCTCATTTATATTAGTTGATAATACCGATAAATCTTTACTATCTGGGTCTAGAGATGGAGCTAATACTGCTTTAACTCTTTTAGTTATTTTCTGAGTAGCAAAAGATACTCTAAGTACTTCCCCATTCTCTCCTTGATATGTATAAGTACATACCGGTTCTTCATGGAATTTCCGATTATGTATATAGATAACACCATCCCTTGAATCCACATACCATGGCCCATTAGTATACCCTTTCATCTTCTGTTCTAATTGAACTAAGACGTTCTTGCCCACTAACCCAAAGTCACTATCAATTAAAGCTTTCAAGTCTTCTGGCATAGCTACTTCTGCTACTCCACTGTATTTGTTAGCATAGAGTACTTTACCAGTAGTAGTACGGGTACTCTCTGTGGGTACCTGTAGTGACTCGTATACTTTATTACTTATTATCTGTTGTTCCATTACTGAAATATTTCTATGATTACACCAGTAGCATTCCCACAACCATTGTCTAAATAGGTAGATAATTTATAACCTTCCATGTCCGAATGAACATAAGCAGGCTGATATCTTAAATCCCCTGAAGAATCAATGCACTTAATAGTTACATGAGTACCTGTAGAATCGAATACGGCTTCGAACTCTCTTACCTTAATTATTTTTATGGGCCCAGATATAAATTGGCCATCAGGGTATATATATCCCCATTGAAGACAAATGTTTTGGTTCTCTTGAATCTCGGCAATATCTACAGTATCAGGATTACCCGTATCGAAAGTAATGGTAGCCAAGTTTTCTTTTTCTTCATCATATCTATAACTCCAGGTACTTATATACGCTCCAAGGGGTATACCTGTAATGGGATTCATTATAGGCATACCTCCAAAATTGAAAAGGGCCAAATAAGGTTGACCCATTCCATTATATAATATAGGTTTCTGTTTAGCTGCCATAAGTCGGTATTCTTATTAGAGTTCCCATTTCTAATTCCTTAAAAGGATTCAGTATCTTATTAGCTTCAGCTATAATGTACCACTTACCAGAATCACCATAGTACCTGAAAGCAATGTTCTGCAAGGTTTCCCCATCTTTAACGGTATGTTGAATATCGTTAGAGGATTCCGGTACTACTGGAGGTTTAGCTTCTAAGGAATAATCCCCATCGTTATACTTCAGAGCATAGGCATTATTATATGGGCTAGCCCCCTTTAGATATTGGTTAACATCAATCATATTTAATACCCCCCGTCTTTTTAAGTGAATCAGAATTTATAAAATCTCCATAGGATAAGTTATATGCACTTACTCTCTTGAAAATTAATTCTTGAGTTGCTGCTGCAGGCAATAACCTACCATTACCAAAAGTAGCTGGCTTTCCGGGTACCCTTACTCTATAACCATTCTGGAAGTTCTTCAGAGTATAAGTTGCTGAAGTAAGAATGTAGTTGTGATTATCAAATATACCGGAATCCCCCCACTCAATCTTAACAATCGGAGGAGCAGCCTGGTAACCATTAGATTTAGACCATGCTTCTAATAACCTACATTTATTGATTACCTCTTCAGGATTTTCTGGGTCATTACAGTACCAAGATACATTGAATTGAATGATGTCTTCAGCACCAGTAAAGTGATACATTGGTACATTGCGGCCCATTGATTTAATGGTTGTCCATGTAGTTTCTCCCCTAAAGTCCAATTCTGGAGGTCTATTCTGTAGGGTAATATATTGAGTAGGGTTAACAGTCATGTTATATATCCTTACCTCATTCTGATATATAACATCTGCTTTAGCCTCAAAGTTTCTGTAATTAGTGGTATTCTTATTCCCTTTTGCTGGGTCTACTCCTTCACCTTCTTCTAATCTCGGAAATTGTAATTCCATTCTCCATTTAGCTTGGAGCTGTTTATTTATAACTGGGTTCTTAGAGGATATCTGAGCTTCTCCCATTACCCCATTTGGAGTATAGAGTTTACCCTTTGGAGCATCATCTTTCGGGAGAGGTGAAGTAACTCGGTTAAGTAATATCCGAGCTCTCCATAGCTTATTTAAGGGACCAGTAAGAACACCTGCCGTATCTCTTGTAAGGTCATTGTATTTTTCAACAACCTTACCTGCTGCTTTATTTAATACTCTAGCCATAGTGTTTTAGTTTTATATTCCCATTACAAATGCAGCTCCAGTAAAATCTTGTTGAGAACCTGGAGCATAATCTCCAACTGCTTGACCATCTACTGAGATATTGATACGAGAATCTCTCATACCTTCTTTAATAGCTAACCTAACAGCATTAATAAATCTCTCTTCATTCTGGGCTCTAATGGTAGTTGGGTCTTCTTTCTCTTTATTCTGAGCTTCAGTATTCCTATCTACTGAATTACTAAGGTAACTAATACCCTCAATTAATAAAGGAAGACCTACAGTAATTGCTAATCCCCAGGGTCCACCGAGTAATCCCATAAGTCTACCACCTATAGAGGTTAAACCTTTTATAGCACCTTGCCTAGCCACTTGACTACCAACTTGGGCACCTGCTCCAGCTAAAGCCCCGCCAGCTAAATTACCCGCCATAGTAGTTGCTAATGGTACTCCAGGATTTGGTGTCTTAACATATCTTCCGGTTTTAGTATTATAAAATCTACCAGCAGAATTCATACCAATACCGCTTGACATCATTTGGAGTTGAACCATGGTTCTCATAAGGTTAACCATCCTTACCATGTGTGCTTCCATAATGGCAAACTGAGTATTAGTTTTTATTGCTGCAGCAGACATACCTTCAGTAGAAGCAGTAGCAATAGTTTGTAAATACCCAACAGACCTAATAATACCTCTTACAGTATTAAATCCTGCAACAATAGTACCTACTACTACTGCAGTAGCTCCTACCCTAAGACCAAAACCTCCAACCCAAGTTTCTGAAATAGAATTAATTACTTTGATTATAGAGTTACCCACATTTAGTACTGGGGTAAAGATTCTACCCAAAGCCGCACCTGCCGTAACGGTTAAGTTCTCTAAACTTGATTCGAATTGGTCAATTACACCTGCATCAGTTTTAAGACGTTCTTCATTGAGTCGATTTACTGCCCCAATGTTTTGGTCATAAGTAGCAAGTATCTTACCCATCTTATCTCTACCAGAAGCAATATCCCTAAGTACGGGGAGCATACCACGATTACCACGAACTCCAAAGATATTGAAGAAAGTTGGTGTTTCAATTCGTGAAGGTAAATCTACTGCAGCCTTAGCAAACTTCTGATAGATAGTATAAAGGTCTATAAGATTACCCTGAGCATCGAAGAATTCATCTGGACTTAAGCCTAGATCTGCTAAAGCGTTATAGCCTTTCTTTTTTTGGTTAACAAGAGAGAGTTGTAAGTAACGAATCATATTGGCCAGTGAGGTACCTGCCATAGAACCCTGTATACCCATATCACCCAATACACCAATAGCAGCAGCCGTTTGCCGAAGGTCTACTCCAGCAGTTGCCATATCTGCTCCTGCATAAGATATGGACTGGGCTAAGTCTGTTAAAGATATATTTGCATTAGTAACTGCAGTATATAAATCATCGGTTACTCTAGCGGCTTCTCCCATTGGGATTTGGTACATTGACATGATATTGGTCATCAAGTCAGCTACACCACCTTTCTGTCCCACTGGCATTGTAAAGATTGAAGCCAGCTTAGATGCTGGCCCAATCATTTCTTTAATAGCATCGAATTTATTACCTGCCATAGCCAGGTATCTTTGTCCTGATGCAACATCCGAAGCAGTAAGAGGAGTTATCTCATTGACATCTTTTGCCAATTGTAACATTTCTCTTTGTTCTGCAATGGTAGCACCAGCAATTTTCGAAGCAGTCCAAACTTCATTCTGAACACCCGCAGAGTATTTATAGGCCCTTGCCATTCCCCCTACGAGCTGCATTCCGAAGTCCATTGTATTGGAAGCTGACATCTGTATACCTCTATTCCAGGTATTCATATCATTCATCATTGTTCTGAATGACCCCGATATCTTGCCAGCTTCTTGAGAGAATCGGTCTTTTAAAACCATGGCAACACCGACCTCTACTATACTCCTACTGGTATTCATAATTTATTTTCTTTTCTTTAATTGTTTATAATATTGCTCGGCCATTTCCTTGAATATTTTCCTTATTCGATACGGAAGACGTAAAAAGCCGAAATAGTCTAAGGCTATCTCGGCTCTGGTGATATAAACAAAATCACTCTCTAACATTACTCTTCCGTCAGGTAGAAAAAATTCGGTGCCCAAACTATAGGATAAGTTCTTTCCTCTCCAGTGGTTGGATTAGTGATGTGAGACTCACCTTTGAAAATGGGGTCCATAGATAAGATATGCTTTCTCATCTCAGCCATATCCTTTGCAGTAAACGGAGTAAAGTTTTCTACCTTCTCCCAACTACCATCAACCTCTAAGTGAAGATTACGGCAAAGAAGAGGAGCATTCTTAGTTTGTTTATCCAAAGGCAACTTCATGAACTCTTGTTCTCCCTTACCAGTCATACAATCGAATTTAATTCTCTTGCCAGATGAAAGAGTGTATTCATGGTCTACCAATCTAACTCCCTCTGGATAATAAGGGATAGCATCTGGCTTCTGATTTAAATCCTCTACAGTTGGAGTAGTACCGTAATCGAAAAGGAACTCATGAAGGTCTTGGCCATAAGTAATCTTACCACCATTCTCTTTGCCCCAATCATATTCGAATTCTACTTCCTCTCCCAAAGAGAAGATACGAGAATTGAAGATAATAGCATAACGGTCATTGACTGGTAAGTTAAGGGCATCATCTACGGTTAATTTCCCATTAGGGGTAGCAGTAGTTCTAATTACAATTGCTGCAATGAACTTGGTAAGGTTCATCAAAGTCTTCATGTCTGAAAGGTTACTGAGGATATCTTCATCAGCACCATTCTGTTCTCTGATTTCATATTCGAAACCAGAAGGTCCGGTAAATCTAAATGTTCTAAATTCCATAATTTTTTGATATATTTAATGTTTACAAATGTTCATAGTACTCCGTATAACAACAAGAAAGGGGTGAGCTCCTATCACAGGAATCCCACCCCTCCACCGAATCTTAGTGAAAATAGACTAAGGAATTAGTATTTATCTGCAGTACCAACTGAGAACTCTATGGACTCAATGGTATTCTCTGAAGCCATTCTGTCCAAGTCTAAGCCGGTAATCTTACATGGCCATACCTCTTCGAAGACGTGGGTATTAAGAACCGAGACTCCATCTTCGGCAAGTTCATTTACAATAGCCGTTTCCCAATATTGGCTTGGTACCAAACCTCCACCAACTATGTGGTCTTGGCAAGCATAAAGCCAATCATGAAGCCATGTGTCTGAACCTGCAGTAGTCATAAGTTTCTCTACAATAAGATTACCTATAGTAACCCTACCTGCAGTTTTAACGTCTCTATTGACGTCCCCATGAGCAACCTGGTCAATTTCAATATCTGGCAAAGTACAACTTTGGAATAGATAAGTATTGATAGGGTGTTTGGGGAACATGATGCTCCACAAGAATTTCTTCCGTGGGTTTTTTACTTTTGCTCCCATTGTGTTATGAGTTTATAAGTTATTACTTGTTTCTACGATTGATACTGCCTTAGAAGCTGCATCGATTACAATCTCCATAGTTACCTCTTGCATAGGAACTACATCCTTATACTTAAGGATAGCACGGTACTTACCCTGACGAGCATCTGCTTCGTTATTAACCGAAAGGTCATCCCAAGAAGTTGCATCTTGGTCACCCATCCAGGTATACTCGGTCATAGCATCTTCGTCTACCAAAGAATCCAAGGTAGGTTTAACCTCCAACCAGATTCTCTTCCAAGTACTCCAAACGTTTGGTTCTTCGATATACTTGTTGAATACCGGGCGAAGGAACTTCTTCAGATAGAGAATCAATCTTACAATTGAAAGGAATCTTTCAGAATCCTGTTTCACTTGAGAAGAGAAGCAATGCCATAGCATGGTTTGCTTACCTGCATCTGGAGTATCTTTGATTACCATCTCATTGATATAATTCTGAGCAAGAGTGTTCAGTTCGTTATATCGAGAAGGAGAACCATAGTTAGGGCATACTGGACCAACGGCATCCCCAATAACTCCTCGGTTCATACCTGCAAAGGATTTCCAAGGACCATATTGAGTAGCAGAGGCATCTCCCAAACCAACAATAGTACCCACTACATCGGAATCCTGAAGATTACCATTTTCGTTGTAGTACTTAAGTCCACCACCAAAGTAGGCAATGTACTTAGAGTTACCTACAGTACCAAGGCAAGTCTGTACCCAAGTAACCTGAGCTTTGTAATCTCTTGCCTGAGTACCTTGAGTATAATGGGTTAAGTGTTTGGGAACTTCGATATACAGTACCCATTCCATCAGTTCTTTTGCCATATCGGCAGCAGCCTTGTATACTTTGAGTACCTCTGAATCTTGTTCCAAGTGTTGAGAGATATGTGAAATAAACAATTGGTAGAAGTCTGTGTAGTCTTTTACCAAGTCCAGTGAAGCAATCCATTCTTCGACAGTTGGGGTGGAACCTGCACTACCGATAGTACCATTAAACAGTTTCTCTGTTTCGGAAGGTGCAGCATCTCCCACGGTAATAGTGATAGCATTCTTAGTACCCTCAATATCATCGGTAAGCCACTTAATTAGGTTTTCAAAAGAGGAACCTGCAGTAATTACCGGCTTAATATATTCCGAGTTCTTAGCAAATGCACTAAGAGCAAGGTAATCTACCGAAGTGTTATTGTTATCATCGGCAGTTTTGTAGGTTATTACTGGTCCCTGTTCAAGTACTTGCCCATTAGCTGAATATATTTTATAATACAAGGTATTAGCTTGCTTATAAAAACCAACCTGGAAAGTATTTGCACTACCAATTGGATCTCCATATCCCTTGGTTACTAATCCAAAACTATAAGTAGTACTACCAGATTTTAAAGTAATCAAAGCAGAGGGTTTAGCTGGGTCAGTTACAGCAGAAGCAACTGAGATTTCATCTTCTGAATCTTTAGCTTTTCTTGCCGCAGCCGGAGAAGCAGTTACTGTACCTTGAGTAGCTCCTTTGCCAAGTACTCGAATAACACGAAGCTTAGAACCACCTTGCAAAGCCTTTTCGATATTTGATACAGAACCATCGGGTACAATTTCAGAACCATAGATTCTTTGGAACTGAGAGAATGTAGAGATGATTTCTGAAGGGTCATCGTATGGACCTTTAGTAGTTCTAGCCAATACACAAGAAACTCCTAACATGGGAGTAGTTTGAAGAACATTGTTGTTCTTAAACTTAAAATCAACATGAGGTGAAGTTGGCATAATTCTATTGTGATTAAAGTTAATTACTCGTTTAATTTATACCCTAGAGTATTGTACCTATACCTTAGGTACTTTTAACTCTAGCATCTCATTTTCGTTTTGTTCTAACAATCCAATAAGAACCGATATATCCTTGATAGGTGTAAGAGTACCTTCTCCCAAAGCTTTTTCTGGAAGAATACCGTCCTTACATACATAGGTGTATACCTTCTCAAGTATACCATGCTCTACATCTGGATGGTCATAATAATTACCAATCTCAATGAATAGGTTTCCGGTGGGAGCAAGCCTGCCCTTTTCCCATTCCTCTAAATCATTGAAGTATGGTCTCACGTATCCTCTAGCAGGTAAGCCAGTATATAAGATTGTATGTAGCAATCTCATATCTGCTTGTGTTTGAGAAACCAGATGTACATCTATGGTAATATCCTTAGTTTCATAAGGAAACTCTGAAGCTTGGTAATTACCATCCTCAAGTTTATCACCAATGATGTATTTATTCACACCAATATCTCCAGCATAATAACCCTGTAGTTCTATGGTTATTCTTGGGAGAGTCTTTGGGCCTTTTACTTGATTATTCCCTATACCAAAAAGTGGTATAAACTTCTTCATACCTTTGATTGCCTCTTGAAATCTTTTTTCGTTTTCTTGAGACAAAGGTAAGAAGTCTTCTGGGTTTAAGGTAAGACCCATTTCCAACATTGTACTAAGTAGAGAGATATAAAAAGTTCTTTCTACTATTTCTTCTGAGTTTACCATTAAAGTCCTAATCTAATATTTAATTGAACACTTTGATTGCCATTGTCATTAATACACCCATTATAAGTTACCTGAATACCTCCAAAACCACTCATTATGGTTTGTAAATGACCAACACAATTTAATTCACTAACCCATTGAGTAGCAATATTTGAAGGATAATCGGTAAGCCATACTTTAAAGGGTATTGGTTCAGAACCAATACCTCCAGGGAATTGACCCTCTATTGTCTTACTTATATCGGTTATCTTAAATTGTTTTATAAATTTAGCAACTTGAATACCGTTGATAAGGTAGTACTTATAACCCTTTACATTACTAATCTGAGCAGTACTAGTATTTTGATCAAGATTTGGGAATGGTATATTCGGGGTTGGTTCAAAGCCATACTTAGTAGTTCTAGTACCTGGAGATTGAGTTATATTTAAAACTATCTCAGTGTTAGGTTCTTGCTGTGAGATAATCTTAACTATAGCAGTTCTTTCCAAGGGGTCATAGTTACTGGGGTTATGTTCTTGATTAGTAGATTTAGTTTTGATAGTAAGCTTACCTGCGGCATTAGCTTCTCCAATTTCTTGGGTTACCTCTAACCAATCTGAGGAGCTTTCAACTTTCCAATCTACAGCACGATATTCATCTTGAGGCTTATTATCGATAAACTTCTGTTGGTAACTGTATACACCTATTTCTAGGGTCTCACCCCTTTTAGTACCATCGAAAGTATGGGAAGTAGTTTCTGGAGTGATACTAAAATAAGTTCCCCAGGTCTCTACTATTTTAGGAGCGGCCTTTTGTACCAGAGTTACTTCCCTTTCTACACCCTGAACTACTACCTTGAGAACCTGCTCTTTTATATTATTCATGTCTTCGTTTACTGCCTTAGGCTTTACCCTAATAGTTGCAGTACCAGTTCCGGATAATGAAGATATTTCAAAGTCTGCTGCCATTTTTAACTTTCCTTATTTCTTTTCTAACTTCATTTCGTATTTCCTTTTGTAAGGCAGCTTTTCCACCAGCAGCCTTAAATGCAGGATTCCAAAGAGGACGAGGTGGTAAATTACCATCTCTGCTACCATACTCTAACATGATAGCTATCTGATTCAAAGTCTTTCTTGAAGTCTTACCAGTATAGGTAATCTTCTTGATTCCAATTGGTAAACCAACGAAAGTTCTATTCTTGGTCTTTACTACAGTAACGGATTTAGCATATTGACCCGTGAGTCGTAATAGAGTATGCTCCCCATATTTCTTTACAGTACCTGGAGCATGTTTTGGCCAAGAAGTATGGGTACCGGGTGGTGGAACACCCGTATTCAAACTTCGTCTTACTATACGAAGAAGTTGATTACCAAACTTTTCTGTACCTTTCGCATAGCCTTCGGTTAAGATACTTGGAGTTTTGGCAATCAACCTTTCTGCACGAGCTTGTTCTCGTTTATCTACGTATATTTCTAGAGGGCCAACTGGAGTCAATAGTGTAATATTAACCGACTTACTTGGCATAATTCTTACTGTTGTTTAGGTTTATCTAATCCCAACTCCTGAGCAATTCTTTGTAAAAGAGTTTCTTGCATGGTTATCCGTTGATCGATATATTGCCGAAATTCATCAAACTCCGGAGCAGGTCTACTTGGAGCAGATTGGGATTGATTAATTGAATTGAGAATATTATCACATTCAGAAACAACTGCCTCAAACTTTGGTCGATTGTTAAGTATATTTAAGGCATTTTGTTTTTGCATAGTAACCTCATTAATTATATTCACTATATCGGTAGTATAATATACCCCATTATAAATACCCTCATCAGATTGTGAAGGTAGGTATATTGTAAGCTGTGATACAGAATCTTGGATCACTAATTCGATACTGTTAACAAAGCCATCTTTAGTACCGGATGCCATGGGTTTACTCTCGCCTACCTTCACAATCTTTGCGGTATCGAAAATGGGATAACCAGACCTCCTGTCTTTCTCTAAGGTAAAGATTACTTCACCCTTTTGTAACTTTTGGAAAATCAATGTTCTTTCGTCCATAATCATTTTCTATTTATTAAATTTAAACCAAATGAAACTGCACCTGGATTCCTTTGCATGAAGTCTACCAGGTTTAAGAATTGATAGTATCCAAATTGATTTATGAGTACCTGAGCTTTGTTTGCTACTTCTTGTGCAATCTCTATATTGGGAGCAGGTAGAGCTAATTGTATCTTGAATTCGGTGAGTTGTTCTTGTTCCATAATTCCTTAGTTTAATGAGTTAAAACGAAAAAAGGAGTACACCTAAAAACAGATGCACTCCTTTAATCATCTTGGTATTTTAAATTACTAAGCTGGCGTTGTAGTACCGGTCTTCAAGGCAGCTACCACTTGATTGACGATGTTCTGGTCTCTCTGAGCATCTATCACTCGATTGAGGCGAGCAATCTCGGTGTCTTTAGCAGTGTTCTCGATGAGGCACTTGATTTCCTGTTGGCCATTCTTGAGGTCACAGCAGCAACGTTCCAACTGAAGAGCCAAGTCAGATTTTACTTCTTTAATCAAGCCTTTGGTTTCACAGCAGCAATCCGACTGTTGGTGTTCCATGTGGCAGAGACGATCCATAACACGGTTGAAGCCTGCTCCCATAATTGTAAGATTTTAAAGATTAATACTTAGGTTAATTATACATTAAATACAGAATGGTGTTGTATTTTTATTACCCCAAATTAAATACGTATTCATAAGTAATTGTTGCAGCATTCTGAGTTATGTTGACTGTAAGCTCCCAACCCTCATCATCGTTTTCTGCTTGCCTTAATTTAATGGTACCTGACCTTGTTGATTCTACGGTGTTCTCCGTTAAGGTTAAGGTTAACCCATAGGTTCCATTATCACTGGATAGTGTTGTAATGGCTACATTTGTAACCCAACTTGGTTTTGAAGTTACGGTTAAAGCCAAGGGATATCTTGTACTTACCTCAGAACCATTTATTACCTTAGTCTTAAAAGAATAAGCTACATCAACTGTAAAGTTATTACCTCCCAAAGCTGACAATCCGGTTCTAGTGGTAGTTCTTGAACCAGTAGGGGAAGTGAATGCCAAGTAATACTTATAAGATACTGAAGCAGCACTCTGTGTAACTGTGATTGTCTTAGTAGTTGCCCCACTATAGGATGCAGTTACTACACAGCTTCTACTTGAAGTACCCAAGTTCTCCGTAGCAGTAAGTACCGTCTTAGCAGCATTCAAACTAAAACCAGTACCACTTGCACTAACCGTAGGTGTAGCACTCTTCGAAGAACCTGCACTTGTTGACCCTGAACTCCAATGGTTGGTAGTAGGTATACTTACACTGGCATAAATATTAACACTACCTCCTGAATTAGAGATAGAGTATGAACTTGCAGATAAGCTTATTACTGGTGTACCATCAGTAGTACTGGTAATTTTATTCTCTGCCTGGTATACATCGAGAGTTATAGATTTCGATTTACCATTCAGAGATACAGTACAAGTAAGGGAGCCTACCCTTGTTCTAGCCTTTGCAGTAGTTCCCAAAGAACCTGCACTAACTGCAGTACCATAACTAATGCTAGCACCGCTTGTAATTGTGCCTCCTCCAGTTGTAGAACCATTCCATCCCCAAGTCTGAGAATATGAGGGCATAGTTGAGAATGAACTTCTACTTCCTCCACTTGCAGGTATATCGGATACACTTCCTCCACTTACAGTGATTTCACTATAGGTTCTATAACCTGCAGATTGAGAACAACTGATAGTTAGTTTCTTATTGGTTTCTGCCTGAGTTAATACTACACTACCCGACTTTGCCGAAGTAGAAGTATTATTTGCCATAGTTACTGAAGTACCAGTACCGGTAACTCCGGTATTAGCCCTGGTATAACTTAAGGGAATTTGATTACCATAGGTATGTCCATTTCGGTATTTCTGTTTATAAGAGGTTACAGTAAATGTTTTTGTTCCTCCAGTTGCCCCAAAAGACAGAGAAGTGGGATTCACTGAGAATGTTTGAGACCAACTTTGAGATGCTGCTGCCTGGGTAAATGTGAATTCCACGGTTTTACCAGATTCAGATTGAGTAGCCAACCCCTTACCAGACCTTGAGGTTAGGTCTAGATTCTCTGAAGCTTTCCAAGGCTTTCCATCTGCCGGCTTACTATAGTTAGTAATCCAACTTGGTTTACTGTTTATTACGTAATTAACACTAACAGCAGACCCATTAGCTACATTATCCCAATATTTCTGCTTCGTACTGGTAAACCCAAAACCAAAATTAGAACTACTGGGGTTACCTAAAGCATCAAAACTTATACTGGAGTATCTCAAAGTGAATGTATACTTATAAGTTACCTTATGAATATCTTCGAGTTTAACAGCTTCGTTATTACCATAGGAACTAGCATTGGAGATTTCCAAGCCAACGTAACTTTCCCCCGTTCCTGTAGAGGCGAGTGCTAACAATTCAGCCTTGGTGGGGCAGTCATTACCTGTCTTACCAAGGCCTACTTTAGTTTTGACAGCACTCCATGTTGCTATCTCTCCCATATTAATCTACATCTTTAAGATTTCTGAGTTCTGAGATTTCAGCCTTCAAAGCCTTAATCTCTTCGTAAAGAAGTTTAATACCTTCGATTGCCAGAGTAGACATCTTATGGTACTTAACTTGTTTTACCAATACATATTCTTCACCGTCGATAACAACCGTTTCGAATTCCTCAGGATTAGGAACTGAATCCTTAGTTCTTGGGTCTTCTTCCACATAATGGTTAAACCCTGCTGCTTCCAAACCTTGTGCAATGGTACCTTCATCTTCCTTACCATCCATGATAAAGGATTCTGTAGGTATACTGCAAATCTGTTCCAAAGTATGGGTTAATGGTTTGATGTTAGATTTCAATCTTTCATCGGAAGACTCTTTCCAGAAACCGGAAGGAGCAGTAGTCTTAGCAAATACTACCTGGTCAGTAGTTGCCAATCCCAATTGAGCTCTAGTTACTGTATGAGGATTATCCTTTCTACCTGCATGACTATTGATAGAAGTCTGAGCAGTAGTACCTGCAGCCTTAGCATCAGCAATAGCAGTAGCTTGAGTAGTAGATACTGGCTTATCAGCATCAGAAGTATTATTAACATTACCCAATCCAACCTGAGTTTTAGTAACTGTATGAGGATTAGATTTATTGGCAATGTGATTATTTACCTTAGTTTCTAAGGCAGTTACATCTGAACCAGTATCGGCAATCAAATCATCAACGTAAGTTTTCAATTCTGTACGAAGAGCATTGATGGCATTAGTTCTATTGGTAATCTCATTTGCCAACCCCTGTACGGTATTATCCAAGTTAGTCTTATCTGCTGCAGTCATTACACCTGCAGTAGTCTTAGTTGCTGCAAGTATATCTCTAATTAAATCTGTAGCACCTTCATAAGTCTTACCCTCTGCACTCTTAGTTTTATTATTAAGAGTAGCTCTTACATTAGTTGAATTATGGGTAAGAGTGAATCCAGTAAGAATAATTCCTGGAAGAGAACTATTAAAGGTATCATGAGCATTATCTTTTGCAATACGGGCCTCTTGTTCAGCTTCAATAGCATCTGGTAAGGTTTGATTAAGCTTTATTACACTATCGGCATCCATCAGACCAGCTTCTTGAGTAGTGGCTGGGGTTAGAGGGATTACCATCCCATCGGGTTTATCAATGTAATGCCCTTGACCATCCGTAGCAGAATAGTTACATAAGATAATAACATTACGCTTATTTTTGTTAGCTATTGAAACCTTACTAATTAAATTTTTAGGCATGCTAGATACCACATCCTCAAGATGCTTACCTCTACTACCTTCGAAAGCAGTACCTGCGATTTCCCCAATGATAAGAGACGAAGTATTACTGTCTACGAATTTAGTACCTGACCAACGGAATTGGTATGGAGGTTCACCATCGGCAACATTTATATAAATCTTACCAGATTCTCCAACTACGGGAGTTTGGTGACCTGCATCCGTATACAATTGAACATTAGTAAGACCTCCAGTGGGGCTTACATCATAGGTAGCATATACTTCAAGTACATCATCTACATATGAAGGCAAATGGTTAGCAGGTACTAACCCCTTCCCATCCAATGGAGCAAAGCCATCAGCCTTACCCTTAGTTGCTACAAAGGCATCATGTTTAGCTTCTAGAGTATTAATATTATTCTGTAACTTAGTTTCAAGGGTAGTATCTGCCGCAGTTCTATCGGCAATCTCCTTATCAATCCTTGCACCCAATGCAGTATCAGCAGAAGTACGAGCAGTTGCTTCATCGTTTACAGCTTTAGTAAACTTGGTATCTAAAGCAGTATCTGCAGCTTTTCTATCAGCTACTTCTTGAGCAAGAGCGGCTTCTGATTTACCGTCCAAAGCTTCGATAGCATCTTTACGGTCCTGAACCTCTTGAGCAATAGCATTGGGTAATGTCTCATCCAGATTAACTTTATCTTGGGCGGTCATTACACCAGCTTTCTCTGTAGTAGCTGCTGGGATATAAGTAGTCTTATAATCTTCAGGCTCATGAGTATAAATACCCTCTTCTTTTTTAGAAGAGAAATTATGAGTTAAAGTAACATGACTGCTTTGTTGACCTACCTCAACTGGTTTATCACCAGATAAGATAATAATATTATCTGGTATAGAATCAAACAGCTTCTTATCTGCTGCAGTTTGTACACCAGCTTTCTCTGTAGTAGAGGCAGGCAATGTAATAGGATTCTGTTCTACTGTACCATCTTCAACTACGGTCTTAGTAGCAGCTATGCCAACAGTAGTTTCATTGGGAGTTACTGCACCAAGGGCAAAGTTAGCAGTAGAGATTCTATCCAATTCTACCTTATCTTTCGCAGTCATCGTACCAGCCTTAGTAGCCGATACCTGAGGCAAATCGAAAGTTTCGGTAGTATCAGCATTCAAACCGTTATCCTTAGTTACGGTTACTGTTACCTTATTAGCATCAGAAGCTGCAGAGAGATCAGTTAAAGAATTTGGGTCTAACCCATCTAACTTAACCTTGTCTGCTGCAGACATAACTCCAGCAAGAGTTTGAGTTACCGGAAGTAAATTCTTGGTAGCTTCTACTTCTTCACCATATTGGTTATTTGCCTTATCCTTGGTTGAAGTCTTTACTTTGAAAGAAAGCTGAGTATCTGTTCGGGTTACAGTACTAACATCGGTAACCATGGTGTCTGGCAAAGCATCGGAAGTACCTTCTTCAGCTTCCAATCTTTCTTCATGGTCATCGGTAATGTTAGTGAATTTATTATCTAAGGCAGTATCAGCATCGGTTCTGTCCTGAATTTCTTTATCGATACGTTTACCCAAAGCTGTATCGGCAGCAATACGGGCAGCTTCTTCTGCATCGATGTTATCCTGGAGAACTTTATCTGCGGCCTTTCTTTCCTCTCTCTCTGTATTAAGGTCAGAAGTATTCTGATCAATCTTTGCTTCCAACCGAATATCTTCAGCTTTACGAGCAGCAATTTCGTTATTTAACAGATCCGTAATGGCCGTATAATTACCATTGATATTATCCTGAATACCCTGGATTAATTCCAGGTTACGTTGGATATTAGCAGTATTCTGAGTTACCAGAGCATTAGTAGCATTCAGGGAAGTTAACAACTCTGTACGAGTTTCACTTACAAAAGTTCTCAGCTCATTTACCGTAGTAGTAAGAGTATTACTCAGGTTAGTGAATGATTGTTGTAAAGTATTATCTCCCTGTTCTCGTAAGTTCTTTTCGGCTTCAAGCTTATTCTCCAACTCTGTAAGCTTAGCAGTCATAGTTGCTGCAAAGTTGGGGTCATCACCGAGAGCCTTAGCAATCTCTGCCAAAGTGTCCAATACTTCAGGGGCTGAACCAATAATCTTTTGGATTGCAGCCTCTACTTGTTCTGCATTCTGAAAGTCAGAATCGTTTAATAACTGAGAAACCTTAGTGATATAGTTTGCATGTTCTTCGATGCCATCCAACTTGGCATACAGCAAGTCAGTGAAATCATTTGAAGAAAGTACCTTGCCATCTACCTTATCTACCTTCTTATCGTCCATTGCCTGGTCTGCAGCAATTCTATCTGCTTTCTCCTGAGCAACAGCATTACTGATAAGAGTATCTTGATTAGCTCTTTCAGTTGATTCTTTATCGATATTGGTTTGAAGTAAAGTATCTCCAGCTAAGCGGTCATTCTTTTCGGTAAGGATATCCTTATTAATACCAGCCATATCATCCTTGTGATTCTGAAGGTTGGTATCAATCTTGGCCTCAAGAGAAGTCTCTTTGGCAATTGCTCGGTCTTTCTCTGCATTAATAGCAGTAGTGTTGGCATTTACCTTTGCTTTTAGTTCATTCATAGCATCGGTATTACCTGCCTCTAGAGAATCAATACGAACTCCCAAAGCATTATCACCAGCAATACGATTTTCCTTTTCTTGTTCAAGCTTAGTGTTAATATTACCTACTTCGGATTCCAAAGCTTGTTTGGTATTATCCAACTTAGCAGTAAACTCAGTACTCAAAGCTTTATCAGCTGCAGTACGGTCTGCTACTTCTTTATCTAAGTTAACCTGGAGAACTTGGTCGGCAGCCTTTCTTTCTACACTCTCAGTATTAAGGTCGATATTGAGAGTATCGATACGAGAACTCAAGGCACTATCAGCATTAGTACGATCAATGATTTCTTCGTTAATCATATCCTTAACTTCCTTGTAGTTATCACCTACAGTCTTAGTTAAGTTTGTGATTGCCTCTGAATTTCTTTCAATACTATGTTGGTTAGTGGCAATAGCAGTAGTATTTGCATTTACCTGCTCAGTAAGCTCATTACGCAATGTATTGATAGACTCTTGCATACTCAATGCCAAGTCTGAAATACGTTGGTTAACGTTAGCCAGACTTTGAGTATAGGCTTCATCTGCAGTCTTTCTTTCGGCAATCTCTTTATCCAAGCTAGATTGAATTGCGGCATCTGCATCTTTACGGTCTTGGATTTCCTTGTTAAGATTGTCTTTTACAACTCCAAGAGCAGCATCACCAATAGCAGACTTATTGTCTACATATTCTTTCAGTTTAGTTTCAAGAGCTGTATCAGCATCCTTACGAGCTTGAACTTCAGCAGCTACCTCAGCACTGTTTGCCTCATCACCCGCAATTCGGTCTTCGATTTCTTGGTTAACCTGTTCTGTGATTGCAGCCAATTTCTTGGTAATGGTAGCAGCAAAGTTGGGGTCATTTCCAAGGGCATCAGCAATTTCCTTAAGAGTATCAAGTACTTCTGGAGCAGAACCAATAATCTTTTGGATAGCTGCATTTACCTCTTCCTCAGTTTGGAAACCAGAATCGTTGATAAGCTGAGAAAGATGCGTAATATAATTTGCCTTTTCCTCAATTCCATCAAGTTTAGCTTTGAGTATATCGGTAAAGTCATTCTTAGTCAAAGAATAGCCTTCACGTTTATCTACTTTCTTAGTATCAAGATCTTTATCACCTTTTTCTCTAGCAGCAGCCTCGGCAGCAATAGCATTAAGCAATTGCTCCTTGTCTTCTACACCCTGCTCTTTTACATCTTCGATTTTGTGTTCAAGAACTAAATCCTGAGCAGCACGAGTAGTAGCCTCTGAATCGATATTGTTCTGTAATACTTGGTCTGCAACAGTACGGGCCTGAACTTCTTTATCAATATTACCTTGAAGAGCATTATCTGCATTGGTACGGTCTGTTACCTCTTTAGAGATTTCATTGTGAAGAACTTGGTCCTCAGAATGACGGTCTACCTTCTCTTGGTCAATTTTACCTTGAAGAGCTAAAGTATCTGCCTGGCGATTAGTGATTTCTTCGTTAATCTTAGAATCCAGTACAGTATCTGCGTTAGTACGATTTGCAGTTTCTTCTGCAATCTTTGACTCAAGGGATGCCTTATCATTGATATGGAGAGTTTTAAGGTCATTTACACTTTCCTTAATCTCATTATCGGCAGCAATACGTTCATCTTTTTCCTTTTGGATAAGATCCTTGAGTTCCTTCTCAAGTTCACCATTACCTTGATTTACCTTATCTTCAAGGTCTTTGATATCTTCAGCATTCTTATCTACCTTCTTCTCAACTCGGTCGATTTCAGCTTTTAAGTCTGCCTTAACGGTATCAATCTTCTTATTGATTTGGTCTAACCCATATTCTAGGTTATCCTGAACTGCAGCTACTGCAGCACCCAGAGCAGCTTCGGCTTCCTTAGCACGATTAACCTCTTCGGTTAAAGCAGTACGAAGGTCGGTTAATTTATTAGTGATAGTAGTTGCAAAGTTGGGGTCATTGCCCAATGCTTCTGCCAACTCTTTAAGAGTATCAAGGGCATCATCAGCACCATCAACCAAATCACTAATCATCTGTTTAACTTCTTCCTCAGTTTGATATTTCAAATCATTCTCAAGCTGAGAAACTTTAGTGATATAATTTGCATGTTCTTCGATGCCATCAAGTTTAGCCTTCAACTCATCGGTAAAATCATTTTTCGATAAGTCGTATCCTTCTTTCTTATCTACCTTATTCTTGATAGAAAGTACGAAGGCCCAGAACTCATTTATAGTTCCCCCAAAGCCAGCACGAACAAAGTCATCATAGTAACCCTGTAACAACCGCTGGTCAATCTCTTCGCAGGTGTAATATTTACTTACATACATATTTATAAAATTTAAGGATTAATTACTGAACGTTGACGACCCAGTAAGAATTCCGAATCTATATCCCTGAATGGTTCTCCCTCTGAACCACAGAAGGCATTCATTGGTATATTCGGATTTTCTGGATCTACATCTCCACCGTCTTCTATATCCCCCCGAATACAAGCATAATCAGGAAGCTTATTTACACGGAATTTCATTACCTGGCCTATACCAGGATGAGGTATTATTTTATCCCAGATATCACCGAAGTAATCTTGAAAGCAGGTGACAAATTTGTTTCCGGTCATTGATTGAAATGCCGTTACATCATTGCCATTACCTTTCATTTCAATATGAACTCCAGATGTACCATTAAGGATAACCAGATTACTATCAAACCAGATTCCACTGGAAGTAGTAATTGGGGTCCACCTCAGTACTAACATCTTTGCCATACACTTAATGTTTTATTCTACAAATTCAATTTTGGTATCTCGGTCTCTCTTTAGGATAACCATGAAAACTAGGGCCTCATCCTTTGCCTGAGCAGTCTGAGTATCTCCAGAAGGCTTATACGTTATACCATTAATTACAAACCTATCTTGTTCCCAATTAAAATCCCAATAACCCTCCGGTGTAAGATAACCGATTTGTTCTATATAAGATTTAGAAATTAGTATTGATAAGTTTTCGTCATCCAATTCTCCTGAGACGGTTGCCTTGTTGATAGGCCAGTTTCTGAAAGCATTGTAGTAACACAATGCTTCGATTTGGATGTTATAATATTTAGGTATACTGTCTTCGGCATGACTGAGAAGCTGATTAACATGTTTGGCCCAAGTTATGGTTTGTCTACCAGCATCCCAATCTAAGAAGTCAGTGATAATTTTCTTGTATCTATCCCAAGAGCGGTTCTTTACCATTCTCCAGGGTTCTTTTGTCATAACTTAGTTAAGATTGATTTCTTACCACCTTTTACTGGAGCACTTGGGTTGGGTCCATCTAATACTCCAGGTTGCCTTCTGTTAACTACTTTAGGAACTACGGTTCTGAATACTTCATCACAGAATGGTAAGTAGATTTCCAATCGTGAAGCTAACATACAAAGGTTCTTTCTTAATTCATCTATTAATCCACCTGGTTGCATTGCTTGAGAAAGTGTTTTCCATAGGGAACTTGTAGCATCTGCCAAGGTATCATAATATTGCACTTCAGTAGGCCCAGTAGTGATTTGTTTAATCCTATCACCTCGGGCAAGTTCGGGTTTAGAAGTACCATCACCAGTTTGTTCTTTGGTAGAAGTTAATTGACTTAAGTATTCGGAAGTACTCGTTAATAGATTAAGTATCTTCACATTGAGAAAATCCCAGGCAGCCAATTCCATTATTAATTGGTTTTCTAGTGCTTCATACCATAATTCATCCGTATACTTATCTGGTGCAATTGTATGGTTTACTAGAGGTCCAATGTAATATTGCCACTTAGTGATGTAAATAGATTTCTCTTCCCTGGTCATCCCATCGGATATTTCTGAAGGGATATAATGGTCGATTAAGTTATATATTGTATCGGCTAATGCCGTATGCCCATAATCACAAACTACCAGAGTCTTATCTACGGTGATATCTAAACCGCTAGAGTTAGTTACATGTAATGTTACGGTATAGAAACCGGGAGTTTCATAAGAATAGGAAACATGTCTTCCACCATTGAAAACCTCTCCCTTATCATCGCCAAAGTCCCAGTCAAAAATAGATTTGGCCGGGACTTTGGATATGACTCTGAATGAAACTTCCAGACCTGACGTAACGTACAAAAAGTCCAGATTGTTATTCATATTAGTCTGTCTTATGTAATTTTCATAGATTACCCTTTAGAAGAGGATTCGAATTCTTCCAGCAAAGCCTGAAGAATTGTTTCTACTGTATCATCTTTCTCGGCAACGATTTCATGAAGACCTGCTACCAGTTTCAGTTCTTCCAGAGAATAGCCCTTTGCAAGTTTTTCAAGAGTCATGCCTTTCTTGAACTGAGCATTCAGTCTCTTATCCAACTTTTCGATGTCGGCCTCTGAATACTTTTCGATTTCTGATTTATCAGCAATGATAATCAGATGGCCAGAGGCAATTGCCTTCTGAATCTTTGGTGCACGGAATTGACGACGAGAGAGTTCCTTGTCTTCTCCTCTACAAACGGTAATACCAGTTGATTGGTCATGAAAACTGTAAGCTCTTGGTCCCACAGTTACTGTATATTTATCTTTAGCCATATTTCCTAAGATTTAAAAATGATTAAAGAGAGGATAGGTCTTTTTTTTTTAGTTACCTACCCTCTCAGGGAATTTATATAGATGAAACCGGACGTCCCTTATTATTCTAGGTTAACCATCAAATATGGGTCTACGTTCATGAACTCGGGGAAGCCGAATTCTGAGAACTTCTTGTCAGCAGCCAGCAACAGAGTTGCATCCTGGTACATCTTAGAGAAGCCAGTAGTCAAGCTTGCATAGATTGCCTGAGTCTGGTTAGAAACGATTCTTTCAGATTCAAGCATCAACTGACGAGCAGTAAGCTTAATCAAGGCAGCAGATGTATCAATCAACAGCAACTGTTGGTCGGGTGTACCCGGGTGAATGTAGAAGTCAGCATTCTTGGGAACAGGAGACTTAACATTCAGGGTAGCTTCTGTAGTACCAGAGTGACGATCCTTGAATTCCGGCAAGTTCAGCATTTCGATTGCCTGGTCTTCACCACCAATCATAGTTTGGAAGTTACGTCCCATACGAGCAGCACGTACCCAAATATGCAGAAGGTCTTTGTAAGTGATACCATTAGTTGTTTCGTATACACCGATTACCGGGGCAGACTCAGAGCCATCAGGGTTGTTACCATTGATAGCAACGTCCATAGCCAGAGTATCCAGAGCATAACCCAACTGAACGCCAAAATCACGAAGGTAGATTCCCAAGACATCGAGCGAAACATAGTTACGAACTTCATCAGTAAGTTTGAAACCTTTTCCGATTTTGAAGAGGCTAACTGATTTCTGTCCGAAGCTAACATCACCCAATGGGATAGTTTCTGCCTCATTAACCTTTGCAGGGGCAGCATCCGACATGTTAACCATCGGCATGATTGCTTGTAAACCATTGATTGGTTGGTCAGATGCAATGATATTTGGATAGAACGGAGCCTGGCGCATACCCAATGTGATAGCAGCACGGATGATTTCCGGAACAATCCAACGAATATTCTGTTGGGGCATTGTAAAGATGTTCTGCATCGTGTCCACTTTTGGATTGATGCCCATCTTTTCAAAAAGTTCATCTTCTGAAATACCCCATTTACCGGTAACCAATTCTCCAAAAGTTACCTCTACAGGCTTCTTGTCCTGTGAACCGGAACGAACAGCTTCCAAGCTTCTTACCATTTCCGGCAGCTCATTCATAAAATCCTGAGCCTTCAACTTTGTAATATCTATTTTATTTTCCATAACTTCTTTTCTCTTATTTGATGAGTACTTGAATTACCTCATTTGCCTCTTCTGCTGGATTAAGGGCAATGAACTGGGTTGAAGTTGCTGGGTTAGCTTTTACGAATCTATCGTTAAGCAATTCTCCATCGGGAGTTACATAGCCAGCTTCGATATTTTCGTTTGATACCCAGTTACAAATCATGTAACCTTCCATAGCTACTGTTACCTCTACCGGGAAATTTCTTTGAGGTTGATAAGCAGGGTTAACGTTATCCGTTACTGCTACACCCAAATAAACTTGAGTAGCTACATCAGTGCAAGGGTAAATCAAACCTTCTTCATTCAAAGCTACTGGCATACCCTGTACGATTTTCTCTCCAGCTTTAACATTGAAAGCCTGGTGCAATTTGTGTGACTCACTTTTGTAAATCACCGCTCTCGGGGTTCTTTCCCCAAAGAGAGTAAGTTGCTGAGGGTCGTTTACGATTTTAGTTTTTTCCATAACGCGGATTATTTATATTAGTTATTTGATTTTGTTTCGATACAAGTTATCGATTACATTCTTAGTACTCGGAGATTCTGAATTCCGTTGGGTATCAGTACCCTGGGTTCCAGTTTTACCCTCGGTATCATCCTCAGCAATTGAGGAAGCACGGTTGACGTCCTTAGAACCACATTTTGAGCAAGTGAGAGGGAACTTCTCTTCCAAGCGAGCTTGGTAATCCTTTGTCAAGGAAACAAGAGTAGTAATACCAGTAGTCTCGGCATTGAGCATCGTAACGATTGTCTCATCTACCTTATCACCCATCAACTTCTTGTAAGTTTCTACGGCATTTTCACGGAGAGAAGCAATGTGATTCTTTCCTACAGTTGCCATTTCCTTCAAGTTAGCTACTTCAGCATTCAAGTTGGTAATCTGTTCCGTAAGAGAAGTTTTCTCTGTAGTAAGATTATCTACCGAAGTTTGCAATTCGTTTCTGGATGATACCAAAGTCTGAATGCAGGCAATTACATTTTCCTGATTCATCTCTTTACCTTCTTCCAGGGTAAGCATGTTATCCCCAAAAAGGCTTTCAAGAAATTTTTGTAATTCGTTCATGTTATCTTTATTTGAATGATTATCATTGGCATCATTATCATTAAAAGAACCCTGAGTATCGTTCTTTTCTTGATATGATGTTAAATCTGATTTATAATCAGTAAAGAAGTATTGCTTCGATTTATCATCTCTATACTCTTCATAGGATGCCCAAGTTCTTTTGGCAAAGGTTGGGTTAATGATTTTACCATCCGAGCCAATTTTCTGGGCAAATGAATCAGCACCATGTGAAACTAGTGAGGTCTCAAGGTAACGAACAATTTCAGTAACCATTCTACGTACCATAACTCCCTTAGAGTCATAAGTACCCAGTTTCTGATAAAATTCGTTATCTTCCATTTGGGGATGGGATTTATCCCACTTAAATTGTACAGTAACTGAATTACTATGAATTGAAGGTGGCTCCATAAGGATGCCTCTAGCAATTCTTGGGTTTGCCTTACCATCGATTTTCAGAATACCGTTGATACCAGCGGGTATAGTAAAGCTACCGTCTTTATAGGATTCCTGCCACATTACTTGTGATACAGCACCAATAGCATTACCAATGTTGGTTTCATGGTCACAGTTTACTGTTTGACCAAGCAACATCTTCATAGAAGCCTTTAGTACTCCGTTCTGTCCAAAGTCTGTCGGGTTCCAATTCTTAGATACAATCGTTTCTGAAAGTAATCTGAACATTGGTTCGATAAACTCTTCGTCCTTAGGAGTTAGTTCCGATTTGTCTAGGTTGGGATAGTAAGTATTATAATCTATATCCCCTCCCCAAAACCCAAATTGAGCAATGGAATCCGGTGTAGGATTTTTCCATTTGTAATAATTCTCTGAGAAAGCCTTGGCTCCCACTGCTTCTGGGATATACCCAGCCATAATGGTATGGCCTTGACCTATCACCATAGAATCAAGATGCTCTTTGTTTTTCTTTGTAAATTTACTCATCTTGCTTTAGTATTTTGGTCTCCTCGAGAAGGAGCCGGGTTATTCTTATCTCTTGACCTACGAGCAGATTGGTTTTTATCATCTTGCCTTTGTTTCTTCTTAGTTCCTTCTTGTGGGTCTATATTACCTCCCTTAGCAAATTGGTCCTCAAGTGAAACTCTTGGTTCTTTCTCATCAGGAGAATCATAACCCATTGCCCAAGCATATTGCTCTTGACTAATGATACCAGCCTTATACAATAAGTCAAGGTTCTGTATCTTATACTGAAGACCTTGTTGGATTTTAACTTCATCAGAAACTGTAGAAGTTCCCCAATCAATCTTCATCCCCTTATTATTAAAGCCTGCCAGACGCAGTTCTAGAGAATAAAGTCGGTCTAATACATAAGCTACAAGCATTTGGATATTTTTTAACTGGCTAATCATCTTAGACAGCATTATACCAGTTGCACCTTCACCAGTAGTAGATGATACCCCAATGATAGAGCCATTAACTCCCAACCCATTTGCTACAGATTGTTGGTTCATATTCCAAGGCTTCTCGATATTACCGAGCTCCTTAGTAGTAGAATTTAGTTTGAATTCATGGTCATCTATGTAACCAGCAACTACCCCATCCTTCATACCCTCTTTAACATTACGTTTAAGGATATTGAGTTCATGGTATAATCTGGATTCATAAGATTTGATACTCTCATTTGGCCTTTGTGGAGATTTCTGCATCTTAGCTTCTAAGAAACCAACCATACCACAAATCTCCATGATATGTTTGAAGTTAATCTTCATATCATTTTGTCCTTTGAGAGAATCCAATGCAGGCATAAATGGAGGAACTCCATAAGGTTCATCGGTATCATTGAACATACCAACATAGAAGTAGGTTTCTGGGTTAAGCTTAATGTAATCTTGTTGCTTAACAAAGAAATTTATATTCTTTTGGTAAGGAGCATACACCCCATTTAATTCACGTTTAAACTTGATATGCTCTGGCTTAAGGAATAATACAGTAGCCAAACCATCAAGCTTGTCATTTGGTACGCCTTCTACAGATATTGCCCCACTTACAAGAAGTTGAACAATCATTTTGTTAACTAAACCATCTATACCAGCAGTATATCTGGTCCATCCCTTGGTGGCTTTCTTAAGATGTTCTCTCATCTTTGAAGCCTCTTCATCGGTATTATTAGGGAAAGTTACTGTATGACTGGTGTTAGCTAACTTAAACATATCTTGCAATGCGATGCCCATATCAGGATTTACTTTATATAAATCCCGAATTAAAGGTATCACATCAACACGAAAAGAGGGTTCAACTAATTTAGTCAACCCTTGTAATGATGTAATTAAGTTATCGCTATCATCGTCAACTGAAACCCTACCAGGCGAAATCGATGTGGCAGGCTTCTCCTCTTTATTAGAGGATGTACCATTCTTGGGAGGGTCCTTCTTACGTCCCCAACCCCAACTAAAATTGAAGTACTTTTTCATCTTGGTTGTACGATTACGTTAGTTTTTCCTTTCCTTATGTGATTACATATTGCTTTTCCAAAGATATCATCATCGGCATATACGTCTCCTTCAAGGTCTACATCTACAGCTGAATTGTTAGCCCTATGTTTACCCATTGCAACAGGTCTACCTAAACCATCATAGATGAAAGTATAAGCTTCCTGAACAAAGAATGGGTCCTTTATGATTACGTTATCATTTCTGATATCTTCTTCTAAGTTTTCTATTATCACTGAACGATTCTTTTGTGTAGTTAACCAACCAGGAGATTGGTCCATTTCTGGTCTACTCTTTCCCTTTTTCTTAAGCATTTTTTGGTAGTAGTACAGCTTTGGATAACCTTCATCTTGAAGTTTAGAGGTTACTGCTAAACCCACATCATTAGATTCCGGAGCTATAGTAGCCCAATTATACAATTGCCCGGTATCTCCAAGTAATTTAGCATAAGCCCCTACTGCCATTCTTCCCTTATATATTGCTTGTTCTTCTCCTAGCTTATCCATACAAGTGAATGAGGAATAGTCAGAAGCTCTACCAGTTGCAACGTCAGCACCAATGAAATATTCTTTGTCAGATTCTGGTTCACAGAATTGCCTGTATTGACCATTGAATCTTTTCTTTATTACTGGATAATCACTAAGGCAGTCTTCGATAGCCTTAATATCAGCTAAATCGAAGACTGTATTACCTGATGACAAGAAGTCACCGTCTATTTCTTGTGCTGTTCGTTTTGCACCCAAAGCAGAAGACATTTGGTTATACCAATTTATATCTCGTTCCGGGTGCATCTGCCAGTATAATCGAATGGGATTGAAGGGGTTACCTCCAGCAATGGCATCTACCCAAGTTGAATGATAAAAGTTACCAACTCCATAAGGAGTGGAATTGACGATGGCAGCTCCACCAGTGGAAAGAGTAGGAAAAGCAGCAGCCCAAATTTGAGCAGCCCATCTAACTACTGCTGCCTCGTCAATTACCAAAAGGGAAAGAGATTCCGAACGACCGGCTTCGGATGATGTCGGAATTGATTCAATAAAAGACCCATTATCAAATTCTATCATGGATGCTGATCCGTATTCACCAGCCCTACCGTTTATAATGGGAGTTTGAAGGTACCAGGGTAAATTTTTGTACATGAACTTAATCTTCTTAAGTACTTTTTTAGCAGTGGTATCCTTGATAGAAATAATGTTTATCTTTTTGTTGGGATGGTACATCGCCAACCAAAGACAGTACATAGAAATCAATTCTGTAATACCTGCCTGACGAAATTTCAAAATGATATTGAAACGTTGAGCAATAAAATTATACAAAACCGATTTTTGAAATGGGTAAAGTTCGAACCTTACCTTTCCCCTTACTGGATGTATCACATAACAGAAAAGACTGAAAAAGAAAACATCTACTGTAACCCTTGAGAGATTTGATAACTCTTCTCGAGTTAAAGTAGTTCTAGTTTCTGAGATAGTCTTTGCCATACTTAAAAATTATACGTTATTTGAAATTCGATGTCAGTACCAATTCCCGATTTTATCTTCGGATAGTAAAAGGCATTGACTCCGAGTTTGTAATTAAATCTCTTAGTCTTGATTGAAAGACCAGCTCCTATATCGAAGAGATTATTGAAAGGTCTATACTTACCATAAACGTAAGGGTTAAGTGATAACCTTGCAACTTTCTTCCGAGTTAATTGACCTTCATACCAGTTATAGTTGTACTTATCCAGATTGATATTGAACAGTCTAGTTGAATAAGTTCCAGTCTGTTGATTGAGTAGACTTAAGTTCAACTGATTCTTCTTCAATACAATCTGAACCAGTGAATCTTGTTTACTGATAACTGGCTGCCTTAGCATGGAATCAGGAAAGAGAGTTGACTGCCTATTGTCGTAAACTAAGATTCTATCTGGTTCATTTTCTTCAGAGTACTTCTTCTCTGGTTTGAATGGTTTGTCTTTGTAAACTGTATCTGGGATTTCATTGACCGCTTGTTCCAGTGAATTAACTTCTCGAGAAAGTTTGTAATTCCTGAAGCAAAGGTAAATAGTAAATCCTAGAAGTACAATAAACAAGGCATTCTTAAACGTCTTCATACTTGATGAATTTTTTAATCTTACTCTTCAACCAATATCGTTCTACTTGACTTAAGTTTGACTTAATGATGTGGAACTTGAATTGAAAAGTACGATTAGTTTCAATAATCTCAAAACGTATCGAAGGTAAATTCCGATAGATAATCCGAAAGAACTTAAGGATATTGTTAATGTTCAATTCGGTAATTGGGTACTTTGCATTAATCATTCTCATAATTCGGTGTTATTAAATTTCAAATCGAAATAGTCGCACGCCTTTAATGATACTATCTATTCGGTAATCGCTTAGCGATTACCTTTATCGAACGAAGTGAGATAATATCCTATTCCTATTACAGTATAACAATATACAATCATATAGCATATCGTACATATAAATAAGAGTATATATACTATGTATATACTCTTATTACGCGCATGCGTATATAAGCTAAAGCTTATACAAACGTTGAGATTAAGGTACCTTTTTAAGGCATTTTTTGAACCAAACCCCTACCTCATAAACCGACCCTTTGGCAATTGTGTACCTTGCCTTGTTAAGCCAGTAATGGTAATCCTTAAAATCACCTTCAAATGTACCCAGGGTTTTGTGAAGGTAAATTTTGAATTTCTTTGGGAATCCCATAATTGCCTTAAAATCCTCAATCCCCAAAGGATAACCATCCGGTCTAAATTGCCTATCCGCAGGTCTAAGAGTTAAGGGTGGTTTGTCATACTCTAATCGGTATACTCCTGGGAGAGTACTCATCTTTGCAGTTTTGATTGGCCACTTCTTTTCATCTCTGAAATCTCTAACCCAGAGCCTATGTATCTTTGCAACGGTAAGATTTTTCTTCTCAGGTAGCTTTCGATAATCATACATTGCCAAAGTTTTACTTATAAACGGGATTTGATTAGTATTATTTTCCTGAGAGAATGTTAGTGGTTTTAGTAGATTTCTAGTAATTGTTGGAGTATTTACTTGGAATACTTCATTAAAAGCATTCAAGTATTTCTTACCGGTCTTTTTATGTACTCCAATGATAACTAAACGTTTCCTTGAGGTTTGGGAGTTTCCATAGTCGGAAACTGACCTTTCGTGAAAAACTAATTTATAGTCCTTAAATGTTTCCTCAAAGAAATCTTTAGGAAGCAAAGATAGTAAACGAGGCAGATTTTCTATAAGAAATATCTTGGGTTTATACTCTAATATTGCTGCAATTACTAGATTTAAACTTCGGTTATCTTTGGGATTACCTAATTCCTTTACTTTAGATAACCTCATTACCGAAGATGCACCACAGTCTGGAGATGAAATAATTATATCGATTTTCTTATCGAACTCTTGTAAACAGAATCCTTTATAAAAGGGTATATCACCAAAATTCAACTTCCATTGTTCTTCACCTGGAGTATGGAATACTCCTCTTATTTCTATATTCCCTAGCAAATTTTCCCTAAAAGGGAACAGGAGTGCACCCTGTCCAGCGCACACTCCCAATACCCTTAACTTTTTCATTTCTTGTAACTTCTCAATTTGATGTACTTAATCCAAGCAAATGGTTTACGGTCTTCCAAATAACTCAGATTTTTATCATTATTGTGAGCTTCTTCTTCAAAACTTACATCATGATACCTTTCATTCTGTTTATCCCATTTGGCAAAACACAGAATGAGAAGATATTCGATAATATACCAAAGGTAGAAGAGACCAAAACAGAGAACTACTACCCACCAGAAGGATATATCGAATAATACCCAGAGTATGATACCAAGTATCAAACCGACTATACTACACTCAATCTGTTGTACCTGATGGATTCTCTCATGGTTGATATCATCCGGTTTACACTCCTCTACTCTATGCTTGAAAAAAGAGTTGTACAACATAGTTATTGCCTTGTAACTGGGGAAAAGGAATACCTTTGCTACCCAGCTGTTAAAATGACATCTTTTCATAACTTATCTTTGAAATTTTCGTAAGCATTTCTTAACTTTTGGTCATAGGCATTCTGGGCATACCCAGGACCATTATACTTTCTGGCAAAGCCAGCCCAGTCTTTTGCTTTGAGTTCTTTCAAACAACCAGAGTTATTCATGAAATAATACATGAGTTCCAATTGTTTCTCATGAGATTCAGACATCTTGTGAACAAATTCGAAGACATCTTTACATCCACAAAGATGGTGATTGAAGCCCATAATTTGGAACATACCCCAACTTGCAGACTTTAATGCACATTCTTCATCAATTTCTTTGGCTAATTCGAGTCTCTTATACTCGTGTACACCTCCCAAATACTTCGATTTATCCCATTTAGGGAAGAAAATCGTAGAATATCTCTTACAAAGGTAAGCTAAATCTCTGTCAGGGAATTTCTTATGTACTTCTTTGTACATAATGTGACCCTCAAAGAGAATTTGAGGCCTACCATCAGCTAAAAACCCGTCTCTACCAGCTGCTTCCACCAATTGGACAGCCTTCAATAGAGCAGGTTCTAGACCTAAGCGAATAGCAAGGTCTTTAATCATTTCATTTGTTAGTTTATCCATAACTTATCAGTTTTAATGGTTCAATTTTAGTAACAAAAGTATTGCTTATAACCCATTTTCAATATGTTTCGAGGTTCTATTATCATATATAACTTATAAAATAATGCAATATGGACAAGAAAAATGAGTGCCAGATATGTGGCAAGCCTATTAATTTAGAGGAATTTGATGAAACTCGGGAAATCCCTCAACTTATGGCAAGAAAACAAATTTGTTTTCAATGTGCTTTTTGGTCTAATCGATTAGCTTATGATAAAGAGCTTGAGAAAGAGGGTAAAATTGCGGTAATTACTCCAGATTATTCTCACTGGGTAACTAAAATTCCTGGAAATATTTTAATGGTGCCCTCGGCTTTTGGTGGTATTTACCAAACTAAACTCCAACCAGTAAACACTCTGGGAGTTATTGATGAAGACCGAGAGAAGCTTTTCATTATCCGTTATAATAACATCACTCACCAAGGCACTATACCAGAACATCTAAGAAAGCTTTTTAAAGTAAACGGAGTAATTCTATCTCCACAGGAATACAAAATGCTAGAAGATTACCGGGGCAATGCCTATGAATTTATTAAAAATATGATTGATAATGCAATAAATAAGAAATAATTTCGTATATTTGCATAGAGAAAAATTCTTAATAAATAAAGATATATGAAAAAAGAAAAGAAAGAAATCAAAAAGCTTAAAGAGGGGGATGAGGTTCTCTTCACATTATCTGGAAGACCCATCATTGAGAAAGTTACAGTGGAATCTATTGATAAAAAAGGTGGATTCGCAATGCTCAGTAACCGAGTAAAAGTTGCAAGAACCTTGGGTCCTGATGATACATATCCAAGATTGGATGGGCAAAAGGGAGAAGTTCGTCCGCTTACCGAAGAAAATGAAAGAGTATTCCTTGCATATAAGGCCTATTTCTCAATTAAGAGAAACATAGAATTACTTGATAAGGAGATGAGAAGTATGAAAGATTCGAAAGCTTTCGATATGATGATTGAATTTGATAAGAAGCTTACCAAGATTATTAACAAATACTTCAAAGAACAATGATGACTACGGTATTAGCGATAATTTACTTGGTATGTTTGCCATTCACGGTATTTTTTGTAAGGGCTTGCTTGGATTATTTACCCTATACTCACAAAATACACTCTCTCGTTTTATTCATCTCGGTATGGATAGTATTACCTCTATTTCCAATTTATCTATTAATCAGATACATAAAATACAAATTACTATGAGATACTTTTTTGACAGAGATGGTAATTATGCTGGGTCATCAATGCAAGGGTGGGAGATTCTTCTCCTACTCTTGTTCCCAGTTGCTCTAATAATCTTCCTCGTATTCTTACCTTTCTATGTATTTCATAAATACAGTTCTAGAGAAGAGGATAAAAAATACGAGGAAGAACATCCAGAAATACTAAAAGTAGATTCTTATATTACCTGCTGGTATCCATGGCATAGATATTCTGTTGCATATACACTGGCTCTTATATTCTGGGTAATTGCTTTTATAATTGGGATATTATCTTAATACAGGTATTAAGTTGGACCTACCCAATAAAAATTCAAATCTAATGGATATTTTTTAGTGGGGTTAAACCTACTGGAGAGTATAGGAGTATCACTGCTAGCAGAGGGAGTTGAAACTTTTGTAAGAGTATAGGAACCCAATCCAGTTGTTTTTATTGTAAAGTATGAATTACTTGGTAAATTGTAGCTAGGACTAAAAGCATTACCATTCTTATCAAGGCAGGACCAAGACAACATTTCGAAATTTCCCGGGTACAGGTTAGCAATATAGACATTAATAGCATATCTATTTTGATTTACTATCCAATTCTTATTATCTCTGTTACCATCAGCCATAGGTCCACCTTCGCCACTAATATTGGTAGTAGCCTTAAAAAAAACACTCGTGTTTACTCCATTGATGGTTATAGGATTAAAACGTATTTCCCAATATTCTTTTTCTTCGGGAGTAGTAAGGTGTAGATTTATTTTATTACCAGATTCATTTTGTGTAAGTATACAAAGCCCAGAAGTACCGTCATCTTGTGCAGTAATCTGAATTTCATTGTTACTTTTGTCTTCCTCCAGAACATAGTCCGGGGTATTGATGCTAGCAGAATAACCAACTTCAATAACCCCGGACAATTTGCCATTTACATACTTACGCTTTTGAGATTGTATTGTCCATCTCTCAGAGTTTCCCTGTCTTATTTCTGCATATACATCTTGGGTAGATCTCCCCCCCCCTAATTTAAGAACTTTATTTTCCATAATGTATAATGTTTTTAGATATTGATACTGTTCCTCCTGCACTTGGTACTATAAATGACCCCTCTGATATCCAGGTATCACCTGATTTAGTATATACAGCTACTTTATCTCCAGTAGTACATTCTATTAGAGAACCAGGTTCTGAGTCATTGGCATAGAATGGAATCCTCATAGTAGTAGTACCAGTTGCTGAGATACCCTGTATATACATATTATCTGAAGATGATGTATTCTGTGGCCTAGCTCCCCTGCCAAAGAGATAGTAGCCTGTACCTGTGGGCAATCCAGAGAGAGTGAATGTTGAAGCCTCTTGTGACTTCTGAGTTACTGGTATACTAAGGTTAGCATCCCCACAGGTTAAGAAGATATGCCCTGAACGGTTAGCTCCAGTTTGATTACTCGATAAAGCGGTCAGGGATAACATGTAATGGTTCTCAAGAGTATCCACTGGGGCAACGGATACTGAGCACCAATCGGGAGCATTACCCACATGGGGAGTTTCTGGCTTTTTAGACCCATCACTACCCTTTAAATAGGCCATCACAAGGATTTGAGCAGTATTATATTTATCACTACCTAAAGGCAATGTGTTTGAAACCATTTTTATGTATCCACTATAGGTTACACCAGCCTTCTGAGTTACTGTGAGATTGATTTTGTTATTAGACCCATTTTGGGTAAATGTCAGAGTAGTAGACCTTGAGGACCCAGTATTTTTTGAATAGTTAATTTTTACATCTAAGTAACCATCTCCAACGGTAACTCCTCCCCAAATAGCCCAACTTACGGAGGCTGAGCCCAAAGTACAAGAGGGTGTAGAGGTTGAAACTACTTTGCCATTTACCAGTTTCCTTTTGAGGGAAGTGATACGGTAGGTTATAGTACCACCCTCTGAAGATACAGTATCTGTACCTGTATCTGTAATTGCACGTGCTAGTTTGAATAATGTTTCTTCCATATCTTTATAAGTTTTTGGTTTATAGAAAGAACTTTGATATTGTAATCTACCAGAGGGATAAGGTGGATGAGAGCCAGGGATATTAGGTCTCTGGCTTCTTTGTGTGTTATGTGGGCATGTGTGGTGTGGGATATCTTGGCATGCCTCTAATACGAGGTGTCAAAATTTCCTGGTACTAAAAATGTGTATTTGCCTTCAAGGTACCCCTTAATGTGAGGGCTTCGAAAGTTGTGGTACTAAAAGGGGAGTACGGTTACGTTAAATTTAACATTTGAAAATAAAAAGTAAGGGACAAACATTTTTATTTATCCCTTTGCTTTCTTTTAGTCCTCAAAAGTTTCGTTATCGTCTTTTAAAATTTCTTTTATATCTTTATAGCATTGAATAACTAAATAAGCTATAATTACAAACAATGCTATATTAATAATTAAATATTGTGTAAATACTGCCATATCTTTATAAATGATTTATTTTAGTTAGTAGGGGAAATATTTCCCCTACTTTAATTTTGTTTTACTTCAAAGATTTTTTTACAATCTCAAGCCCTTTTATTAATATCTCTTTCTTTTCTTCTTTTGTGTTTTCGCTTGCAATTGAAGAAAAAGAAAAATCATTTATAACATAGACTTGTTTATAAAAGTCTATAAAGCCATCAATTAGTTTTTTATCTGCATTCGTTGCGATAGTTGAAAGAAAATTGAAAGTAACATTTCTAAACTTTTTTCTCAAAGATTTTATTTGCTTTTCGTTTGCTCCTAAAAACAATTCTTTTTTATAAATCTCTGTTTTTGTCCCTAAAGCCGTTTTAAAAAGTCCTTGATTTTTTTCTTTGACTGATTTTAAAACGTCTAAAGCTATTAAACTATTTGCTTTGCTGTTTACACTTGCTTTTTCTACATTCACTTTGTTAATTTGATTTTTCATAATTAAATTGCTTGAAAGTTTTATTATTTTTATTACCTTTTCAAATAGACTTTCAAGACTTTTTAAACTATCCTAATAAGGTATTATTTATTTCGTTTCTGTATTGCAAATATAAGAACTATTTTTTAATCTACAAAATTTTTAGAGAATTATTTTCTTAAAAAGTTTTAAATAAAATCTTTCAAATATCTTTTTGTTTTTCTCACATTGCAAAGATACGGACTTTATTTTAATCTACAAACATTTTCAAGAAAATTTTTTGAGAAAATGAATATTTTTATTTTCAAAATTATTTTTGTGAAAAATCTATAAATTCAAAAATTTATTGCACCCTAAAAAGGACTTAATTTTTGCACTTAATTTTGGGGTTCACAAGGAGAATCTTCGCACGCCTTGTAGTGGGCATATATGATATGTATAAGGATATTCCTATATGGCCTATGCCTGTCCTCTAGGAAGTGTGTTATATACCTGTATATTGATAAGGCCATTAATGGACTAAGGTGATAAAGAATTAAGGCCCTTGGGATATATCCCTCTATAAAACCCCTTGGTCCTATTTCAATAAGGCCATATATGGACTATGGTAAGCCTATGGGGAAAGGGGTTTCATAGATTAGCCTATAAGGGCTTACTAAGTTAGCGTAAGTAAAAACCCAGGTACCTTAGTTAGGCTCTGGGTTAGGTAAATTAGTCTAGGCAAATAGTACTGTCTGAGTCTAGGATTATTATATGGTCTGATTGGTATATAATATCCGATGAAACCCATTTTAGCTTATTGGGTTGGTAGGTTATTATACCAGTATGGGCATCATATAAGAAATGATGTAAGCCCTGGGATAAATCTAAGTTGTTGATTTCCTGTTGTTCCTCTAGAGTCCAAGTGTCTAATGAGGGATCCCTGAGGATTTGAATTAGGTATTCGAAATTAGTTTCCATTGTAATAAGTATTATAAGATTAGTATTCGCAATATTCTCGTTCAAGGAATATATTGAGATGCTTGAAAAGTTTGATACCTGGTATAGGACCATCCTTCTCTTCGTCCCAGGTAGTGTATTCTATTAGAGGTTTATCATAGCCTTCGATTTCGGTAAGAGAGATTACCCAGGTTTGATTTGGAGTAAAATCTTCGATAAAAGCCTTAGTAAAGCCTTGAATGATTCTAGAATCCTCATTGGAGAGGGCCGTAAGGAGATGGGTTAATCGGGTTTGTAATTCATCTAATTTCATACGTTTATTATTTAAAATGTTATTATTACAATGCAAATATAAAAATAATATATTATATATGCAATAACCCTAATTGCCTTATGAGGTACCTAAGAGCCTTGAAGGTTAGATTGCCTTTATCCCTCTAAAATCCCCAGGGGCCATTAATGGAGATTGCCTAATCACAAAATTGTCCTAGAGCTTTACAAATAATGCTAATATAAATACTAAGCAAATTACTGCATAAAGCTCTAGGACATTATTACCTATCCCTTTATAATTACCTTTTCAATATTAATTATTACCTGACCATTGGGGTTATCCTTACCTTTCTTTAATAAATAACCTATACTACCCATCGGTATATTATAGGCCTTACATAATTCATCCCAAGTTTTATAATTTGCCTCTTGCTGAAGAGCCTTAATGAACTTAGGATTATATTTCCTACGTTTCCTATCACTAACCTTAATAGGGGTATAGGTAGGTTTAGGTTTACCTCTTAGATCTTCCCAAGCATATAAGTTAGGAAATAACTGAGCAAAGTATTTCTGAACGGTAATGCTTCTACGTTTACCTTTAGCATCAATCAGTTTCATATGTCTCTTTACCTTTATGAAATGATTGGTTGTTTTGTTCATTATCCTACCATCTGAATAGAATCGGTAAGATGGGAAATCTTTGTGGGTTCTGTGTTTCATATTACCTTGAATTTTTAATTAGTATGTATTATATAATAGTGCTTGGTAAGGTAATTCGGATAAGGCAAATTAGGGGCCATTAATGGTCGGATTTATTTGCCTTTTTAGGCCTTTTTGAGTTTGCCTTTAAAGTGTGTAGTAGAGCTATATGGTATAGTGGCTATATAGTGAGTTGAGTGGCTTTGTATAGTAGAGGGGTTATCACTTGCCTTGTTTGCCTAAATCCCCAAAACCCCCGGCGAGGTACCTTGATATGTATTATGGTATATTGATTATGTATGTAGTATAATAAGGGGTATATGTGTATTAGGTATTTTATTATATGTACCTTAGTTAGGATGGTAGCTTAGTTAGGCTCTATATGATTTTCTTTTTATTTTTGTGTTGGGTAGGGGAGTATTGGGTTATAGGTGGGTTAGTATAATCCTATATGTGTAGGATACTAAGATTAGTGATGAGGTGTATAGGATTAATATTAGGATTTGTGATATTATATACCTTAATTTGTTTGTTGGGTGGGTATGCTTGTGGGCTTGGTATATTTTCTCATTGCGTATGAGGGTTAGGATGGTGCCTACGGATAGTATTATTCGGATTATGTGATAGATGATATTCATGGTAGTGATATTATATCGATTATGGTTATATCTGTTGGGTTTACTTTGAGGATCTCTCTTAGCTTTAGCCTTATATAGGTACTGTGTTTATGCCATGGGTTTATTTGTTGTTTGGGGTAGCGGAGGTAGGTATTAAGTTCCTCAGTTCTGTACACTACGTTCATTTCTTCGCAGAAGCCTTCGGTAGTCCCAGGTAGTGGTCCCGGGACTTCGAATGATACTAAGAATTTACCTGATGTTAGCATGGCTCTAGTTCGTTAGTTAGGATTCTTATATCGGTTAATTGATTCATATATTCCTCTTCTGAGGATATGTCAAGGCATTTGCATGCTATGTAGTGACCGTACATGGATATACCTGATTCGTAGCCCTGGTCTTCATTTAGGAAGTTGGCTAAGTATATCTTGTCTACTGAGCATATCCTCTTCAGATGGCCTGGTAGGGTTTCTGAATCTTCGTAGAATACAAAGTCATAAGTCTCTGTATTATCGGTCATTGTAGCAAATATTTCGATTAGCCAGTTAAAGTCCTCTAAAGGTACGTTGTCTAGCCATTCCCATCCGATTGGGTAGTTGTTTATTGTTACGATTGGTTCCATATTAGATTTGTTTTATAGCAGTGGTTGTACTAATAAGTTTTATCTCTTGGGATTCGAGATGAACATAATCGAAGTATTCTTGGATTTGTTCAATAGTTTCGAACTTTACACCTGGAGCATATACCTGATTTACGTCATCTATGATTTCCTTTTTAGCCTTCTCTATGTCTTCAAAGAATGAATGATAGCATATACTTCCCTCAGGTACAGACAAATCTGTAGTATCCTCAATGATTACTAGAGTTGTTATTGTTAGTTTCATGATGTTAATTGAGTTGAGGGTTAAACATTTGTTTTGGTTGGCCTAATAGGCAGCAATGAGGATAACCTACTTCATCTAGGATTCCCAGTATAAGATATCGATTGGTATCTCTGGGAATTTCGAAATAGAAAGCTGGTTTCATGTCGCCATCTATGAATGTAAAAACTATCTGAGTGTTTTCTAGTAACCCATTTAGTTGTACATGAGAAAGGTAGTTATAGATAGCTTCCCTTTGATTTCTTGGGTTTTTATCCCATGAGATGAGCATATCGTCATACCAATTTGGATTATCGCATAGCTTTTTAAGTTGTTGTTGAATATATGGTGTCATGATTTGAAGTAATAATATAAGTCCTCGATTAGTTGATCTTGTTCTTCCCATATAGTATCTGATACTACGTATTCTGATACGAAATAGTTATAGAAAGGTCCAAATAGCATGTTTAATACTATGTCCTTGAGTTCGATATTAAGTTGTTCCTCTTCTTCGGTAGAACTTGGTTTGATTGACTGAAGTTTTGCCTTATAGGATTCCATTACGGAATCCTTTAGGGTCTGAATATATTCTGGGTTAGTTTCCCTGAGAATATTTATTTGTGATTTGAGTTCTTTACTTATCATGGGGCTTAGCGATTATGGATATGAATCCTTGTGGATATTGAGTATAGAATAATTGATAGTTCCCTGTGGGCAAGAAGACTTGCATTATGTTTGCAAGTAATGGGTAGATTTTCCATTGGTTTTCCTCTAGAAACTTGTCCCAGGCTTCTGATTCTTCGGGATAATTTCCAGAAAGTTGAATGTGATATTCCTTTTGTTCCGGAATAAATAAATTGGTTACTACCTGAATTTCGTCTGATTCCTTTTTGTATTGAGTAATAGGATACCAGATGCCTTCGGTTTTCCATTTATTGAGTTGGAACAAGGACATGCCCTGTTCCAATACGTTTAAGAGTTTATATAAGTTTACCATAGTGATTATTTATTAAGTTGTCTAATAAGTTCTGATGCAGCCAGGGAATCAAAGAGTTGGGTTTCTCTTTTGTCGGATTCCCATTTTTCGAGAGCATTATATATTGCCGTATATTGAGATATCATGTCCTCATCTTGTTCCTCGTCCTGGATGAATTCCCGGAGATGTTTTTTGAGTCCAGTAATTATGTAATCCTGATGTTCTGGAGTTAATTGAGGAATACCAAATATGATAGCTTCTACCTGTGATGGAGAATAATCATAGTATTGGTCGTCAGCACCCTTTGTTAGATCCATGTGGGAGATAATGTTTTCCTTTAGATTTTCGAATAAGTCTTCCTCAGAAGAATATACGATTATGTAACCAGAGATATAAGAAGCAAGTGGATCATCATCCAGATCAATTGAGTAGACCCAGATATGTTTTGAATCCTTGTTAATCCAGAGACCATCAGCATAGTCGTAAGTAAAAAATGGGTGGGCAACAAGCAAGTTGCGGATTTCGCTTAAATTTTTTAAATCATTCATAACGTCTATATTAAAATTGTTAATAAAATAAAGTTTATTTCTTTTCTCTATGCAAATATAAGAATAATATATTTTTTATGCAAATAAATTTAAAGGAGTCCAGGTTCTAGGTTTTAATAGGGATTTGTACCTGGACTCCCTGGGGATATATTAACGGATTTAGGGATTAGTATAACTCATCGGCCAATAACGGTTCATTATTTGGCTTATTTAGTTTCTCCTTTGAACGTCTTGTAGCCCAGTTCTCATATGGTGTATATTCAAATGTACGCATAGTTTCATTATATGAAGCATATACCATTTGTTTACGGGTTATTCTTTTCTTGTAAGTTTTCTTAAGATTAGCAAACCAATCTAGATACTCCTGTAAAGTATTAAAGATTTCTTTACGCCCGTCTAAATCAGGATTATAACGGGAAGGTCTTACCTTCCAGATAACTTCGATATAACATTGATGCAAAGTTACGTCTATGGTATATTTGCACCAGGTACCACCAAAGATAGTGCCCGTGGAGAATTCTATCTCCCGAGCAACTAATGGACTAACGTTATACTTTGTCATGCGATTGAGAAATTAAGTTGGAAAATCCAGTTGTTTCTATCGAGTTGATTGAATGATATGAACCTCCCATCGTTATCGGTAAATTCATTCATGAATTGAACTGCAGCAGATGCTAATTGCCCCTTATAGGGATTAGTATCGGCAGTTATTATTGATTCGAAAATGAAAGAATAATAGGTAGTATCATAGATTTGTACCTGATTAATATCCAAGCAATTGAGTTTGTAATCATCCTCTAGTTTGATTAAGAGTCCCATTAGAAGATTAAGAAGATTACCCTGTTCATCAGAGTCAAGTTCAAATGTAGATTTCTTTTCTAAGAAATTGCGAACTACCTTAGTTAGTTCGTCTGCCTGATTGTAAGTTACTGAGTTCGTTTTCATATTTTTGTCTATTTTTAAATTGATATGCAAATATAAGCATTTTTATTTTTATAGAAAAATATATCTAATTTATTTTTAGGGAGGCTGAGGATGTGTACACGCTATGAAAGGCAGTGGATTAGACTGCCTTTCAATTATTAAGGTAATTGGGGAGTTAGCAAATATAGAGCCTCTCTTATAATTGAACTCTCCATAGGTTCTAAAGAGGGTTCCTTGTTCATTAGTCCGTCCACCTTTCTTCTTTTCGTTTTCAAATACTTCATGTATGGCTTGCTTTATTTTAGTAGCTAATACCTCTGATAACTCCTGAGATTTAAGAGAGATAAGTAACCCTTTTCGTATTTTCTCAACATCTTGGTTATTCTCAGTAATGGGTTTTGCTTCTACTAATTCTTGTATACCCGAGGAATATTCATCTAACCGTTCATATCCCAAATGTTGTAGGTCATTAATGAAGATACTGAATTCATCGTAAGTAAGTCTAGTATCAAAACCTACTCCATGATATAGTTGTACTAAAGGAGTAAGGATTCTTCTTAGTGTATTGAAATCCTTTAGATGGTCTAATTCTATCTCTGACCTAATAGGTATTTTATATACCTTTTCACCCTTCAGTACCACTAGCAGAACCATTAGTCTTGGTGGTAGTCTTTTCTCGTTCATAAGCAAGTTTTTGTATTATAAGTTGTACATAGGTATTCCTTTCCTTATAGATGAACATTACCGAGAGAAGTATCTCATGTTTCGGTAATATCATCTGTATGAAATTGCCTGGAGCAATCACTGTAGCTACTACTGGAGAATCTTCCTGAGAGAAATTCTCCAGTATCATTTCTGCCCTCTTAATTGGTTCTGGCTTTGTTGGGTCCAAAGTTAGGACTGGAGCAGTTATACATTCCTTGATGCCCTGTGTTAAGGCATTATATAACCATTCATCTTTTATATCCTCTACTTGGAGGTTTTTCATTGTAATCATATCCTAAACCTATTTAAAGTCCATACACCCAGGATATTAGAGAATACCCATAGTTCCCAGTTTTTATAAAAGTTATAGGGTTTACTGAACTGGGATGTTTGAAATATTATCTGGCTTGGTGTTCTAGATAACATTTCTGCATGGCAAGTTAATACTCCAGAGGATAATTGAACTTTAAAAGCTTTAATTACATCCTCATCATTTTTAGTCTCTACTGAGGTAAGTAATTTAATAAATTCTACCTCTACACCTTCCGACATTTTAACCTTTCGGAAAGCAAATTTCTCTTTATTCTCCATTTTGTTGATATTTAGATAAGAACTCTTGAGCTAGTTCATCTTGAGTTCTTTCGATTATATTCTTTATGATTGTTTTATTTTCTACTCTAGCCCACATATATAGCATGCCCAATTGAGCATCCATATAGCAATCTATAAGAGATGGGTCCTTTCTAAATACATCCCATTGTTTTACGAAATTCATTCGAACCAAATCCCTATAACCCTGGTCTGATATATCTTCTTGGTCTATATAAGCAGATACCCTTTTTCTTACTTCTAAAAGAATTTTCTCTAAGCTTTCTGGTAATCTAAAATTTTCGGGTAAACTATGATATACCAAATTATTCGGTATTAATTCCTCAAAAGTAAACTGATTATCGAATAGTTTCTTTGGGTATCTACCTGAAAATATCAAGGGTATCTTATACCTTAGCAACGATGGTACTACGTCGTATATAGCATAATGTTTCCGATATTCCTGATAGACATCGAAATATAGATTCTCATCGAATATACCAGATTTCCTCATTATTGCCTGTAAAGTATTATAAGCAGCATTGATATGAGTATTACTCAATTTGAATATTAAGTTGCCATTTTTAAGGGCAATGAGTTCACTACAGCATCTCTTTCGTTTAAATAAGTTCATGTGATTAAAATGTAAAGTTAATGTATATGTCTCGATTTCCCTTTAAGAATGTCTCATGATTCGAGTCTTCATATTTATGACAGGCATAAGTTTGAGTAGCTCTATCGAAATGGTCTCTTACCCATACTGGTGCAGTATCGGTGGGTTTTAATTTAAAGTAAGTACCTTGATTAATCTTATTAACCTTAGTTTTCTTGTAGTCTTTCTGTATTCCCATTTTCCTCAAGATTATTTGACTTAAAGCTTCATATATGTATTCTTCTGGACTTTCCTTTGTATTAGGAAAAATATTCATAAAAGTAGTAAATGTAACCTTTTCTACTTCTCCTTGAGGATTAGTCATAAGTAAGTGTACCCGATTATTAGCAGCTAAATAAAAAGCATCCAATTGATAAAGGTCATCAAACATCCTTATTTTAATAGATTCAGATAATTGAATATGAGGAACTCCTCCAGATTTAGTTCCCTCTGGGTCTAGAAAATCTTTCCTACAAAGGAAAGATGCCATTAGTTGTTCAAGGTTTTTCATATTTTTGTCTATTTTAAAATTGATATGCAAATATAATTCTTTCTTTTTAAATATGCAATATCCTGATATAACTATGGGAGCTTACTATTTCGGAGGAATTGAGATGCAAATGAGCCATCTTCTTTTTCTTCTTCCCCGAAGTCTTCATATTGATATAACTCTGGGTCTTCTTCATCTGGGTCTATATTCATTTCTATCTCTCTCCTTAATTCATGATGTTCTTTTGAGAATGAAGACATTGCTCCCTTATAGTCATCCGTGATTTGCATTAGCTCGGCTTTATTCAAGTTAAGCCCCTCCTTACTGGTATCTACTCCCTCTTGTTTAGTAGCAACAACTTCTGGTAAACTACTGAGGTCATATCTTGACTCTAACAGTTTAGCTTCTTCGGTTTTATCCATTACCCTTTGGGATTCCAATACAATTTGACGGGCTTCTTCAACTGTGATAGCATTTTGCTGAGTCACATTGTTCTGTTGATTAAATTGAGCAAATATATTAGTAGTGCTCCCTCCAGTAAGATTACGTACAATTGATTGAAGTGAAGTAGAAGATTCAAGTTTTAATTTAAGTGCTTTTCCTAATTCAGAAGATATGAAAGGTACATATTTTCCACCCTGAGACTCTCTCAAGATGTTAACCTGATGGGCTATCTCCATACGATCTTCCAAGGCCCATGCTAGTTGTTCTCCCATTAAAGCTTGCAATAAATCTTCTGCCTTATCTTTATCCCATATTCTAGAGCTTAATAGCCTATCCCTCATAAATACACGTATGTAATTAATATCTATGCCCATACGATATGAGAAGGTATTAATATCATAGGTAATACCACATAATACACCATTACCCATCAGCCATTGATTGATAATGTAATTATGTATCTTCATCAAAAGACTATCATCAGGATTCTTTTGATATTCTAATGCCATAGCTGTAGTTCCCATGGGTCTTGGGAACCTTACTATCTTACTTTCTTTTTCTGACATACAAATGAGATTTTCGGATATCGGAACTTTCATCATAACCTCTATACTCTAAATCATATCTTACATACAAATTCAAAGATAGGTTATAGAAATATCCCCTATACTTTTTCTTATTCACTGATAAATTAAAAGGTTCACCAGAGATTAAGTCCCTGGTGAATATCAAATTACCTTTCCCCGTTGTTGGGATTTTAAGGCAAAGTTTATAATCCCCTACCTTAAATTTATTGCCATGAAGGTCTAGGATTTCCTTTGCCATATTTTACCTTTTTAGGATTCGAGGGTTTTTTGTCTTGTTTACTACGGTAAGGATTGCCAGGCCTTGGGTCATTTTGGATAATCCCTTTCTGTTCTTCAATTAACTTTTGTACCTCAGGGAATAATTTTTTCCTCAGAGGTACTACCTGCGTAGCGAAAAAGGCATTCCATAATTTCTGAGTAAATGGTTCCCCTACCTTAAGTTTCGAAATTGCCCAGAATTTAGTTTCGAAATTCTTTATTATTTCCTTAAACCGATAGTAATAGATATACCCATGCTTTGGATTTATACCTATAGTAGTAGTTTGGCAATAATCTAGAAAATCTTTACCTAATTCGGATATAAACTCTTCCCTTTTAAAATCATAGTTCTCTTGGTCGAGTTTAAATAGTTTGACATAATCTATTGCTTCCATATAACTTTACTTTGTGATTATTAACTTAGGATATTCATCTGTTATCTGAAATAAATATCCCCTTATATCATCCTCATAGTATGAGGACCAATAAACCCTTCTAATCCGAAAATTATCAAGGATTGCCCCTTTCGGTATGCCCGTAACATAAAGCCTATGCTTAGGCATCATAGGGGTTATTTCAAATTCACCAGTAGTGAGTAAATTACCATAGGTACCATAATCTGGCATATTACCAGTAAAACCTGTAGGTTGTAATACATCCATTACTAAGATGGTTTGTGGTAATTCTCTTTGATTACACTTGATTATCAGTTTCGATTTACCTATATATAGGTCTTTTACTATTGTCCCAAACATCTGTATATGATTATGTGAGTGATACCATTTTTCTTGAAGTAGAATTGGTTCTGTGAACGTTCCTCTAACTTCTTTAATTCTCTACGAGATTCAGTACAAATTCTTTCTGACTTCCGAAGTATGTCAGATAGATTATCCCAAATAGGTGCCATAGGTTCTACTGGACCTGCATAAACAATTTTGTGTTTAGCATCAATCTGAGGATATTTTGATTTGTACTGATACTTACCTTTGAGGTAAAGCACATTATACTTTTCTGGTTCGTTTCTTTTTGCGTTTTCCATTTTTGTTATTGTTAATGTAATCGGATATATTATCGAGTTGACCTAAAAGCAATGCTTGAATAAAGATGTGTATAGGCCTGAAAAAGAAATTCCTTACGTTATTGGGATTGATATACCAATCGTAAACTATAAAGAATTTCTTAATTTTAGAATGCTTAAGTGAATGCTGAATTAGCCAAGATTTACAACATCGTTTATGTAATTCGACTAACTCTTTATCCTGTTTTAGCATCTCCTTATCAGAGAAGATAGTGTAATCCATTTTGTATGAATTAGAGTGCCCGGGTAATTTATTCCGGGCACTGGGTTAATAAAGGGTTATGCAACTTGTTCTGGTTTGAGAACCTTTTTCTTAAAGTCCTCATAGGCTTTAGCAGCAGCCTTAAATTCTTTGGAATTGGTGTCCTTGATACGAGCCATTGCAAGTTCCAATCGATGAAGTTCGTTTCTGGTTTGTTGTCTCCATTTCTTCCGAGCAAGAGTATCAACTACATCCTCCGGATATACGTATTTAACTTCTCGATTGGAGATTACCTGTTCGATGATAGAGGGTTTTTGTTGTTCCTTTACTTCCTTGACAACCTGTTCTTTTTTGGAAGTTTTGGTTTTTGGAGAGAGTTCTACCAATTTAGCATTGGCAAACTTAGTGGCAGCTTCTTGAGCATCTTTTACCAATTCCTTTTTAGTCTTTTTGGCCTTAGGAGCAGAAGCCTTAGTAGTCTTAGAATTTTTAATTCCTTCAAGTTGTTCAGCAACCTTAGTTGCAACGAGGTTAGTAACCTTGGTTTCATTCTTTTTCATAACGTCTATATTAAAATTGTTAATAAAATAAAGTTTATTTCTTTTCTCTATGCAAATATAAGAATAATATATTTAATACAAAAATATTTCTATATTATTTTTCTATTTGCCCAGGTTAATCGGCTAGGAAGTCGAAGATTTCTGGAGGATAGTTAATTTCATCCTCTGGATCATTTATGTAATCTTCATAATCCTCGTTATATTTATCGTAAATGTTATCTTGTGATGTATTGGGTACCCTTGTACATCTTTCAGGATATTTCTTTACGAAGTCATAGGCTTCTTGAGTAGTCATTACCTTGTCTGAGGTAAATTCGTAGGTTACATAAGAATAAGTTTCACCCAATCTAGAAACTTCATATTGCTGGTATCCAGATTTCTCAATCTTATAGATTTGATTTTCTGGAATCGTTTCTATTTCTACCCTATATTTATACCATTGCTTCTTCTCTTCTTTTGGTTTAATACCCATGCTATCTTGAAGAGAGATTAACTTGGTTATGGGACTTTCAAAATGAGAAGGAGCAGTGCTCACTTCTACTGGATGAGTTCTATTCTCACCAATAAAGTAAATCACTGCCCCCAAGGTTACCAGGCCCAATATGAATTTAGTTTCTGAGTTCATAACCTGTAGTTTCGAATTTATTTTTAATGTTCTTTGCAAGGTATTTACCTTTTGATTCTGCTTGATGTAAACCGTTGCAGATTTCATAAGGTACATCATCATAGCGATAAACTCGATTACCTTTAAAAGCAACCCAAAGTTGTTTTTTCTTTGAGTCATAACCAAAGCCCTCAATATTAGAGGATTCGCAAGGAATCATTTCGACTCCGGTGTTCATTTCTACTGATTCTAAGTATTCGTTCTTTTCCATGTCTATATTAAAATTTTAAAAGTGTTAGTTCTGGGTGGAATTTGAGATTTGCCCTCTGGAATATTGCCCAAGTACCAAGTACTCCCTGAGAATTAGTATGTACCCATTCATCTTCCATTCTGAACAATATGTGAGAGCATACCAGCATTTGGTATTCACTTAGCATATTTATCAGTTGAGGGGTATTCTCCATTTCTACGTATAATTCAATGTGCTCATCTAGTGCTCGAATTATTTCGTCATCCTCAATCTGAAGGAGTTTTTTGATTAAGTCTTGGGCAATATCATTTCCATTTTTAACGTCCTCTTTGATTGAGTTGAGTGATTCAATCTGAATACCAGCAATGAGCTTTACGATGTCTTTTGTTTCCTTGTCCATAATTAAATTTTCTTTATGCAAATATACTAAAATTATTTTATATAAAATACTCTTTTAATAAATACGGAGGTAAGTGTTAGCGGTTCTTGATTTCTTCCATCTTTTCCTTTATGGAGTCTGGGAATATAGCATCGTTTACCCATCTTAGGAAGAATTTAGAAGGCTTCTTTTCGGGACTTAGAAGCAATTGTCTCTGTTCAGTAGAGAACTTAATCCTTTCGGATTCTAACATATACTTGGGAAGTTTAGTGAATTCTGCCTGAGAGAAGGAGATTACGTTTTTACCAACTTGGGCCCTTAATGGTTTCTTCCTTTCCTTATAGAGATATGGGATAATCTTTTTCGAGGGTCCCCCAAGGATGCTAAAACCAAAGATTACCATTGGGTCAAATTTATCTGCTTTTGGGTCCTTAGCTCGTTTGATACATCTTGCCATCCAAGAGAATGAATTTGGATATTGCTTATTGTCCGTTGCTTCTCCAACATCTTTTTTATTGAACTCAAATCCGGGAAAGTGAAATAGAAAGTCCTCAGTAAGGATAAATACAAATCCCAATCCCCTAAGATATTTAATAATATCTTGTTGGCTTTTACCCTCTTCAATCATTTTTTCTACATCTGCAAGAATATCCTCCCTTGGTGATTCCAATTCCTTAGTTGTAGACCCTGCAGGTCTTCCTCTGCCCACATTAGGTGCCTTAGCAGGCAATGTACCAGATAACCTATCTAAGTATTCTTTGAAGTTATCAATATCTTGTTTATTAGTAAGAGTTACTTCTACTCTTATGGGACCGTTATGCTGTACCTTTGGACCTGAATTCATCTCGGTATAAGCATCTACCAACCTATCTGATAATGGAGTACCATTCTCTGATAGTGTAGTGATTCTAAGTTTTGGTTTATATACTTCTTGTTCCATTTTCGACTTAATTAGAAAATAAAAGGCCTGAACAATTTTTATATTGCCAGGCCTTCTACCATTATTAACGAATACTCAAAAATATGATAAGTAAAAGTAAAAAGTGCTCTTATTAATCTTCTTCTTTAGCGGCCTTCTTTTTCTTCTTGTCTTTGGCCTTCTTATCTTTCTTATCGGAAGCCGGTTTTTCTTTTACCTTTTCTTCCTTCTTTTTCTTAGTTTCCTTTTCCTCCTTGGGAGCCTTACCTGAAGCAAGTTTTCTTTGCTCCATACGATATTTTTTCTTCTCAGCCGAATTCATTTCTCTGCCATCGATGAGAGGATAATCGTATTTGGTAGCTGTTCTACCACCATTTCCTTTCTTTTCCTTTTTCTCTTTGGCAGCCTTCTTCTCAGCTTTTTCCTTCTTCTCTTTTTCCTGGAGTTTTACCAATTTCTTGTTGTTCTCTTGGTCAGCTTCAGGATAGGCAGCAGCAACTTTGTCTCTTTCCTTATTGAGCTTGTTTACAAGTTCGGTAACCTTTTTACCATGTTTCTTGTCTTTGGTCCAATCCTTAGTAGGGTCCAACTTGTTCTCTTTAAGGTAAGCATCCAAAGCTTTCTTAGCCTTTGTGAGTTCCGGAGTCTTGGATTCCGATTTACTCTTCTTTTCTGTTTTCTTAGCCATTTTCATTTATATTAGGTGAATAATTGAATTTCCTATTTACATAATACCATAGTTATACCTTCCTAATTTGGGTTGGGATTTCTTTAATTTCTAGGATTTCTAAACTGCATTGTTTTAAAACTGCCTCGAGTTGAAGTATATCTTCTACCTCTTTCTGAGATAAGTCCGTAAAAGTTTGTTCAAAAGTTTCTTTCTGTTCCCCCCTTATAAAATTAAATTGGGCAACAATATAAGTCCCATGAAGTTTTTTATTCAGGGCTCCTTTAAGGGATATGAGTTTTCTTTTCAGATAATTACTCTTCAACCTATGGGATTGGTATTCGCCTTTCTTACCCTTACTAAGAGCTACCTTTTTAAGGTACGAAACATAATCTAATTCTCTGAGAGTTTGATTAATGTTTCCCACTAATAATCTTAAGTCTTTTTCCATTTGGGTCTTTGCATTACTTGGTTAGATACTTCCTGAGTTTCTTCTGATAGCATTTCTCTTGCCTCATTTATTATATTGATGGCAAGTTCCCTTTCATCTGGTCCCAGGTTTAATTCTTTATCTTCTAGTGCATCAGTATAAGTATTTATTAGATTATCCAATGCAAGTATTCGAATGTTCTTTCGAATTGCTAATTTCTCTTCTTCCATGGGTATAAAAAATTAAAGCCCACTACCTTCACAGGCAATGAGCTTTTGGCTGAACAACGTCCTAAGTGTAGATGTTATTCATATGAACTTAAACTCTAAATTTATATAGCAGACATATGGGATAGTAGTTAGTAAGTTAGAGTTTAATCTTCTGATTCTTCCTCTTCTTCTTCCTTAGCCTTTTTGTTTTTCGGAGAACAAATAACGCCATGTCCTTTCTTAGACTTAACGGTAAGAGTTCCCGGAACGAATGAAACTGAAGTTGATACCGGTTTGCCATCCGTAACCAATACAGAAGTAACCACTACACCCTGATAGCCTTCCTTGTTCTTAACGGCATAACCAAAGTTCATTACCTTGGATTTGTCGTTAATGGCAATAACGTCGATTTGCTTGCTGTTAGGGCGTTGTTCAGCCGGCCGATTCTTGAGTGCCTCTTGACGAGCTTTACGTTTAGCTTCTTTTTCGGGGTCTTTTTCCTTATCTCCTTTCTTCTTGGAGTCTGATTTCTTTGTTGCCATAATTTTTAATGTTTTATAAGTTAATGGTTATTATAAGTAAACTTCTACGTTTATTAATAGTTGATAGTAAAGGTAGGGAAATTTCCCTACCTTCTTTTAAATCTTGAATACAGTTACCAGATTACTTTTTCCCTTTCTTGCCCTTACCTTTGGCTTCTTTCTTTGCCGGCAATTTGAGACCGAGTTCTTTGGCAATTGCTTTACGGAGTTTTTCGATGTCGTCTTCATCATAATCGTCTGGGTCAGTTTCAAGGTCTTTGTCGTCGCAAACATCCTCAAGTTCTTCGAAGTCCATTTCGGCAAGTTCTTCACCGGTCAGTTCTTCCTCTTCTTCTTCCTCTTCGGAATCATCATCATCTTCCTCATCGTCATCATCCGATTCCTCTTCTTCTTCCTCTTCGGAATCATCATCATCATCATCTTCCTCATCGTCTGATTCTTCCTCTTCTTCTTCTTCTTCCTCGTCATCGGATTCAGAACCAAAAAGGTCTTCGGCTTCTTCGGCAGAAAGCATGATAGGAGCAGGGATAATCTTTACTGAGCCGTCTTCGTACTTAATGATGATTGCACCATTGATTTCTGTTCTGGAAACTTCTTTCAGTTCCACTTCTTTTTTCTTCTTAGCCATTTTCGTAATGTTTAAGTTGGTTAATAATTTATTTATATCACTCTGTTATAAGTTTCTTTACCAGTATGGATTTCTGAGTATACCCAGATTTTACTAATTCCTCCTGAGCAATATTGAATTGTTTTATCTCATCTAGAGTTGTCTTTAATTCTAATTGAGATTCAATTGTTATTGCCTGAGAGGCAAGTTCCTTGTCACCTTGATAAGTGACTATCTTAAACTTCTTACCTGCAAATGGGTTTTCTGGTTGATGTGCTGTGATTTTAAAACCTTCGTTATTATTCATTGCTATATTTAATTTTAGTTATCCCAGGAATACCCACCTTCCCAAATACTTCGGTATAGGATTTGTATTTCCCTTTTATCATTGTTTTATAGTTATCGGATAATCGAATTGGGTAGACCCATATTTTATTTTCTATCATCCTATTTGTCATTATATAAGCATAAGACCTTCTAAGTTTAATACTCTCTAATGGAACAAACCCTTGAAATAATAAAGACTTCTTAATAAACCTTTCTTTAGGCAAATACCCTAAAAATTTAAGTGATGCCTCATCGAATATTTCAAGCATATCCCTTTGTGCTTTGATAAATAGTACCTTTTGTATTGGGATGTTCATCTTCTTTCTTAAATATAAAGCCAATGAACTTACCAATGGAGGATACTGCAGGAATAACAGATTGAATTTATTTTTCTCCTCTTGACTCAGCCTGTTGTAAATCCTGTAGGATAGCAAGATTGATTTGTAATCTCTTTTGCCTTGTATACTTGGGAGATATGCCTTGCCGTTGTCCATAGAGTTTGATTGAGTACCTTTCATTGAATTCCTTTTTTCCTTTAGACTTAAAGACTCGGTGCATTTGTACCATAAATCTTCTTCGTCGGTGTTTATCTATGTGATATTCATCGGGCATTATGAACTTCCTTGCTTTTACGAATTTACCCTTAAACCAGAATTTAGTACTACCCTTTTTAAGAAGTTTACCATTCATATCGGATAATTCTCTAATGCCTTGTTTTATAAGTTTCCTCCCAGATATTATATGGATATATTGAAGAACATCTACACCATAAAGATAAACTAAGGTAACCTTTACTTGGTGTCTAGTAAAGTATGGTATACCGGTTAGATGTTTCCTATATAATTTTTTTTCAGTAACAATCTTATTGGTGGTATCTGGTCTCCAAGTCCATATATAATATCTATCTGGTCGTATGGGTCCGTTGTTACTTTCCTTTAGTTTTACCATTTATATTCCTCTTTGCCATTCTATACCAAAGATTGATAGATTTCTCATTTGCTTCGGGGAATTTCTTTTTCATTCTCCGAATAACTCTATCAAGTTCAAAACCTTTTGCAGTTAATTCGAATACATAAGATTTCTTTGTACCCTTGATAAGATTAAATTCATCCCTCTCTCTTGGTGGTTTCTTTTCTCGAGGTTTCTTTATCCCAGGAACTCGTTTGGTTCTTCTTTGCCCATTTTCCCCTTCTTCTCCGAGAAACCCAAGCCTTAATCGAGAATTTCTTAATGGGTCATCTTTCGAATACCCAATATTTTCTAATTGCTTATCCATCCAATCGTCATATTTATCAATTAACGATTTATCGGGCTTTTCTTCTGATACATTGATATAATGTAATAAGTCAAATACCCCAGCAGAACAAGCATCAGGGAAAGGCATCCCTAATATGATAGCCTTTCTCTTTAAATCCTTATAAGTCATGTTTCTCCCAGAAGCACCAAGGAAATTTGATTTCTCCTTGGATGGAGCTTTCATGTCTTTTCTACTCTTTTTTGCCATATCATTAATATTTTAAAGTATTCATTTATTTTCTTTGCAAATATAAGAATAAATAATTTAATCTTATCTTATTTCTCTATTTATTTTTATAAAAATCCGAGGTTTTTGCTCGGTTCGCAGCAGTGGATTTAGGTTTTTTAGGCTTTCTCTTGATATGTGTGTTATAAGCCATATCCAATTTCTTAATATTGAATTCTATGTTGTTCACTTGATTATAGTTTACTGCTCTTTCCACACAGCAACGGTACTCTGGCCAGAATTTTTGTCCAAGCTTAACAGATTCGGTTTTAATCATGAACTTAGATACCATAAAACCAAAGGTATCAGCATCATCTTTAGTTTTAAATACATACATGTAGAATCTACTAAATTCATCTACTACTTCATCCAAAGGTCTTACTGGTAACAATAGATAACCATCGGTATATAGGTCCTCAGATATTAAAGCTACCCAATACTTTTTTTTTCCTGGTTTTACTTTATACCTAAACCTTTCCTTGAGTTTATTGTGCATCCAATCCGGTACTCTATTAAGAAGATACTTGATATATATCTTATCCTTCTTATTCGACCGCCTTTTAAATGCAGATGGCTGTTGTAGCATCCTTGGAAGTATTCTAAAGTTATTCCACCTATCAAATTCAAGAATTAATCTTAGAGTGTCTATGTCCCATTCATCATCAGACTCCTTTAACCTCTTCATGTTTCTCTCTATATTTTTAGAGTTTACCTTTGGGAGTAATTGAGCTGAGTCTCCTGTGAATAAGCTTGCTTCTTTTCTTTTTAATCGTTTCTCTAAACATCCCTCCATATAATCTTGGAAATTCCTCTCACAGGGGCAATCTGGTCGAAAAATAGAAGTGTGTTTCTCAAAAAAATCCGAGAATAGCCTAAAGAATTTCTCTGACCGTTCCCGGATTTCAAGATACTTGTAATGAGATAACTTTAAAATTTCACCAGCTTCCCATGAAGATTTACTTTCTGATAGTTGAAGGAATAATGATTGTTGTTCTTTATCAATTAAACAACTCCAGGCTTTTTGTTGAGCTTCGTTCATAATATTAAATTCTCCTATATCTCATTATACTATCAATTGCTTCATTGGTTATCTGATTAGGGTCATATTCCCCAGAATTAGCATAAAGTTTATCTGGGTCATGGTTTAAATATACACTATAAATGACGTTGTCAAAGGGTAACCATACTTCCATTCTCCCCATTTCGGGGTATATAAGAACTTTTACCCTTTTACAAAGATGGTCAACCTCTAATACTGTAGCATCTACTCCCTCATAAGGATAACCTCGTAATACTAAGTAATCTCCAGGCTTTACATTGACTAAATCATCCACTGAAAACTTCTTATTCTCTCTAGCAATACGTTTAAATCGCCTTACTTCTTTTCTACTACAAGTAGCCACTAAAGAAAAATCATCAAATTCTTCGGCATTGTCAATCCTTACCTTTTTCTTTCTTGGGTGCATTGTCTCGGTATTACGTAACCAAGTTCTGATACCAGATATATTCCTACGTAACTTATTAAGAAATGGCCTTGAGAATGCTAATTTAGTAGGCATTCTCATAAAACCATAATTGAATAATACTGGTACTTCTTCGAATACCATCTTACCCTTTGTGGTTTTTCTTAATACGTTTACCATAGGAATAATTGCCTTGATTTGGTCATACCCCTTTTCTTTGAGTTCTTTATTGATTTTATCACAGTACTTCCTTTCAAGGTAAAATATACAATATGAGTATGGGGTATGCTTCTTCATGGGTTACTGGTTTTTAAGAATTAACTTAGCTTGCTTATGTACTAACTTATAGTTTACATTCTTCAGTATATCACTAGCCATGAATACATAAAGAATCTCACCTATCTTTGGTACATCGATTACCATAATATTGGCTTTATCGAATAGTGGTTTATAGAATACGGAAGATAAATCCTTTCCAACTACAAAGAAAAATTCTTCTGAGGGCATTGAATTATATCTCATACAGAGTATGGGAACTTTATTTGCTCTTTTTGCATCCTTAGAAGCTTGTTCCCAGAATTTCAGTATATCGCATCCCTTATTACCTAAGAGTAGATGTTCAAACTTAATCTCTTTATAATTCTTGCATTCGATGGATATCTTACATCTATGAGCATGCCTTTCATCAGTACAGGTTAAATCGGAAGTGGAGTCCTTGTTTGAATGCCAAGCTCCACTCCCCGCTCTATTCCTTTCAAATTTGTATCCGGTCCATTTTGTAAACCAAGCACCTATCTTTCTTTCGAATCGATTTCCTTTATTCTTAGAGTTCATAATATAATGGTGTATTGTATTTTTATATACCATTATAGTAATTGGTACCTACTCAGGCCTTGGGTCTTTTCCACTTGCAAAATTTTAGTATTACCTAGAGGAAGAGAATCTAAGTGGGTTATCAAGAATAAAGTTTTCTCTTTGAATATGTAACGTATTAAGGAAGTAACTATTTCTATGTTATCTGAACTTAGTGATTCAAATACCTCATCAAGGAATGCTAAGTTAATACCCTTAGAGGCAGTTAAAGCCTCATTCATTGCAAAAGCCATTGCTACACAGACCAATTGTTTCTCGCCACCCGATAGTTCATCGTAATCTATAATCATCCCATCTCTTTCAATAAGAGTAACAAATTCTTTTCTAGCAGTACCCAAATCAATATTAAATTCGATCCTAAATCCTAATACCTCTGAATACTTATCGAGGCATTTATTTAAGAACTCAAGTGATGAATCAAATAGGTAAGCCTTAATCCCATTATTACCCAATGGGTCATTAATTAACCAGTTATAATTCTCTAACTCTAACTCTTTATTGTGAAAGTCTTCATCAACCTTCCGTAAATTCTTCCTAATCTCCTTAAGTTTTTGTTTATACTTTGGAGACATGACCTTAAGCTTTTCTTGCTTGAGCTTAGCCAGGTCTTCGTCAATAGAAGCAATATCAGAAGCAATATCATCACAGTCTGATTTTAATTTCTTATACCTATCATTTACACTACTAAGTTCTTCCAACCTCTCTAAAGCCTCTTGATACTCTTTATCATATTTGTCAAGGTCAGAAAACGCTTTATATATTGATTTAGCATCACGTAACGCACGTTTGTAGTGACCGGCTTCTAACTGTATTACCAATTCTTTGATTACTTTCTTAAGGGGTACATTCGATAAATTCTTTGCATCTTTTATCTTACTCCTCAAATCAAGGATTAGTTCATTTTGTTTTTTAATCTTTATCTGAAGCGAAGCATCTACTTCATCCTTGATTTGTTTTTGTTTTTCAATTAGTAGCTTAGTTAGCTTTTCCCTATCTTGCTTTAACTCTCTTCTTTCTTCTTTAATTTTTTGCTTGAAGGATTTTTCTCTATCTCTCATATCGAAGTAAGCTTCCTTGTTAGCCTCTAATTCTTTCTTAAGCATTTGAGACTCATGCTCTACCTCATTTATTTGAGATATCAAGTTATTTTTATCTTGTAATGCAATGCCTTTAGCAAGGTTTAAGAACTCTAAGTCAAATACTTCTTCGAATATCTTTTTCTTATCAGAATTAGATTCTTGTATGAGTCTTTTTATACCCTGACCAAACATGATTGAGTTCATAAACAGAGTATATGATAAACCTATCTCTCGGTTTATAAAATCTTGTATCTTCCCCTTCCCTTTGATATCAACTATATCCCCATCTTTCATGAAGATAAGTCTGTCTTTACCTTTAGCACCATCCTCAAGTACTTCATCATACTTTTGACATCTAACTATCTTATATGTATGAGAATCTTTCTGAAAATATACTTGTACCTTAGTACCCTTGTAATCTTTAGGCCTTACTTGCTTCCAAGTATTTACCTCAGAAACACCCTTTAGGTTTTTCCCATATATTGCCCATACCAAGGCAGAGAGAATAGTTGATTTCCCTTTCCCATTTGGTGCCTTGATAAGTATGGTACAAGTTGGGTTTAATTGTAGATGTAAGGATTCTATTGAACAAAATCCTTCTGCCTCTAAGTTTAAGAACGTTAACATGACTCAGCCTTTTTAAGTGTTTCAATTAATAGATTAGTTTTAACCTCATCTTTAATACCTTTCTCTCTTAGGTATCTCTTTGCTAGAGACTTCTTAGAAAGTTGCTTAGTAATCTTATGTTTGTTATTAACTGGAGTACTAGCTTTTTGAGGGATTACCGTATAATAATTGCCATCATCCTTAATATCCTCTTCCCTTTCTACATCGATGAACTTTGGGAAATTTTTCAAAGGTACAAACTTCAGAGACAAATCTTCATAGATTTTCCAATACCCCAATTCACAATCTCTATCGGTTCTCCTTTGATGGTTAGGGGCTCCAATCATATAAACCTTCTTTGATAGTCTTTGTGGTTTGTGTATATGCCCACATAATACTAAATCGAACTTATTGAGAACATTCACATTTAAGTTTTCTACGGAATCTATTTCCCTACCATCTGTATCTTTTGCACCAGGATAATCGGTGTGTAGTAAAAGAATATTCTTTTTACTTTTATCTAATTCTAACTTCTTTAAGTATTCACTTAGACCCACGTTATTATCAATATAAGGAACCCCATATACCATAATATCTTTATGTGTAGAAGATAGTTGGGTTTTTTCATAATCTAATATCATGATACCATACTTCTCTACTTGATAAAGCCAGCTAAAGGGTTTAGTACCAACCTTACTTATTTTCTTAATATCATGATTTCCAGATATGGCATATATCCAAAATCCTTCGATTAGTTCGTTATAACATATCTCTGCCAATTCTTGGTCCATTGTTTCGGCCTTATGAAATAAGTCTCCACAAAATAATGCAGGACAGTTAAACCTTCTACATAATTTCCGTATAATCGACAAAACCCTGAAACTATTCAGGGTCCTGTGATTGTTCTCATTAAACTTAGCCCATAGATTTATATGTAAATCTGAAAAGGCTATTGCTATTACTTCTTTCCCCATATCCTATCTAAATGGTAATTGATTTGTTCCGTTCTCATACCTAAATTGAGCTCAGATATACAAATAGTGGGTATTTCCCAATTTGCAAGCAATTCCCCCATAAGAGATGATATCTGAACTTGGAAGAATCTGTTAAGTATTCTCTTACCATTATCTTCCATTGACCAATGCTTATAAGTATCTAGATTTAATGGTAAGAAGATTGCTACATCACATTGATCTTCCATTAAAGTCTTACATTGACAGAAAAAATGTTCCATTTCACATTCTGGTAAAGTTCTTGATTGCTTATACCAAAAATAAGCAGCCAAATCTGCATAACTCCTATCAGTTACGAAATATTCTCTATCCTTGAATAACCTATTCCTTTTGTTCAGAAGTTGAAAATCTGCTTTATACATTGCCTCCGAACCGAGGGATAATATTTCATTATGTGATACCCCTTCAGTAGCAGGTAATAAATCTGACATACTACCAGAAATAAAAGGTAGATCTTCTCTCTTAGCTACATACTTAGCTAAAGTAGTTTTCCCTATACCAGAGGGACCCACAAACATAATTCTCTTACTCATGATGTAATACTTTAAATGGTTTTATAAATTCATTTGTCAAAAATGATGCTAAAGAGTATTCGATACAAAGCTCTTTGAATTTCTCATACTTAAACTTCTTCTTTGACTTAATTGGTAACTTATCCAATGGATTATGTCTTACAAACCAGAAAAGGTCGATTAACTGTTCATTCCTTTTCCATATTTGAAGATATTCTTTGTTCTTACTCTGGGCAATAAACTTCTCAATTCTACCCTCATCAAGGATTTTCCTTGCTTTTACTGGGCCTATACCCGGGAACCCTGGTATATCATCGGAAGTATCTCCAACCATTGCAAGGTACTCTACCGTTTCATGAGAATGATAACCGAATAATTCTTTGCAGTTATCCATTCTTATCATCTCATCTTTTCTGGGATTATATATCCTCAGGTTATTTGATAGCAACTGGTTAAAGTCTTTATCCGATGATATAAGTATCATTTTCTCGGATTGGAATTTTTTAATTGCAAGGTATGCTAAGAAGTCATCTCCTTCATATACTGTAGATTTCTTTTTATCGAAGATATAATTAATTCTTAGCATACCCAGCATTTTCATTATAATTGCCTTTTGCTTTTGCAATGATTCGTAATCTACAGATATATTTTTTCTATGTCCCTTGTAATTGGGCAATAACTTCGTCCTTACTGGTGAATGACCATTATCGAATGAAATATAAACCTCATCCGGTTCGAACCTTGTAAGATACATATGTAGAGATTTGAAAAATCCGAATATTGCCCCACTCGGTTTGCCATCGGTAGATTTAAGTTTTTCGAACTTATGAAAAGACTGATGGAGAATATTCTCCCCATCAATCAGTAATATTGTTTTCTTGCTCATCGTCCAAAATCTAATTCATAAAGTGAAACTTCTTGAATCTTTTCCTCTCCAAGATATACATCTAAATAATTCTCTGGTTGGCTATAAGCATCTAGATACCTAACCCTAGATTCCATTCTCAAATTTTTCTTAAGGTACTCTTTAATTACTTTCTCTATACCTTCTACCTCTTTCTTATTCATCGTCTTCCTCCTCCTCTTCTGAATCTGAATAGTTTTCATATTCTACACCATCGACTGGGAATATATTTGTTTCTATCTTCTCCAGTTGCTTTTTAGTAGTACCTATGGTATTTACTCCGGCTTTCCGTAAAAGTTTTCTACGAAGTTCATCGTCTTCTTCCAAAAGCTTTTGGAATTTCTCTTCCCCTCTTGCAAGAGTTTTCCCTTTCAATTTATACCCACCAGTAGTTTTTTCGATTACATCGGTATCTACTAATACATCCTCTAAAGCATAGCATCTATCAAATCCAACCTCATGGAATTTAGGGTTGAAATATACTGGGCATTTACTAATTGTAGGTCTAGGAGGAGCAACCTTATTTTTAATAAGTCTAATTGTGACAAGTTTTCCAGCTTTCCTTTCTTTCCCATTTTGTTTGATGGTAACAGACCTTCCCGAATAGAAAGCAGCTCTGATTGAAGCATAGAATTTGAGTGCAGCACCTCCTGTAGTTGTTGTGTTATCTTTTCCAAATCCGACATTTAAAGCAGTTCTTAATTGGTTAATATAAATCTGAGATACTCCCAGCTTGTAGAATAACTCACTTCTGATACGGAAGTATTTGTAAAGAGCCTTTGCTCTACCTCCCATTTCTGCTTTACCATCAACCATCTTAGCATCTATATTATCTGTACAGTCTGTAGCTGCAATAGAATCAATTACTAAGAGTATCGGTTCATTGTGAGTTAATTGAGAACGTAAATATATTGCTAAGTCTGCCACTACGTCTGCAATATATTCAATACGGGTATCATTAACAATGGTTACTCTTGCGGGGTCTACCCCATTTATTTCAGCCCAAGAATTCATCCAGGATTGTTCAGCATCTACCCATATCACATGACCTCCAAGTTGTTGAGTAGCATAAGCAAAGTTATAAGCCACCAAAGATTTACCAGAGGATTCTTCTCCAGCAATCTCTACGATTTTACCATAAGGAATACCCTTACCAAATAAGTAGTTCAGAGCAAAGAAAGTAGATGGTATATATAAATCAGTATCAGTAACTTCTGAAGCTAATTTAATCATACTTCCATATTTCTTTGCCATCTCATTTGCTGTTGGTACTTTTAAACCAACCTTAGATTTCTTTGCCATAATGTAATGTCTTTAAACTAAAGAAGGTGATAACAGAACGAATCTAATTACCACCTTCGAATGAAACCATATTACTAACCCTTAAATATCCGATTTGTATTTTCTTTTCTTTTTCTTGGGTTCATCATCTTCCATGTAATGGTCTTTGTGAACTCCCTTTTTCTTTTTCTTCTTGGATTTATCATCATCATCGTCATCCCCATGGTCTTCGTTTAGATACTGTGAAAGTAAATCTTCCAACTCATCATAGGATTTGATTTGAGAACGAACTATCCCCTCAAGGTCAATTGTACCTTGATATTTCTTGTCCAACTTAGTTGGTTTGCAAGCACGAGCAGAATAAGTGGTATCTAGTTTACCAGACCCGGAACGAATTATCTTGATATCGTATCCAGTTTTTGGATCTGTCATATCACCTGCCTCATCTTCATCAAGGTAAAGGTCAATGATATCCTGGTATACTGAGCGAGGAACTAAAACTCCCTTATCTTTGCCTTCGTAATCTACCTTACTACCCTTTTCATCTGAGTAAATGATACCACCGATAACATATCTTCTTCTTGGTACCAGGTTCTTGGCAAGTTCCTTGTCATCTTCATCCTTGGAGTTTTTCAATTCTTGGTATTTCTCCATGAATGGGCAAGGTTCATCAAAAGTAGCCGGAGATATAACTCCTCCCAAATTGCCACCCAGGTAGAATTGAATAATTTCGATACCCAATTCTTGGTCATCACCCGGAGATTTAATTCTCATCCTCAGAGTTCCCTCTTTTGGATATACTAACCCACTACCATTTCCCTTGGATTCTAGCTGTTTCTTTCTAGCTAGCATCTTTTCTTTTGTAGAAAGTCCCTCTGATGAAACTTTCTTTTTCTTCTTGTCTTTTATCATAATGATTAGTTTTAATTATTCGGTTCTGAGTAAACTACTTCGTTCATACTCAATACGGTAAGAACGTTTTTCTCTAAGATCTTTTGAAGAGCAGGAGATAATTTATCTGTTTCGAATTCAAGTTCTTTACCCGCATACAAACCATAGGTAACTATCCTACCTATGCCCACCAATTCCCGATAGGTTTTATATTCTTCTGTAATCTCCCCACTCTTTACTACAACTCCTTTACGAGGAACTCCCTCTTTTACTTGTTCAGGGATAATCAAACCCGATTTAGTTTGGTTTACCTCCTTTGGAGATAAAATAAGTACCCGGTTTTCTGTAGGGCATCCAGGTAATTCTTGATTAAATTTCTCAGCCACAAGAGGTGAGATAAATGTCATTGAATAATTCATATTCTAATACTGTTTTTAAAAGTTAGTAATTGTTTATAGTTCAATGGGTTAACCTTTTCTTAGGTTCGCATTAATAGTTCTTAATATATTTTCGCGTGACTCATAGCACTTACATATAGTTATGAACTTATTTGCTTTTTCTACAGCTTTCAAATACCTTTCATTGATGGAAGAATATTTCTTGTTAAGGTTTGCCTTATGAGATACATATTCATTATTCCACCTTTCATTAGCATCCTTATAATATAACCAGGCATTCGAATAAGCTTCTTCTTTTTCCCTTGCTAGAGCATCTCTTTCTTTTATATACTTATCTCTCAGGGAAGCAAGTACATAATAACTAGAAGGAGATTCTCGTAGCTGAGAATTGATGATATTCTCATTGATAGATAATTCCTTTTGAATATCAATCTCAATAAGTTTACCTTCGAACTTAACCCTTAGTTTTTTCAGTTCCGTCTTCATAAACTTCTAATAGGTTCTTAAAGTCTTTTTTACTAAATTCTCCCTTACTTATTGCTTTAGTTACTTGAGCAAAAGCCATTTGATAAGAGAGTTTCATACCGGGCAAATTAAGAAGAGATTTATAGATGCTTATCTTATCTACCAAAGCCATTAATCTTAAGTCGCATAAGTTATCAGTACCACCTCTATCTAGTAATGCTAAAAATGCAGCCCAATAAATATGGGTGGCATCTTCATAAGCAAGTTTACCATCCTCATCTGTAGCCATTACTTTAAAAGCTAATCCCTCTAAAGTAGTAAGATTAGTTTGTACTTGAGATAACTGAGTCTTTAATCGGTTAAGTAACATTTTTTCTTGTCCACTCAACCTTAGATTAACTACATCTAAGTACTTAAGTAAGTTTTCGATAGAATAACCTAAACACCCTGCAACCATATAAGTAAGGGCAGTTAATTTGCTTGCATTATCAATCTCTTTCTGTGTTGCCATAATTCCATAAATTTATATTATTTATGTAGACATAGTATCTTCTCTTTTCGATTCTGTTATAATGGTTGATACAGATTCTGAATGCTTCAGATTAGTTTTACAATTAGGGCATTGTACTATCCTAAAATAATCTCCAGATTTATTATAAACCCCAAAAGTTTCACTGGTATCATATTCAAATTCGCAATCACATACTGGGCATTTAGCCCTCCATACTGTGGGTCCGTTCAAAATCTTTTTCATAACGTTTTCTTTTCTTAATATATTTATATACTAACATGGGTGATATCCCATACTTCCTAGCAAGTTTTGCTTTTATCATACCAGTATCATACTCATAAAGTAATTGAAGTATATCGGGTCTACTTAACTTTGTATCTGAAAATTTAAACCTACCATCTCTAATACATTGTTGAGTATTTTCCTTAGCAGTACCCCAATATAAGTTCTTATAATGATTATGAGTTCTTATATTATCCTTATGACATACATACTTATGATTATTTGGGTTTGGTACATATACTAATGCTACTAATTGATGAATGTTATAAGTGTACCTATATCCATTCGTATCCCTAATAGAAACTATAACATATCCGTTATTTTTAATTCGATTAAGGGATAATTTTACCCAACCTTTACCCTTATAATTAGAATATACCTTACCATTCTTGGTAACATGGTAATTAGGGCAACCAATGCAATCTAAGTTTCCCTTTAAAATCTTCCTCATACTGCTTTATCTCTTTACTAAACAATTTAGGATAATCCTTAATGATTACATTCTTATACTTCTTATGTTCTTCCATATACTCCTCTACTGAGAAATCTGGTTGAAGCATCTTTCTATAATCATACCCAGGAATAAAAGGTAATTCTTCTGCCATTGACCTACCAATAGAGAAGTCCATTGACATATCTACATCATCCACTTGAAAACCAAAATATTTCTTAGTACTAGGGTTTCTCAATATATCCCATATTTTAAAAACAGTCCAAGTATTAATATATTCAGGCTTTGAGTAAAAATAGGCTGCATCATGAACAGTTGCTACTTCAAGCATACGAGGTAATTTACCTTGTCTCATTAACCAATAAACAAGGATAGCTCCAAAATTAGTCATATTTGCTGCAGCACCTTGACATGGGAAATTAAGTCCCAAACGGATGGCATAAGCAACTTCTTGTTTATCATTTGAGTATATTTGGGGTAATCTTCTCTTAGTACCAAATAACTGGGTATAATATCCATGCTTACGAAGGAATTTCTCTTGTTTCTCTTTGAACTTAAGTATCTTTGGGTGTTTCTTAAAGAACTCATCCATCTCCTTACGAGCTTCCTCTTTAGTAACTATAATACCAGCTTTTGGGTCTGATAATTTTACTGCTAGCAAAGCATCTCCAATTCCATAGATAAGCCCAAATGCAATTTGCTTAGCTTGTTTTCTTCTAGTCTTCCAAAGCTTATGGTCAGGGTGACTTTCGTCTTCGTATATTTTACTGGCTTCCTCAATTGGAACCCCATATTTTGCTGCTGCTATACCAAGGTGAGGGTCTACGCCCTTTGCAAATGCTTCCAGATAAGTTTCATCACCTGATAAATGAGCCATCATTCTTAACTCTGCCTGTGAGTAGTCGAATGCCATATATAGATAACCTGGAGGAGCTACCAATTGTTTCTTAATATTTGGGTCTACTGTTGTCTTTGGGATCTGCTGCATATTTGGGTCTGCAGAACTAAACCTATTAGAGTCAGTACCATGTATGTTATATCTACCATGTAATCGAGAATCATCTTGTACCTTTTCCCACCACCCATAAATATAAGTCTTATACATTTTCTCTAACCCTCTTAGTTCGAGAAGTTTATCCAAGAATATTGCCTTTGGTGAATCGGGTTTTTTAACTGTTAACCTTAAGTTAGTTAGGGTTTCTTCATCTGTACTTGGTTTACCAGAATCATTATCTTTAATTACATCGAAATGGAATCCATCCTCTGAATACATTAGCTTAGGCAAATCAACTGGGCTACCAAGGTTAATGGGTCTTATTAATTCCTGTTCCTTTTTAGTTGTAAATATACCTGCCTTGATATTCGATATTTTCTGTTCCCTTAATGCAATCTTTCGTTTGTCTTTTGGGTCATTATAATCTAACTCCTCAAGTTCAGCTTCGATAGATTGAATATACTTATCAATCTTTTCTTGGTTGTACTTCTTTTCGAATTTCTTTACTCTTGGCAAGTCATATATTGCTTGTCTAGCAGCATCTATTTTTGGTTTATATTCTTCCAGAAGCTTTTTATTGAACTCAGTATCTAGATATAATCCCTCTTTCTCTACTGAGGTGAGTACTCGTGAATTACACATAAATAAATTACGGAATACCGAATACATATCCAAATCAATCAACTTCTTTTCAAAGAATAACATTAACCTAAGAGTATAATCCGTATCTTGACAACCATAATGGCAAAGTGGGTCTAATTCCTTTTTATCCCATGGTATCTTATCAAAGGCATCTTGCTTTTCATAATTACCATACTCTGGTAAATATCTTCTTACCATTGACTTTAAGTCATGAGGTTTTTCCTCGTTGAGAACATATTTAGCAAGCATCCCATCTAAACATGTACCTCTGTAGAATATATGATACTTCTGGTTTATCTGGTCGTCAAATTTCCAGTTCCATGCAACCTTAGTTATCTCATAATTCTCAATTACTTCTTCCCCAAATTTCCTTAACATCTTTTTCCAATTCCAACCTGGTGAAGTATAAGCTTTTGTTTCGAAATGGTCTAAAGGGATGGAAGCACCAAACCCAGGCATCCAAGATACAGAGAGAATTGTAGGTTTAAAACTCTTATTATAAATAGGTTCTGCATTCGTTTCATAGTCACAGCAAGCATAACCCGTAGCTTTACAACAAGCAATAAGTTTCTTAAGCTCTTTCTTGTTCTTTATAATATGATACCGTGTTTCCATATTTTAAAATAGAAAAAGGGACATACCCACCTATAGTAGATACATCCCTCATTATTAATATTTCTCTTGTAAGTCTTCCAGATTAGATGATAATGCTAACCAATCTTTCTTATAAGCATGAAGAGAATCAATGGTATGATACAAGTAGCCAGGTTTTACTCCAACCTCTTTAGCTACGTATTCCATAAGTTTCCATGCAAGGTATACATCATTACCAAAGTGAGTAACAAAATCCGAACTTCTTTGGTGATAGCAAATATGTAATACCTTTTCTCCTTTACCATTCTGACGGATAAGGAAGTCATAATACATAGAGCAGGGTATACGTCTACTACCATCATACCAATCGGTATCTAATCCGTCCATATCACCATTGAATATTGGTAATACTGCTTTACGAGTGTCATTATCGTCCTTCAGTAATCTTATCAATGGTTTAATAACATGGATGATTCTCTCATTATAGGTATAATCAAATTTACCATTTACCAAGAACTGTTCCCATAAATCTTTTCTTAATTCCCAAGCTTTACCTGGATTAATTATATCAGAGGTATCAATCCTTTCTTGGAACTCAGCATCTGCCCATTCCCTAGACCTTGAATAGAAGAATAACCACGTTGGATCTTGCAAAGAAGTTAAGCAATATTGTTGGCAAATGATCTCTTTAGTTACAAAATCTTCATTACCTTCAATATTCTTATTCTGGTAAGTCTTTGGTTTTACAGTTTGACCATAACTGTTGAGTTCTCTGCCCATTTCAGACATTAACTCATAACTACTGCTATAAATTCTCATTTCTTCTGTTTTAAAAGTTTCTTCTTATATGCTTTACGTTGAGAGTAAGAGATTACATTCTCGGGATATTCGATATCTTCATATTCAAGAAGTAATTCCTTTGCTTTCATAGATTTATATGTTTCCTTATATAAATCTGGTCGAAGCACTTTAAAACTTCTAAAGAATACCTTAAAACTAGAGAAATCTTTCTCTTTACCGTTTTGAAATTTATCAAATACCTCATTCAACCTCTTTATCCAAGAATTTTCCTTATCAGTTCCCTTTAATACCTTCTTCAAAGGTTTATGAGTATGATACATCAGAAGTGTTTCTACATTCCCATACATTTGAGTGGCAAATAAATTGATTTGTACTGATTGTTCTGGTCCGTACACATATTCCGCCATTCGTTGTATTAGTAAGAAGTCGAAGATTAACCTTTTTGTTATCTCGGATGCCCTGATTACCATTGTAATAACAGGTATGTCTTCCCCAAATCGTTTGGAGAATGTAGCAGCAATTAAACATTGTTTACCGTTATCATGATGATTATTAAACATATAAGTAACGTTGTAATTCTGATTATACTTGGTTTTTAGTACTCTCAGCTTACTACGCAATAAATCAAGCTTATTGAAATCAATGTAATTGTTCAGTAAGCTTGTCCACTTAGTCTCTTTATAATTGAAACATCTACCATAATCAAAGTCTGGGTCTACCCAAGCTTTACGTATTTTTATAAATACGTTATATACCACAGCTACTCCACTGTTTGCGGTAGCACCTTTTGCAAATAAAGATGGTTCTAGTCTTAGAAATCCTTCATTTAACTTTTCCCATGCTTCTTGTGAAGTAGCAAATTCTAATGAATGAATTTGCTCTTCTGTATTAAGCTCTAAGCCATTTAATTGTTTATTCCAACCTGACACAAATACCTCCTTTCATTAATATTGTGTAGTGATTCTCCATTTATTCAACCGTTCTTTCTTGAAATACAGCTCGTATATACCCAATGGAGTAAATCCCATTATTGATAGGAATCCCATATAATAATAGAATGCCTCTACCAGCCTATCCTGAAATTCTAGTTCTTTAGTTATTACTGGTGACTGTTTCCATGTACGATTCTTAAGAGTATTTCTAGCAAGATTCAAAACATACACTATCTGAAACAAAATATTTTTCTCATCAGTATGCAAATTTGGACTCATTTCCTTGAATCCCTTTATATACTCGGAAGTTTTATCCTCAATTGTTTCGGATATTAGCTTGAAATTTTTGAATATACTACTAATGGCATCTATCTCTAAAATCATATGAATGCCGAATGCCATTACATCTTCTAAGTTTTCTACTGCCTTTTGCCCTTTAGTCAGTTCTTTGTTTGCCCAACTATAGATATCCTCTGGCAATATATTAGCATATATCAGAGCTGATAAGAAGAATCCTATTGCATCTGCTTGTTCTTCATTAGCATTCTGTAGATTGTTGATTATCTGAATCTCTTCTATGTCGGTATATAAATTGGTATTCCATCCCTTGTTTTCTAGAATATCATTTATATTAGAAGTAGATTCATAACCCTCCATTAACTCCTCTACTACTTGAGATATAAGGGTTTTCATAAGAGATTGATTTTTAGTACTGTTAATATCCATGGGATATTCTGGTAACCTTTCTAAGGGTTTATAACAGTCTAATTGACGATAGCCAATCTCATACATATTCTCAAGTTCAAGCCCCTGTTTGATTTCAGGGGCTTTTTCTTTCAGATTAGAAATATCCATAGTAACTATTCTTTTTCTGGTACTGTATGATAAGAGAATAAATGTAATACTTGAACTAATACACTTCCAGCTTCGATTCCAATAATCTCAGAAGTTGGATTGAATACACTTACCACCACTTCATCTCCGGGAACTTGACCAAGTACTTCTATACCATATACTAAACCACTGTTGATAGAATTAGTTTCTTCATTTGCAGCTTTCAGTACAGATTTAACTGGAGTGAATTCTTCAATATGAATACCAGTTGGGATTAATAACCTAGTGTTCTGACCAAGAACGATGGTTTTAATATGTCCTTCACTGTTTCTATCTAAGTCGAAGGATACTTTACCAAATCCCTGAGGATTAAAGATTCTATTCAACCAGTTCCATTTCTGTTTGATTACTCCGTTATTGTATTCCATGAGAATATCAATCGTAAGGTCTTCAGGAAGATACAAATAGAATCCCTGATCTGCTTTCTTGGGATATTTTACCTTTCTTGATACTGTATACTTTATATGAGAATTCTCTATCAGTTGTAGTCTTCTTTCGTGATCTTCTACTTTAACTTCTAGAGTTTTAAGCCGTTCCTCATGATTATTCAATTTAGATTCTGCAGTATCTAATCTAGTATCAAGATTATGTATCTCGGTAGTATGTCCGTTCACTACACTGTTTAAAGTTGAATATCGATTCTCTAATACCGATATTCTATTCGCTAGTTCATCTAAAGTTGCCATATATTATGATTATTAATTGGTTGATCCGAATCCGTTATTACCTCTTGTTCCCCAATACTGAGCATCATTGTAGAATTCTCCATTAGTTACTTCTTCTGGTTCTGTAAGATATATGGGTACATGAATAAACTGTACTAACTTGGTTCCAGCTTCTATTATTTGAACCTCATGAGAGGTATTATATACACCTATGTGAATTTCTCCGGTATATGGAGAATCTACTATCTCAGCAGTATATATAAGTCCTTTCTTTGTTGAGATACCAGATTTATTTGCTGCCATCAACATAGAATCTCTCGGTTCTAATAAACCTCTGATACCTGATGGGATCAGTATCTTTGTAAATGGGCCAATATAAATACATTGTACCTGGTTCTTAAAATTATATTCCAGTGTTACTTTACCGGGTTCTGATAATTCAGAATAGAACATTAATTGAGGATTAGCTTTTACTAAATCCTGTAGAGTTAAGTCTTCAGGTATATAGAAATCTAATCCTGCATCTCCTTCGTTTCCTCTTAAAGGAGATTTTACGTCTCTTACTTTGATAAATCTGAATCTGTTCATTACATTATTTTTAAAAGGTTTAATAATTGGCCATAGGTTATATTGACTTTGTACTTTGAAATGGGTATACCCAGAGTATTCATGAATTTATGTAAGTCTTCTGCTCCGTTACCGAATAAGTCTTTCAGTACATCATCTTGACTAACTAAGTGGTTTGGGTTATTCATATACTTCTTGAACATAGCCCATATCATCTCAATTTTTTGCATTTTCTATTTCATTTATTGCTTCAGTTAAATCATCTCTAAGTTGTCTCATACCTCTCAAAGTTTCTAAAGGTGTAACTATCTCATCAGTGGCTTCATATACTAAATGATATACGGGTTCACCATCAGAATTAGTATGATATTTTTAAGTTTAAGTTTTCCCATTACATTCTCTTTTTATGAGTTTAAATATAGTGTGGTTCTTCTTAAAAATTGAACCACATGAGCCTAATTTATAAGGTCCACATGTCTGAATGTAGTTTCCATCTCTTCTTTTACAAAAGAAACAACCAAAGCAACCAGCAATTTCATCAGTAGGAGCCGGTTCTCTTATTAAAGTATAAGTATATTTCCTAAGTTTTACTTTTATCTTTTCCATTGCATTCTTTATAAAGTTCTCTAATACGTTTTCTTGGTACTTCGAATTTCTCAACGGTTTTGGTAATAACTTCTTTTCTTTCTTTCCCTTTCCGAATCAAGCCTCGGATGTATTTCTTGATTCCAACCGTGTCTTCTAATACATCCAAATCCTTGTATTGATTCTTCTGTTCTAGCTCTTTCCTTGTGATATTCATATTCTGTGACATTTTGAATGCACATAATTCTGAGTCTCCGCATAGTTTACATTCTTTAGTTGATAAGTCATAACCAATACCAAAACAAGGATCTGAATTAGAACCCAGTTCTGCAATATTAATAGGTTCTAAGGGATCCTGATTCTTGATATCAGGTAAAGTTTGTTTCTTCTTTGCCATAATTCCCAATTTAAAATTCTTTATGATAATCTCTTATGATCTGAACATCCGATAGTTCATCTGAATACAGAGTGATATATGAATGTCCTATACCATTTATAAATAGTTCCCTGATAGACAGAAGTATGGGTGGTACTTCTATTTCAGAAGTATATATCTGAACAGTGATTACTAACCCAGATTGAAAATGAATCATAAAATAATATCGAACTTCATCAGGCTTATTCCTGGATTTTTTGATAGGAGTTATATATTCTATTCCTATGCCATTGAATATATGTTCTGGAGGTATTACAGAACAATTGAATAATGATTTGATTTTCTGTAGTATCTTTTTCATTGTTTCTCATTATTAATGTTTAATGCCTCTTAACGTAGGATGTAATATACCTTTCCTCCTACGGAGAAAAAGTATATACTCATAGTCAGAAATTATTATCCTTGAAAAGGCTTATGTCTAGGGTACTTATCCCAGAGCTTACTTAACCGGATAACTTTAAGTCCTTGATCTTGATAATACTTTCTTCTATGATTCCCATGCCTACTTAAATAATTCCCAGGATAATGTAAATCATCTAGGTAAACTTTGGATTTGGATTCATCCTTTCTTACCAATCGTCCTAAGAACTGAATTGATTTTTCTTGAGAATCCATACTGGCAGTATTCAACAGATATCTGAGCTTAGGAAAGTTTTTACCTCGAGCAATAATTGTAGTTGATACAAGGATATCTATTTTACCCTCCCTAAAATCCTTCATTATCTGTTGTCTTAATTTAGTAGGAGTATTAACATGCACATAAGCAATATTATGGGTATTATCTAGTCTTTCTTTAAAGAATTCATATAGATTTTCACAATGTGCAATATGCTTACATACTACGAGAGCAGGATATCTACCTTGATTAAGGTTCCATTTCAACCTATCTAATGCCATGGTCCAGGCAATCTTATTATTGGTAATGGAATCATCATATATTTCATTATAGGCCATACAATCTGATTCCCAATTACCAAACCAAGGTTTACCTTCTACTGTTTTTACAACGGTCTTTGTTGAATACCCTTTCTTAATCGAGTCCTTAAGTTTAAACTCTGCTATTACATCGCCAAAGAAACAACGCAAATTCATATTCTTAACTTTATCTTTGGCAAGCTTACTCATATAAATGGTACCAGATAATCCGATTCTAACTCTGGTATTAAATAACCTAGTGATCACATTCTGATATTGCTTACTACCTCCTTGGTCAGCCTCATCAATTAATACCATATCAATCTTAGCAAGTTCATTCTGATAATATCTCATATTACGAGAAATAGATTGAACCATACCAATGGTAAAATTACTCCAGTTTAAAACTTTACCCTGAACAAAGGTAATGTCTTCTCCTGGTAGATATTGCTTAAATTCATCTCTAGCTTGATTTAACCAGTCAGAGTCATTGGTTATAAGCAAAGTCTTTAATTGCTTCTTATAGGATAAATATAAAGCAGACATAATGAGGGTTTTACCTGCATTTACTGTATAATCTAATACCCCAATCTGAAAAGGTGTTTCACCTAGTTTATTAGATAAGATTGCCTTAACAGCTTTCTCTTGTTCGGGTCTTAATTTATACTTACCTATCTGAGTTACAACTTTACTGACTTTAGGTAAAGGTTGTCTCATATCTACTATGATAGGCTTAATTCCAAGTTCAATACATCTTTTATATACTGAAGGAATTAAGCCTATCTTAAATTGACCAGTCTTGGTTATATACTTTATTTTGCCATCCCAGTTTTGCATACCCCGTTGCCTAGTACGGAGGTAAAAGGCATTGGGGTGTCTGATAGCAAATTCGTTATATAACTTAGTTGCATATTTTAGAGGTATATCTAATTCTGCAACGTTACAATTACGAATTATGATTTTCATATGATTACTGTTACTGATTTACATTTCTTGGGTTCGTCACCAGAATCCTCGTATTCTTTCAGAGCTTTCTTTAAAAGAGAAATGTGATATTCTTCATCAGCAATGAATTTCTGGATAAGATAGGTAACTGGAATATAATCACTTCTCTTTATATACTCTTCTTTTTTATTCAGAGAATCGAATACTTTATAATATTCTTCTAGAGTTTTTTTTTCTGCTTGTAATGATAATTTTAAAGCAGATTCTGCCGAAGTACCAAGATCTATTATTGGATGTACAGTTAACTGATTATTTCCTGGGATATCGGTAGCCATTACATCAGAAGCTTTTAATAAGAAGTCTCCCAGTTTATCATAATGTACCATTTCTACTAATCCGATACCCAGCATCAATTCCCCTATTTCTCCAAATCTAGCCTGATGCTGAGTATACATAAGGATTGAAGTTAATTCTGAATACCGAGTATTTTTATATAAATCATACAAGGGCAAGATTATTTCCTTAGGCCATTTCTGAACTATAGAAATATCGGGGTATTCTACTTTGCTATCGGAATAATCCAAAGCATTTACAGTGGCTTCTGCCATCTCCTCTAAACGATTTTTAAAAGCTTTCATAGTTTATTAATTTTTGACCAGAGGCTTCCCTCTACTTTGGGTTCCTCTGGTTGTGAATGATTCTTATGTTTAAATAGGTATTTATTATACCTTTCGATAGCCTTGTCATTATACATCTGACTAGGTTCAGGTAAACCATTACACCAAGCAAGTGATTCGAATTGGGAATCTATGAATTGAATTGGGTCCCACCCTTTCTCTGATAAGAACTTATCTAATCTTACAAAGTGTATATACTTATCTGGTTGATTAACAAATGATTCGTATATACCAGTAACATCTGCTACCCTTTTTATGAAGTAATCATGGATAACTTTAGCATTACCAGAATCATCTTCCATTTCCAATGTAGCAGAATATAAATCTGAAATCTTTTCTGACATAGAAGATAATCTGTTTAGGAGGTTATTATAATTACCGTCCATCTTCTTGATACCTAGTTCGATATATTTAATAAAACCCTCCCGGGTATCTAATTGAAAATCTTCACAGAATTGATTGCAAAGTTCTGCTATCTTTTTACATACTGCCCAATTTCTTGGTTCTGTTTCTCTTATCTTTCTAACTCCTCTATGTTTTAGTTTTATACGAGTTGCATATATAATATCAGCAACTAAAGCAGCATCTCCCTTAGATGCTAGTAAAATGTTAGAAACTTTCTTAGTTGTCTTATTGTTTGTAACAACTACAACTCTAGTATTTATTGCTTCTTTTCGTGCAATAACAAAGAAAGCATCAATCGGAAAATTATATACCTCTAACTGAGATAGGATTTTTTCGAATTGATGCTTTGTGATATGAATAGAAGGGTCTCTCATACTCTTTTCTTTCTAAGTTTACCGCACTTCTTACACTTTAATAAGATTTCCCAATAAGTTACATATTCAGTTTTATGTACTACCTCCCAATCATGAAGGCATAAATATTTGGCTCTTATAGCTTCTAATAATTGTTTCATATCTTTTAATTTAAGTTTATATATTATAATATGAAATCCTCAATCCAAGGAGTTTATGATAACTACCCTCTATGAAGTGAGTTATAGATGGTTTTACGAGATACTTTTAACCGCTTACCTATATAAATTCTACTTCTCCCTAATTTTATCAACCTATCCAATCTCCTTTTCTTTCTTAGAGATATCTTAAATTTTTGCCAATTGGGGTTTTGAGTAGTCTTAAAAGATCTTCTGCGTTGTTCAAATATCATTTGTTGCATATTCATGGAATGAGTTCCCCATTGTAGATTTTTATAATGATTATTTAAAGGGTTATTATCTATGTGCATTACTTCATTAAACATAGATGGATTAGGGTTATATACATGTATTAAAGCTACCAATCTACTAAGGCTTAGAGTGTAACTTTTACTACTCCTATATAAAACAACTTTAACTCTCCCATTTCTCTTTAGGGTAGTTTTTAATAAATGCCAATCTCTAAATTTATTAGGAGATCTCTCTACCCTCCTAGAATATACATTACCACTCCTAGTTACATGATACCCTGGGAAACCAGGTACATTATCTTCCATCATAGCAAATTTTTAAGTTTAATAAGTTCTTGATACGTAGTGTATCTAGTTCTATATACTTTTCTAAGAACTGCTTTTTTACCTAAATCATTTACATCCCGAGAGTCTTCAAAGAAAACTACTTTTACTTTCTTATAAAGTATAAGTTTTAAAGCTAAATCTATAGCATATTTTTGAGCATCAAAATCCAACAGGATTATATACCGTTGACAAGGGGATTTTATTAGCCCATTCAATTGATATCTTGATACCGCCTTACCCATGGTGGCAATAGCCCTGTCTCCCATAGTAAGTGCATTGATTGCTCCTTCACAGATAAATGTCGAACTATACATGTCGAGGGCATCTTGATTGAAGATAATAAATTCCTTTCCAAGTCCTGTAATATCTTTATTTGGATTATTGTATCTTGGGCCCTGTCCAATAACATTTCTCGCATTGTAATACCTGAGCGTGCCCTTATAATAATAGGGTATGATGAGGTACCCAAAAAAAGGTCCCTCAGTGGCAACATATCCGATACCGTGTTTTGATAATTCTTCGATAGTGAACCCACGGCTCGACATGTAACTTCTAATGCTTCTTGCAACTTGTGATGTTCCTTGATTAATGAGTTTAAACCCATCTGGAAGATAGACGGGCTTAGCATCGGATAATTCAATCTTCTCTTCTGAGAAAGCTTTGTCTGTAAAGTTTCCATTATCTAGAAATTTTAAAAGTTCTGCATAAGTATCAAATCCTTCAACATCCATTACTAGTTGAGCAGGATTCATATGATAATTGCATCTAAAACAATTGGTACGGTACATAGAAAGATTAATTCCCATCTTATGTTCCCTATGACAGAATGGGCATACAGGTAATTTCATCCAACCTCTTCTATATTGATAAGCGCCCAAGCTCTTAATAAAATAATTGTAGAGCTTGGTTTTAAATTCATTAGTGATTTTACTCATGGTTAAAATGGTAATGGGTCATCGTATTCGGCATATCTTTTCTTTAGCCTACGTAATTTATCTAGGTCTTCACATTTCAGTACCATTTGCTCAAATAAAGTAACTACCTGGGACCTGAGTGAAAGTAATTCTTTGTGTTCTTCATAGGATTCCTTTGAAAGGAAAAGTTCCCATCCTCCCCATTTAGCAGATCTTCCATCTTCAGAGAAGAACTCCCTTAAATCTGGGTTAACTCCAGTTAACTTGATATACTTGGGACCAACTGAATATACTTCTGCATATTGTGGAGTACATCTTGAATCTGAAGGTACTAAGTAAACCTCCTGTCCTTTTTGAATTCCTTCTAATCTCTTAATCATAATCTTAATGTTTTAGGTTTATATATCTCCTTGTTTCTTATTATACTTTTCTTCGTTAGCATCAGGATTTCCCTTTTGCCCTTTCATTATTTTATCTAGAGTATCAGAATAAAGTTCATCGTACTGTTTACGTTGTTCTTTAGTAAACTCTACACATCTTTGTCTTTCAACATCGCATTTGAATAATGCTCTACCACTAGGTAAACCATCTCTTTGTACTACTAATTCACAACGAAGTATATCATCTTTTTCTTCTTGTTCGGTAGAGTTAAGACCAACTATTGTATGGGCATTACGAACAATTGCAATAGAACCCGAGATATCATTTTCATCATATCTAGTAGTCCTATGTTTCTTACCCTCTCTGGTAATATGATGAGCAGTCCATACAATATCTAAATCCATTTCTTCTGCTAGATTCTGAATATCTATATATACATTCGATATACGGTCAAAGTCCTCTTTATCCCTAGCAATTGAAGCAAGCTTTCCTGCATAATCCACCATCAGTACTTTAATATTGATGCCCTGGTTTCTTAGCTTAATTATAAGTTCTCTTATATAATTACAATCTGTAATCATTGCAGGAACTCTTTCAACTACTAGTTCAACTCCAAACCTTGCAAGTTTACGAAGATGTTTAGCTTCGAGTTTATCATATTCACCCGAGTATAATTCCTTCTTAGTTTTATTGATAGAGGATTGAATAAATCGGTCCATGATTTGTTCTTTACCATTTTCTGTATCTACATATAAAACCGATTTCTTCATTCTTAAATAACCTCTTGCCAAGTTTACCATGAAGAAAGTTTTCTTAGCTTTGGGTTTATCGAGAATAACATTTACCGAATGTTCTGGATAACCTCCAGCATTGGTAATATCATTCAGTTGTCTAAACGGGCAGGGTATTACTGAGGGTTCTGCTTGACGTTTGAATTGTCTCTCTGTAATATCCCTTATCATAAAGATAGGTTCATCATCTTTCTTGGGTTTCGAGTTTTGAAGTATCTTTTCTATTTTCCTTGAATAGGTTTCGTATTGTTCGAAGTTATCCAAATCAAAAGAATCATTCAAGTTCTTCATCTCTACATAGGTAGAGAATTGATATATCTTTTCTCGAATGTATTCGGAATCATTCAAGGGATTTGAATATAGGTCATCGATTATTTTATGGATATTGGGTATATCATCCTTAGTAACCAGGTCAACGTAATTTTTAGATTCAAGTAATTCTTTTATAACTTCTTTAAGGATATTCTTAGAAGGCATCTTGTTTTTCTTTTTGAAGAACTTAAATATGCCCTCGGCAATTAAAGAATGCTCAATCAGAACTAGGTAACTTGGTTTAATCTTTTTGATTATTAAGCCTCCCTCTTTATCCTTTAAGAGATACCTTAGGATTTCTAATTGAAAGCTGGTGTCAAATTCAAACTTGGTATTATCTTTTTTCATATTGCAATATAATTAAGTATAATCATATAGATTTCTATAGTCTCGGTTAGAGTTGTACATATAGACTCTCATCCTAGTACTCACTAATCCTCAGCTTCTAGGTGAACTTTATTAATATATTATTTTATATTTGATTTATTATACTTATATTTGCATATCATTTTAAAACATAGACTTATGAAGATAAAGGAAAATGGCAACAACGGATCAGAGATACATAGGTTGAAGCCTATGCAAGAAAATTATGATAAGGAAACTTTTGATAGGATGTATAAAATCTGTAAACCAGTTATCAGACGTCTTACTAAGCAAATTGATAATAGGAGGTTTAATGTTACACCCGATATCATAAGTTCTTATTTCTGGGATAAGATGTTATTTGTCTTTAATAAATATTACGGTACTTGTGAAGAAGAACATTTAAAAGCAAGGATACTAGCTTCTCTCAGTACCTTTAAGAATCATTTATTAAGAACTGCTTATGGAGAGGGAGCAGAATATCATCAGAATCTTTACCAATTAGAAGATTTATTCGATAATGATAAAGAACTAGAAGATGATACAGAAGAAGAGAAAGCTAAAGGAGAAATGCTTGATATGTTATATAAATATATGAAGAAGAACCTATCTCCCGATGCTTATTTGATCTTCGAGATATTGCTTAGTCCTCCTCCCTATATTAAAGAGAGAATCAAGGATGGTTCTCGTATCACTAACATTTTATTAGTAGAGTTTTTTGATATGCCTAGAACTAAATCTTCGGTAAGATATATCTCAGAACTTAAAGAAGATATAAGATATTGGGAAGAGAAAGCTAAAGAAGACTTACATTACTAACATAAAAAAAAGGGAACCCAGTGCATGAGGTTCCCTTTCCAGTGTAACTTATTTCCCAATAAGAATTCCACTTGTGTGTTGGACGAAAGCGATTAGCTGTTCTTTAAATATAAAAGCCCTAATAATTTTAAAAGTTTATATAGAATTATAGTTTAATGATATAAGCTAGTACGAAATAAGGAGGTCTATTCTCATGAGGGCTACCTCCACCAGTTACTTGGGTATCAGCAGAATAACCTGAGTCAGGCATAGTATGATTAGGGAATGGTCGATTATTAGCATTGTCTCCCCATTTCTCCTCTTTAAATGTAATCTTATGACTATGAGGAGGTATTTGGTCTAAAGTAAGAGTTACTAAGGCTTCTCCTCCCATGTTACCAATGGTATTATAATCCTGATTACTTGGATCATACCCTACTACAAATCTACCCAATAGATTAGGTCTACCAGACATACCATCACAGAATGCCCAACCATCTGGAGGAGTAGTACCTGAAAACATAGCGATTAATCCAGTGGGAACTGAAGAAGCCGAGTTTTTAATCATTTCTATAAGCTCATTCTTCAGATTAGTAAGATATTCTTGTAGATTAGTTATACCATTAGTCTGGTCATCTTTACCTCCGAATCCTTCCAGTACATGTTCTACTCTTTGAATAGAATGGGTCATGATCCCATTGTAGGCTGAGTTAAAGGGTAGTGGTTGAGGGAAACAACCTCCATAAGGGATGATTGCATAGTTTTCTGACTCCTTCGTATTAGCATCAGTACCAGAACCATATACTCCAATCAGTACCATGGTATTCTTACTATTTCTGTAGGGTTCACAAGCACCCTCTACCTGAGAATTAAGATAGGTATAATTTAATTTCTCATGTGAAGCAGGATTATTCTTTACTATATCCCAAGAGATTTTGTCTTCTGCTAAGGGATAGTAAGGATTCTGTGATTGTTTATACAGAGTATATAAGCTTTCATAAGATGAAGACCAATATGCTACGAAAGTAATAGGGTTTTCAATTGGTTCTGATACTTCTTGATGAACTGCGAATAAGAAGATATCTGAATTAGCCCCTTGAGCACCTTGGATATTATCTACTACTATCTCTTCATCATCAGAGATGAATATATAACCATCCCTAGAAATACATCCGAAGTTTATCTGAGGTGATTCTCCATCTTCAGAATTCTTTACCATATATCTAGCAGTAATTCTATCTGCTACATCATTCTTGAATACCTTACCATTTTCTGCTTTAGCTTGAACTGATAGCTTATTACCAGATACCTTAACTGAGCCGAATCCACAGAATGGGCCAAGAGCAACAGGGGCAGCAATTGCTTCTGCTGCCTCCTTAGATTTAATCAAACCCTCATATTTAAAGTACGTTTTCATTGTTACTATTGTTTTTAGATTGTTTATAATTCCTAGATTGTTCTGACATATCCTTGAAAGCTTCAGATAAGTTATTGAACTTCAGGATTACTATAGACCAAAGTATCTTCCAGATACTGTATCTCTTTTCTACTCCGTGTAATGTACATATATGACCATAAATAGAATCCACTTCGAATCCATAACATACTACCAATACGGTTATAGATACTACTAGGGGATCTAACCCATAGGGTTCTCCAATAGCCTTACCAAGAACTGCTCCCATTAATAAGTAACATATATAATCTATTATCTTATTAAAAGTTCTTCTTCCAGCTCTGGATTTTCTAATGGATATGCCCTTTAACTTACTAGCATTCATTCCAAACCAGAAGTCGGCAATTATCAATATGAATGCTAATAGGATCATCCATCGAAGGTCATATAACAATTGAAGACACTCTGTAGCAAAAGCTACCGTAAATCCTTTAGATACTATAGATGTAGTGGATGTTTCAGTATACATGTCGTAATATTGATTTATTCCTGAGGTTTCGGGGTTATTCTCCATGCTGTATTTTCGGGTATATCTATTTCGAAAGTTTTACTGCTAATATCATCAGAGTTCCAAACCAATTCATTTGGTTGTACATCAAAAGCTAAAGTAACTTCAAATGTACACCTTACATCGGTTTTGTTAACAGATTCAAATATATAAGTACCAGGATTAGAAGTTCTAAATTCATAAGGTACTGGATGTGAATCGGCTTGACCCACTAATCTTACATCAGTTATAAAATCCTTATGATTAGAAGAACATACCACAGTGGTATATACTTCTCCTTCTCCTTGCCCACTTAGAGTAGCTCTTTCAGGACTACAACTTATCTTAACTTCAAGATTATAGTCTTTGATTACTAATGTAGCCTTCTTGTCTTTATTACCCTTACCAACAAAGGTATAGGTACCCGCTTTATCTAAAGTAATAACTTCTTCGAATCTATACTCTGCTCCCATAAGTAATACTGAATCATATTCCTCTATTTCGAAAGGCATTACTCGGATAGTAACCGACTTACCTTCAGCAAGTTGATATGATACATTTACCTTCTGGTTATTTGGAGTATTAGCCCAATCCTTTGGAGATATCCAATTAGGATCTGAAGGATTTACTGCTTCGATATAAATATAGGGATCTTCTGGTTTGGTATAACTATATACTGACCAAGTAGTATAAACTGAAGGATCCCCCTTACATACAGCTTTATAACTTCCCGGTTTATTGCATGAATAAGTAGCACTAGCTTTACCATTACCAGATTTATTCAAGGTAATATCGGTTAACTTAGTATTATCACAATAAATACTAACTCCATAATCTATAAGATTATCGGGATCATCAGGGGGAGTTACTGATAAGTAAAGTTCTTGATTTACAGATCCACTTCCCATCTCTAAAGATAAAGTTTGATATTCTTTAGATAAATGATAAGTGAATTTAGAGATACTGGTATATACGGTAAATATTCCTATACCATCAAAGTTCTCTAAATTATCCTTAGTACAAGCAAACTTATAAACTCCAGTACCAAATGTTTGGAAAGTATCCCCAGATTTATACCTAGTATCATCTTTACCAATCAAGTAACATTCCAAACCTTCCTCATCATAATCATCTTCTATAGTTAGTAGGGTTTTAGCTAAACTAGTTACATTACTTGATAGCTTGAATTCTTCTGGAGTACATTTAACCTTGTATTTATTAGGTTCTTTAGTAACAACCAGTGAAACTCTTTTTACTGGGTATTCTACAATCTGGAATTCATAAGTACCTGGCTCTTTAAATTTATAAGTTGAACCAGAAGGCTTAACTTCAGTTTCCCCAACCAATTGTATATTAACTGGAGTCTGTTTACCTTCTTGATAAAGAGTAGCTGTAACTGTAGCCGATACCTCCTTATTAGTTGGTGTAATATGCAGTGTAGTTGGATTAACCGATATATTATAGGATTTGACTACTTCCTTTAATTTTACATGAACTTGGGTAACTTTAGTCGGGTCTCCCACACTTCTAAAATAATAAGTCTGATTACCTATAGTGGCATTAAAAATAGTGCCATTTTCATATTTCTTGTAACCCCAAGTATTACCATCTCCAGATACCTGATACCTTAAGTCGGCATTTTGATAATTACTAGAGACTGTAACCTTAATAGGTACAGAGGTTATATACCCAGGCTGAATAGTGTTTATATTTGGGTCTACAAAATCGGCTGTTATCAGATAATTATCATTTATATTAAAACCATAATCAATAGTAGCTCCTACATGATAAGGCTTAAATCTATCGATTATATTTTCTATAGCTTTTCTGAACTCTATAAATTCTCCCGAGTTATTTGAATAGCCATGTCCAGTTATATGGAAGGTTACATTGATACATTGACTACAACCGTAAATGTTATCAAAGTTAGATTTATCATAATACTGATCTTGGTCAAAGTAAGGATGTGTTTTTAACCAACCATCATAACCTGATTTAGCGGGGTCATCCATGGTACAGTTTAACCCATACATTCGGAATAATATTTCAAAGAACTGAGAAGTACCTCGTATCTTTATCAGAGATATAGAATACTTGAGTAAATCTCTTATCTGTTTAGTAGTTAAAGCTAAAGCCCCTTTCTTAGGTAAAACCCATTTAGACTTAAGGCTATTTAATTCAGCTTCACTTAACAGACCATTATAATAAGTTTTAAAAGCCCCTTCATCAATATTATTCCACCTTGCAAAAGGTAATTGCCCAAAGCTTTCCCAAAGGTAATTCAAATAAATCTCTGAGCAGGTATCAAAGTCAGTTATTCCTAGTAAACTCTCAATATCTGCGGATATATTATCTTGAAAATAACTTCCACAAATTTCTAGGAACCTTTCTAAGATACCCTTTCCATCTACCTTATAAGTGTCTTGGTCTTTATATTCAAAAGGTAGGAAATCTATAAGTTTCTTAAGGTCTATCATATTAAACAGTTTCGTGAACAGTTAAAGTTAATTGAGAAGATTTCTGGAATACAGGTAAGTTATATCCAGGATCTTCATAATCCATATTAGGTTCTGAGATAGTAATAGAATAACGATATCCCTGTTGATAGCCATTTGCTTGTATGTCCAAAGAGAAAGTGATACCATTATTTTTATCAGTGATGTTTATAGTACTACCTACAGAGCCAGTAGTTTGGAATCCTCCACTTGAAGCTTTTACAGTGTATGAATTACTTCCAGTAAAGTTTATAAAATAGGTCATGGACCCATTAGCTTTCTCTAATTTAAACTGACCAAGAAGTAATTCCTTGTTACCATATATGGTAACAGGCCAAGGTTTAATATAGAACTTCTTGATATGTAAGTAATCTACCGTAGATAGGTTATCAATCAAAGCATAAATATCTGAGATCCTTACTTTGCCCCCAATCTCGGAGTTCTCAATAGAATAAGCATTGTATAAGGCATTCAGAACTTGAGCTTGGATTTCGTTAGTCTTATAAGATTTCTTACCGGTTACTTCTATCTCTAAGGTTATATCTACTAATCCTGCAGATTTAACTTGAAGCCAAGTAGTTAAGGGGGCTCTCTGTGATAGTTGGGTATAAACCTTGTTTATCATAGCAGAATCAGCTACTCCACCATTATCAGCACTGATATATACTGTAAGCTTTCTTCCACATTCATAATCTACGGCAGCTTTATTTACTCCATCTATTAGCATAGCTAAATCTACGAAGTCCTGTTTGCTTACAGCTACTCCAAGAGTTTTAACACTCAAGGGTATATGTTCTTTTAACATACCAAAGTTCTCATAACTAGAACCTCCTCCTGCAGCATATTGATTACTAGTGGTAGCCTCAGATATAGAAGCTTTTACTATAGCAGGAGTTTGTACAATAGAACCTGCTGGTACATTGCCTTGAATACCAGTAGTGATATAGAAACTTGCCGATGTTATCTTTTGACCTGCAGAAGGTATAGAACCAAAGGTACCATCTCCAAATACTATTACGGCAACTTGGCTAGCATTGACAGTTACCATAAAATGTTTATCTGAAGGTTTAGAATAAGCAAAGGTATCTACTAAAGTCCAAGTAGTTCCATCAATAGATAATTGCATTGTACCATGCTCATAGTATTTACCATCAGGTAATTTACCTATTGTGATTTCTGGTCTACCTTCGGAAGGTATTACTAATCCTGACAACCCAGACTGATTATATTTCTCATGTTGAATCAGGGGTATTTTACAAGTAGTAACATTAGCATACCAAGTTACATCTCTAGCAGAAAGCCAGGAGTTACCGTTAACATCTGTAAAGAGGGTTTCTTTTGGGATAGTTAACCTAGAAGCAATATTACTACCTGTAAGATCACGAGTTAGGATTACATCTACTGAAGCAGCTACTGCTCCTCTTGGGTGATAGTCCACCAATAAGCCATGCTTTACTACACTATCATAACGCCGAGCCGTAGATAAGAAAGATTCCCTACCCACGTTATCAATGTAATAATGAAGTACTTCAGCAATAGCTGCAAACAAAGACAGGATAATTATCAGAATATTACCCTCGGAATAATCCGTGATAAGAGTCTGACCATTCTTATCCTTGATAGTAGTAAGAGATTCGATCAGCTTAGCTTTAATCTGTTGAAAGGATCTCTGATAAGGGTTTAGCCATTTATTCGTTATCATATTAGTAAGGTTTTAAAATATTTTCAGACCTATCATAACTAATACCCAATACCTGTTGGCTACCAGTTTGATTAATTACATAATTCATTTCGATGAAAAGCTTGGTACCCTCTAACCTCATATTCAGGCTTTTAAAAGTAATCCTAGTTTCATAGGTAGAGATAGCTTTCTTTAAGAAGTCTTTTACCAAGAAAGCTAAAGCCTGGGTATTAGGTTCTTCTATACATTCCCATAGCCTAGTACCAAAATCTTCTTGCCTGAATCTTTGACCTATATCATACCAAAGGAGAGCAGATAGGTTATTATGAACAAGTTCAATATCTCCATTTACTGGATACCAACCTTTCTCTCCCTTTTCATTCTCAGTAATCCGTATTGGAAACAAAGGGCCAATACCGATAATATTAGTGTATAAGTTATTTGCCATTAATGTACAAATTTAGAATCCTCATAATCTGTTTTATTAAAAGTAGAAAATGGTTTCGTGACTGGAGTAATAACAGGTCCACTAACTGCAGGTCCCGATTGAATACCAGAGTGGGTATGAGAATTATATTGAGCTTTTAATGATTCTATCTCTGAAACTAATTGGTTTAGTTTCTGGGTTAATTCATTGATATTGATTATACCATCATTATTACCTTGGTTCACTATAACCTTTGAGGCATTCACATAGGCTTGAGCTTTAGAATTTATACTTACTGGGCCTTCGGCGTAAATAGTAGCAGACCCATATAAGTACATCTTGAGTGATCCATCTTTATCATTTAACCAGATTCTATTCCCATTAGGTGTAACTATACCCATAGTATCAGGATCATCCAGGATATCGGGTATTTGGTTTTGAGCCCAACCATGATATTCCCATAGAGGTTTACTAGGATCTCCATATTCAAAGGTAATATATACTATATCACCATTCTTAGGAGCCATCATTTTAAAACCAGACCCAGTAGATCCATGTTGACCCTTTGAATAAGCCCAGAGTACTATTCCTCCCATTACCTCTGGTATAGCCACTTTTATACGATTCATATGATCTGGGTCTGTGTTATTAACTACCATGGCCCTGTACACTGAATAGTATCTTCCCAAGGATTCTAATCCTTGTTCAGTTATTGTTTTTGCTGATTCATAAGCCATATCATTCGGTTTTAGAAAAGTCTTGGTTCATCTGTTTAATAATGTAATCTATATTGAAATTATACTTTCGATATACATCTTTGGTAGCTTCTACCTTTTTACGTTTAACATTAGTAATGGTAACTACGTCTTCTCCATCTTTACCTGTAGATTGGTATACAGTTCTTTCTACTTCTATGATGCCATCATTACCTTTGGTAGGAGTATTAGCATTCTGTTCCCTATAGATAACCATATCTTGAACAAACTTTCTTTGTTCTTCGGTATTACCATCCAAGGCTTTGAAGGCTTCATATTCTGCCTTAGTAGCATTTAGGGTAAAATCAGAAGAATGAGCATCTCCAGCTTTATTTTTACCTACATCAGTAGTTCCTTGACTTCTGGCATTATTAGATACCACATCTTGGGTATTAATATTACCAGCAGCAACTTGAAAGCCAGCTGTTCCATTATTCCTAACTAATTCTAAGTCAGTAATATATCCTGTACCAGCATCCATTCTATGAGTACATTTCTTTATATACCAATACCCTGACCACCTTTTACCAACGTTCAAAAGCTGAAGTACCATAGAGGTTTTTAATGAAGGTCTTCCTACTACTTGCATTTGGCAGACCAGCTTTTTCTCGGTTATCTTTAAACCTCCATTAGCATTTATCCTCATTGCTCTTTCTCTATTACCTACTCCTCCAGTTCTATCATATAAGTTAGTAAGGGTTTTCCAAGCGGGTACTTTCAAAAGCTGTTTTACCTTTTTGAATACCTTTACTCGGCTTCGATAGTACCCATGATTATCTCCAGGACCTCTACCAGCTTGGACTGGATTATAAGTTTGAGGATAATAGGATTCTTCATGAAGAGTTAAAGGATAGACAATGATATTTGGATCTTCTTGCATTTTAGCTAGCCCCTCCTGAGTTTTCCTTTTCTCGGCATTTAGTTCAGTCATACTATTCACACGACTAGAAGACTTTAATTCTCCAGAAGAATACGAACGAGGGTCTTCCCAAACTTCAGTCCATACCTCAGTGTATTTATTTTTGAATACGAAATTTAAACCCTGGTATACTTGTTTCATTGCAGAAGTAAGGTCCATTCCTCCCGCTACTAGTGCATCAATAGAAGATTTTATATTAGTTAGTTCTCCTTTAGTATAAGCTTCCTCTAGCATTTGAGAAGTAGCATCCCTTAATTCTGTATCGGACATAGACTCTAATCCACCACCTGCATCTAAATAACCAGTACCCTTAGCATCATATTCTTTCTTAGCAGATTCAGTCTTTAGTCTTTGAGCTTGTTTTTTAGAAGCCAATTCTTCATCTAAGGATTTCAATCTATCTTCTTTCCATTTCTCTACCTTACTATCAACATGGGGTTTTAAAACTTCGGGGGATCTATGAAATAATCCTGGGCTTTGCACATCTACTGTAGATAGGGCATCTAACTGTAGTGGGTCATGTAGAATCTCATTCTGTTGGTCATCGATGTAACTTACCTGGATTTGTATTTGCTTATCCTCAGGTTTTATAGTATTACCCACTTGCATCATCTTCTGCTTAGTAGATCTTTGAGTAGTAAAAGATACTCTTAATACTTCTCCGTTTTCAGCTTGGAATATGTAGGTATGATGAGGAGGTTGTTGAAACTTACGGTTATGTATGTAAATTACCCCATCTCTACTATCTACATACCAAGGCCCATTACCATAGGCAGCCATTTTAGCTTCTAGTTGAACTAGAACATTATTACCTATTGTACCTAAGTTAGAATTAAGTACTTCAGCTAAATCGTCTGGCATACCAACTTGACCTATGCCACTAAATTGATTAGCATACAGAATGGTACCCTGTACTTCGGGAGTAACTTCTGTTGGTACCTGTATAGCTTCATAAGCTTGATTACTTATTATATTTGCCATTACTCAAATCTTTCTATTATTACTCCAACATTTAATCCACATCCCGAATCCAAGAATTTAACCATACTATCATCGGTATCCTCAGTGGGTTTATGAGGTGGCATAAACCTAAGATGATTCGTGCCATCAATACATTTGATAGTTATATGGGTACCTGTAGAATCAAAGATACAATCGAAATCTCTTACTTTGATATTTATAGCTGGGCTTGATACAAATGTACCATCACTAAAAATATATCCCCACTGTAAAAAGATATCTCTATTTTCCTGTAAAGCTTCTACATCTACAGTATCTGGATTACCAGTATCAATAGTTATTGTAGCTAAGTTTTCTTTTTCTTCATCATATACATATGACCAGCTACTTATATACGCTCCTAAAGGTATACCAGTAAGAGGGTTCATAACTGGTATACCTTGATTATCAAAAATGGCTAGGTAAGGAGTACCTGTGCCTTTATATAATATGGGATTATTTGCTTTAACTTCCATAAGCCGGTATCATTAATACCATTCCACCTTTTAATTCAGTGAACGGATTTATTATGTTATTATACTCAGCAATAATATACCATTTACCAGAATCTCCATAATACCTATAAGCGATATTCTGTAGAGTTTCACCCTCTTTCAAGGTATGCTGAAAGTCATTGGGAGAAGAGGGTATAAGTAATGGGTAGGATTCTAAAGAATAATCTCCATCTCCATAATTCAGAGTAAATCCATTATCGTATGGACTTGCTCCAACTAAATAAGAAGTTATATCCATGGTTACTTGATTTTATCGGTTGTAAAAATACCCACAGTCTTTTCTGCAGCTTTACTTTTAACAATATCCTCATAAGATAAACTATATGAGCTTACTCGTTTGAATATTAATTCTTGAGTAGCAGTAGCAGGATACAGGTTTAAGTCTTCTCTTATATCTACTGAGCCTTTCATACGTTGTCTAGAAGCATTTCTAAAATTAGAAAGAGAATATGTAGCAGAAGTAAGTATATAATAATGACCTTCAAAAGTATCAGAATTTCCCCACTGAATCTGTAAGATTGGAGGAGCTGCTTGATAGGCATTGGATTTACTCCATGATTCTAATAATCTGCATTTGGTTAATACTTCAGCAGGGTTATCTGGATCATCACAGTACCAAGATACATTGAATTGTACAATATCTTCTGAACCAGTATAATGATACATGGGTGTATTTCTACCCATAGACTTAATTGTAGCCCAAGTTGTTTCTCCTCTAAAGTCAAAGCTCAGAGGTCTATTCTGTAAAACAATATATTGGTATGGGCTAACATTGGTATTATATATGATTACCTGATTCAGTTTTCTTACATCTTGGCTTACTCCATAAAGTTTATTGTTTTCTACTACAGTCCTACCTTGAGCAGGATCATCTCGGTCAATCTTAAGATTTCCATGCTGAAGTTGTAATCTTCTAATGCTTTGAAGAGAACTGTTAAGTACTGGGTTCTTAGAAGATCTTTCTCTTTCTCCCAAAGCTCCATTAGGATTAAACAATTTACCTCTAGGAGCAGTATCCTTAGGTAAACCTGAAGTTAATCGATTAAGGTGTATCTTAGCTCTCCATAATTTATTTATGGGACCGGTAAGTACTCCAGCAGTATCTTGGGTAAGATTATTATATTTCTTAACAACCTTACCTGCTAGTTTTCCTAATATTCTTGCCATAATTTAAGGTATTAATCCAATTTGAGTAGCATAATTAACTCCTAAAGTTTCACCTGGAGCTACAGAACCAACAGGAGCTCCATCAATAGTAATGTTAACAGTACCATTAGGTTTATCATTCAATAAAGCTGCTCTGATAGCTCTTGCCATTTTCTCGGTCAAATATTCATCGCTAGTTAGAGTTTCCTTTGATAGATTAGAATCGGTGTTCTTGTTTAAGGAATCTATTAACCTGGGTAAATAATCTGCTACAAGAGGTAATGCTATACCAATGGCCATTCCCCAAGGGCCTCCCAAGAATCCAGCTACCCTACCGAATAAACCTTTCATACCTAACCTAGCTACTGCAGGTCCGGCAGTAGGAGTAGGCGGTTTAGTAGTACCTCCCCCAAGTCCTCCCAATGTTGGCCCGGGTATTCCAAACTTCCTAATACGTTTACCATCTGGCCCATACCAACCTCCTCTAGGTCCAGCAGTCCAACCGAAAGCCATTGCCTTTTGAAGGTAATATTGTTCCCTCATAATCTGAGTGATATGTATTAATCGGGTCTCCAATACTGCAGCTGCAGCTGCAGACTTACTAACTCCACTTGCTGTAGCCTGAGATTGGGTATTAGTTTGTTGCATATAAGTAGAAAGCATTCTACCAGTAGCAGCTAAGTACCTATAGCCATTTACTACTAAAGCTGTAATTGATCCCCAAGCTAATGCTTTAACTACTATCTGACCTCCTATAGTACCAGCTATTCCTTGTACCCATTGGGATATCTTAGTGAATACAGTTAATATGGGATTAAATACATCGGCTAAAGTTGAACCTATATTCACTACTAAGTTTTCAAAGTTAGACTTGAAAGCTTCAATGATACCTTGAGGAGTCTTTAATCTTTCCTCAGTAACCTGTTCTACTATGCCAGAGTTCTTATCGTATTGTTCTAAGATCTTAGTCATCTTATCAGAACCCGACATCATATTTCGAATCTGATTAGAGATATCACGAGTACCTCGAACTCCGAAGATATTATAGAAAGCTTTAGTTCTTTCCAGAAGGGGTTTATTCATAAGAGCTTCTCCAAACTTACGATATACCTTATCTAATCGAATAAGATTACCCTCGGCATCAAAGAAATCTTGTGGACTTAAACCTAAGCTAGTTAATGCACTAAACCCTTTCTTTTTCTGGTCGGCTAAAGAAAGTTGCAAATAACGAATCATATTTGCTAATGCAGTACCAGCTGATGAACCCTGAATACCCATATCTCCCAATACACCAATAGCTGCAGCAGTCTGTCTTAAGTCATATCCTGCATTAGCCATATCAGCTCCAGCATAAGTAATAGCTTGAGCCAAATCGGTAAGAGACATATTAGCGTTAGTTACAGCCGTATATAAATCATCTGTAACCTTAGTAGCTTGTTGAGAAGGTATAACATACATTGACATGATATTAGTCATCAAGTCAGCTACACCTCCTTTACCTCCAAAGGGTTGACCAAGGATAGATGCTAACTTAGCAGCAGGCCCAGTCATATCCTTTATCTGTTCTACTGTATTACCTGCCATTGCTAAATATCTTTGACCGGAAGCAATATCTGCAGCAGTCAAGGGAGTAACTGCATTGATTGCTTGAGCTAATTGCATCATTTCTGTTTGTTGCTCAGCTGTAGCTTCTGCAATCTTTGAGGCCATAAATATGGTATCTTGGACCTTAGCAGAATATTGATAAGCTTCTGCCATGCCTCCAAGGAATCTCATACTGTTTTGTACAGCATTACCTGCACTCACCTGAATAGCCCTGTTCCAGTCATTCATATCATTCATCATATTGTTGAATGATTGTGAAATTTTACCGGTTTCAGAGCTAAACTTATCTCGGAGTACCATTGATACCCCGACTTCTACTAAACTTTTTGTATCTCCTATCATGTTGACATTTTCTTCTTCATTTGTTTATAATAATTCTCAGCTATGAGTAGGAATTTCTTTCTTTTACGAACGGGTAGACACAAAAAGGTGAGATAGTCTAAGACTATCTCAGCCCGAGTAATGTATATGTAATCTTCCTCTAAATTATATCTCCCGTCAAGTAGAAAAAATCAGGAGCAGCCATAATTGGGTAATCTATCATATTCCCAGTTTCTGGATTTTCGATTTGAGTATATCCATGGAAGATTGGGTCTACTGTATTTACCAACCGATGAATTTCTGCCATATCCCTTGATGAGAATAGAGAGAAGTTTTCTACTTTCTCAAATTTATCATCTACCTTTAACTTAAGATTACGAAGAAGAAGAGTAGAATGCCTAGTAAGTTTACTTGGTGAAAGCTGAACCATCTGAGACTCTTTTTCTCCATCCATCAATTCGAATTGGATTACCTTACCTGAGTTCAATTCCTCTGTATATTGCATAAGAGTAAATCCATCTTCTCCTTTTCTTCCCGGGTAGTAAGGAATGGCATTGGGTTTTTCTTCCATTTCTTGTTCTGTAGGAAGTACTGCATAATCGAAAAGAAATTCTCTCAAGTCCTGAGAGTAAGTTACAGAATCTTTGTTATCCCATTTATAAGTAAATTCTACTTCCTCTCCCAAAGAGAAGATTCGAGAATTAAATAGGATACAGTATCTATCCAGCAAAGGTAACTTAAGAGCATCCTCTATGGTTAATCTACCTGACTTAGTAGCATTCGTTTTAACTACTATTGCTGAAATATACTTAGTAAGATTCATTAAATTCTTTGAATCTACCGGGTTGGTGATAATTTCTTCATCTTCACCATTCTGCTCTCTGATTTCAAAAAGTCTACCAGAAGGAGCAGTGAATACTAAGGTTCTTAGTGTCATATCCATTTTATCTAATTTTTAAAAGTTCATAATTTCATAGTAGCGGTAAGTATCAACAAGAAAGGGGTGAAACTCCTTATCTAGGAATCCCACCCCTCCACCTAAAACTCTAGTAAGAAAATGACTAAGAGAGTTAATACTTATCGCAAGTACCGACAGAAAATTCGATATTTTCTATTGTGTTTTCTGAAGCCATACGATCTAAGTCAAGGCCAGTTACTTTACAAGGCCAAACTTCTTCAAGCAGCCAAGTATTTAGGACAGATACTCCATCTTCTGCAAGTTCATTTACAATGGCAGTTTCCCAATATTCACTAGGAACTAACCCACCTCCAGCTATCATATCTTGGCAAGAATATAACCAATCTTGAAGCCAGGTATCTGAACCAGCAGTAGTTAAAAGTTTCTCTACTACCAGATTACCTACGGTAACTCTACCAGCAGTTTTTACATCCCTGTTTACATCTCCATGAGCAACCTGGTCAATCTCAATATCCGGAAGTTGGCAAGTCTGGAATAGATACGTATTGATAGGATGTTTTGGGAAAGAGATGCTCCATAGGAATTTCTTTCTAGGATTCTTTACTTTTGCTCCCATGTTTTATGATTTTAATGTTATTCGTTTTCTGAAATATTAACCGATTTAGAAGCTGCATCGATTACAATGTTAATTGTAATTTCTTGCATAGGAACAATATCCTTATACTTCAGGATTACTTTATATTTACCCTGACGGACATCAGCTTCATTATTTACGGAGAGTTCTGAATAAGAGCCAGCATCTTGGTCACCCATCCATATATACTCTGACATAGCATTTTCATCTACCAGATTATCTAGGATTGGTTTTACCTCAAGATAGATATTCTTCCAAGTACCCCAGATATTGGGCTCTTCCAAATACTTATTCAATATAGGACGAAGAGTCTTCTTCAAGTACAAATTCAATCTTACAATTGAAAGGAATCTTTCTGAATCCTGTTTTACTTGAGAAGAGAAGCAATGCCATAACATGGTTTGTTTACCAGAAGACGGAGTATCTTTGATTACAATCATGTTGGCATACATCTGAGCCAATTCGTTTAGTTCATTATAACGAGAATCACTACCATAGTTAGGACTTACTGGGCCCTGACCATCATAGATTACTCCACGGTTCATACCGGCAAATGACTTCCAAGGTCCATAGTTAGAAGCAGAAGTATCACCCAAACCGAAGATAGTACCCAATACATCGGAATTAGTAAGCAATCCGAATTCATTGTAGTACTTGATACCACCTGCAAAATAGGCCGCATACCTAGAGTTACCGATACTACCCAAACAGTTATTAATCCAAGTGATAATGCTCTGCTTATTTCTAGGCTGAGTTCCCTCAGAATAATGGGTAGTATATTTAGGTACTTCGATGTAATAGGTATATTCTTGCAATTCAGCACACATATCTTTAGCAGCCTTATGTACTTTTAAAACATCTTGATCTGTTTTCAGATGTTGATGAATATGAGAACAAGCTAACTGATAAACATCTGTATAATCCTTTACCAAATCCAAAGAAGCAATCCATTCATCTGCAGTAGGGTCAGCACCAGCAGTACCCAGTGTACCATTGAACATAGTCTCAGTACTAGTGGCTTCTTTACCTCCAACTTGGATAGTTAGTGGATTCTCGGTTTGGTCAATTGAAGTCTGAAGCCAAGCTACCAGGTTTTCGAAAGACTTAATCTTATCGGTAGTGGTTACCATCTTAGGTTCCAGGTATGCAGAATTACTAGCAAAGTTGCTTAAAGCCAGGTAATCTACAGAAGTTTTATTCTGAGCATCCTTAGTTTTATAAGTAATTACCGGACCTGATTCCAGGATAGAACCATTGGCATCATATATGTTATAAAAGATGGTATTCACTGATTTAGAAAAACCTACTTTAAAGGTTTCTCCAGAACCAATAGGATCACCATAACCTTTAGTTACCAAACCAAAGCTTACATTAGTACCTCCAGAAGTAAATTTCATTACTTCAGAAGCTTGAACTTCTCCAGGTATAGCAGAAGCTAATTCAATCTCATCTTCTTCTAATACTCTAGAGTCTTCTGCTTTAGTAATGGTACCCTTTTTAGCACCTGCTCCCAATACACGAATAATTCTTAGCTTAGAACCTCCTACTAAAGCTTTCTCTATGTTAGATACAGAACCATCAGGTACAATCTCTTTACCAAATATTCTTTGGAATTGAGAGAAAGAAGTGATTAATTCTGAAGGATCATCATAGGGACCTTTTTCAGTTCTAGCCAAGAAACATGATACTCCTAAAAGAGGAGTAGTCTGTTGAACATTGTTGTTCTCGAATTTAAAAACAACGCTTGGTGATTTTGACATATCCTTGTGTTTTATAGGTTATACATTAATTTAATTAATACCAGTAAGTATCGTTACCTTACTGGTATTATTAGAAAATTAATCCTCTTTATTCTTAAATAAACCTCCGATAGCCTTAATCACATCATAGAAACCACATCCTGATAAACCAGCAGCTAATCCATAAATTAATACCTGGTAGAAAGGATAGTTTTCCAATAATGGTGTAAGTTGTAATCCCCAAGCTATAAGACATACAAGAATACCTACTAAGGCAGATATACCAATCTTAGCAAGTTTGTTGTCTTTGATAGCTGGGATTACCTTTAGTATCTGAGTAACCAAAGATGATACCAAAGTTACTATACCCGTAAAGGTACCCAGATTGATTACGAACTCTGAACCAGTTGAAGGTTCTACTTCTGCAGCAAACAATGACACTGGTAAAATGAGTGCCATCAGCATAAACACTAACTTTTTCATTTTAGTAAATTTTTGAGTTAAACATGTATATTGAGATTGAGCATCTCCTCGTCCTTTTGGTATTCTGGTCCTAGTAAAAGACTTATATCTTTTATAGGTATTAGATCCCCCATTTCTACCAGTTTTTCTGGTATAATACCATCCTTACATATATATTGGTATACCTTTTCCAATAATCCATGGGATTCATCTGGATGGTCATAGAAATTACCAATCTCTATAAACAGATTCCCAGTAGGAGCTATCCTACCTTTATCCCATTCTTCTAAATCATTGAAGTAAGGTCTTATATATCCCCTAGTGGGTAATGCTTCATGAAGAATAGAGTGAAGTAATCTCATATCATTCTGAGTAGTTGCTACCAGATGAATATCGATAGTGATATCCTTGGTTTCATACGGGAACTCTGACATCTGATAATTGCCTGCCTCTAATTTATCTCCAATGATATATTTCTCTACTCCAATATCTCCAGGATAATAAGCAGTGCTTTCTATAGTTATCCTTGGACAAGTTTTAGGACCTCTTACCTGGTTATTACCTATACCAAATAAGTAAATGAACTTATCTATTGCTTCCTTATCTTCTTGGAATCTCTTTTCATTCTCTTGTGATAAAGGTAAATAATCCTCAGGATTAAGTCCCATCTTCTTTTCTAAGAGAACATTCAATAAGCATATATAGAAGGTTCTCTCTACTATCTCTTGTGAATTTACCATAATTACCTCCTATCTTATTTTCATTACATAAGCCAATACATAATATGGTGGCCTATTCTCATGAGGGCTACCTCCACCAGTTACTTTGGTATCAGCAGAATAACCTGAGTCAGGCATAGTATGATTAGGGAATGGTCGATTATTAGCATTGTCTCCCCATTTCTCCTCTTTAAATGTAATCTTATGACTATG